TTGTTTTCCCACTTCTTCAAAGCACCCTTTGAATCCTTCTCAGGCTTTGGGTAGATTGTTTGAATCAACTTTGAGAATTCTGAATCAGTAATTGATTGAGTGTAGAGTGCTTGCGCTTCCTTCTCAAATTCATCAAAGTATCCAAGAGCAAGACCAAGAGTCTCACGAGCAACTTGAATGCGACCTTCAACAGATTGCGTGTGGCGAATCTTGAAAGATTGCTTTGCATTACGCATTGCAAGATTCAAAGTGTTTTGGCATACAACACGAACAGGAGTAACAGCAGCCTGAACAGCAACAGACCCGTCATGAGATGTCCAAACAATTAGATACAACTTAGTTTCATCATTAGCACCGCTAGGGTCAAGCACCATTGTGCGAGGAATATCAACAGTACCAAATACAACTTTGCCCTGCTTTAGAGAACCAGCAGATTCCCAGCGACAGTCAGCGTTTGCATCATGAATTGCATCAGCGAATGCAAACAATTCTTCATTCTGCACAGGCTTATAACGCTTTCCAACAGTTGCAAGAACATCAGTTCCGCCATTGAATGGATTGTCACGCAATACAAGAGATGCAGTAGAAACATCATTCCATGATTCTGGAATGTGCTCAGCGATTGGAGATAGACGAACATTCCAATTTGCTAACTTTGCCTCTTCAAGCATTGTTTGTGTAGTTACTTCTTCATCTTGTGTAAAGATGCGATTTGCTAAATTGTGCCATGCTGGTTTTCCACGTAGCGCAAAAGCAACTTCGCCGTTTTCGACTTCTAGATTGTGAGCCATAATTTATTTCCTTTCGATTGGTTGTTGGATTGAGTATAACATAGGGGACTGACATTTACTAGTCTTGTTAGTCATTTGTCCGAATTGTCTCGTGTGATCAATCTCACAAATTTCGGGGATTGTGGATAACTCTCTTAAAGCTGTGGATAACCCCTTACCTTTGCGGGCCAAAATAATATGAGGCGGGCACGGATCCCGCCTCATAATTATTAATTCATTAGTATTTCATCAGAAGTAAGTTTGTAATTTCTATATTTAGCTAACAATTCCATTGGTAGAATCAGTGCAGTGGTTTTCTTTTTCTTTACATTGTCATATACGTATGCACGAATGTTTCCAGAGAATTGTCTTAAGTTAGAGAATACCATTTCAGTTAAGTATTCTTTATCTACATTTGACTCAGAATAAATAGTCAAATCATTTGCTTTTACATCATCATAGATTTCGATACGATAACGATTTTTCATTTTGTTCCTTTGTTAGTAGGGATACGAATTATAGCATGGAGGGCTAGAGTGTGTCTAGCCCTCCCACTATTTATTTACAGATAACGAGCAATAGCGTTATAGGTTGAGGTATTTACTGTTTCCTCATCTGTCATCTTGAGGATACGAATTGCGTTCGTGATTTCCTCTTTCTGCTCATTGTATGTGTGCTGGTGAATTGTCTCAAAATCCTTTTCAGGTTCTTTAGGGAAGTCGCTCTCATTTACTGTAAGGTCAAAATCTACATTGAGAGTTTTGTTCCAATTACGATAGTTTGTACGAAGGTTCTCAGCCTTTGAGAAGTTAGACATAGCCCACTTGCCAATTTCTTTTTGCCACTTATCACGGGCTTTCTGATACTTTGCTTCGTTCTCGCCCTGTGTAGCGTAGTTCTTTTCTAATTCAGCAAGGCGTGTTTCTAGTGCCTTGATTACCTTTGGTGTAGCGATTTTCACGCTAATAGATTTTCCGTTTCTAGCCATTTATTTTCCTCTTTCGTTTGGTTGGTTGGTTGGTTAGTATAGCATAGGGGTCTGACAAATTGTGAGCAGTTTTAGTAGTCATGCTCAGGACTTTTCCTTATCAGGAATTAGTTTGGAACGCTTGTCCAACGCTCTTTGCCATTGACATCAAGCAAGACACGATTTACACCGCTTGGGTGATTATCTACCGCCACGATTGTTCCTGTTACACCGCTTGTTGAAGTGGTGTATGTCTGTCCGATTTCTAGTGTTGTCATTTTGTTTCCTTTCGTTTTGTTGTTGGTAGTATTATACAATAGCCCACTGACATTTCCCCTCATTTCTGAGGGGAGTGTCGTGTGAGATACATCACAGGTAGTCTGTTAGATCGCCATCCATGATCTCATTTACATCAACGCCTTCGTTTTCAGCGATAGCATCCCACAATTCAGCTTCGTTGAAGTCTCCTTCAGGATACCAAGTAGATAAGATAGAATAAAGATTACTCATCGTAGTCCTCGCTTACTAGCCAAGCATCTAAGTGGTGTGCATCAATTATTGCATGTGCTGGTGCAGTTACCTGCCCACGCCATGAGATACCTTCAGGTAAAGATACTTCACGACCATAGTCCTCATCATAGTATGCATCAATAGCATCTATGCAAGGTTGCACCATAGCAACGGGAACGGGTGGGTAATGATTAGCCTGTAAGTGATAGGCTAACCCTGCCTCTAATGATAGGTCATCTGCAAGTGCTAATGCTGTTGTGTATCCCATTATTCAGCCACCTTTAGAATTGCGTATGACCCACCTGCATTGATTTCATCTAATAGAGGTTGCAAGCGTGGTGCAAGTAATTCTTTTAGCATTGACTCTAATAGCAATACACGCATAGGTTCAGGCATGTTTAGCATTTGTGCTGTTACTGGGTGATTGTCTGCAAACTCTGTTACAAACTTTAGGTTGTGTTCGATTTTCATTTGATACCTTTCGTTGTTGGAATAAGAGTATTTTAGCATGGCCTACTGACATTTACTAATTCACCTTCGGCGTGTCGCAGATTTATTTTGTGATAAACCTCACAATTTTCAGGGAGTTTTGGTGCTTGACTTAAAAGCCTCTATGCCCCCACACTATTGCGGGCAGCTGATCAATCTGTCAAATCGACACGCCGCTTATGTTTTGTTTTTCTTGAATATTTTTTCTTATTGCGTACAGGGGTTGCGGCATTTGATCTCCGCAACTCCTGAATTCGCTTTACTTTATCTCGAAGTGAATTTTGGAACATTGTATCCACTCGCTTCATGAAATCTCGTTACATCAAATCGTGGATTATCTTTCGCAAACATTTCAGCAAAATCATTTACGATTTTAGAAAATAAAGCGGGGTGCGATTTATCGCTAGCATACTTTAGAATTTCTGCGGTTGCTACATAGTCTTTTCGTGTCATCATTTAATTGTTACCTTTCCCATGCGGTCAATTACTTTTGTGTACATTTTGCCTGTTGGCATTGATAGGTTAATCGTTGAGTATTCGTTAGCAAATCCAACATCTGTAAACTTAGCAAATGCCTCAAATGCTTCTAAGGCATCTACATAGTTTTTATTCCAATGAAGTGGCTTTCCGTCATAAGATAAAGTAATCTGATACATCTTAGTAATCTCCAATCTCATCATTTACGCAATCGCAAGGCTCGACATGGTAATCCTCATCATTACCCCAAAAAATTGCTCCAAACCCTAAGCAATCCTCGCATGTTACAACGGAAATTGTTCCGCTCATTTCATCTAGTATGTTTCCCATTTTAGGTTTTCCCTTTCGTTTGTTTGTTTAGTTATTGTATCAGTTACCACTGACAAATTGTGTGAGGGTTCTTACTTACGACATTGGGCGAGGACTCCCTCTAAACTGCCCCTGTTTCGATTATTTATTTATGAGGTTTTAACTGCTAAATAGCGGTATGTATCTTTAAGATTTAGCGGTGCTGAGTAATGAGGTCTAACTTGCACCCTGTATGTATCGCAGTCTGCATACCAGACATCATTTGTTTTTTCTGCATCAATGATTTCTCCAGTTAGAGACTTTGAGCGATAGGTTTTTCCTACTAGTAGGCTTTCGATTGTATAGACATTTGCTGACATTTAAGTCCGCCTTTCGTTTGTTGAATAAGAGTATTGTACCAAAACCCACTGACATTTTCATATTACTAGCCAGTAATTCCACGATATGAGACGCTCAAGCCATGTGATAAAACTCACAAGATTTCGGGCGTGTCGTCCACAGAATTTTCAGGGTTTTCCACAGCTTCTCGTAAGTTATCCACAGCCCCCACATATATGCGGGCGGCATGCCGATTTGTCAAGTCGACACGCCGTACCTTTTAGATTATTTTTTACTCGCAGAAAATCTAATATCTGCTTTTCCATAAACACATAACCCACATGATACACATGCGGATCCAGCGGAAGAAATTAGCGGAATACTTTTCATATTCTCAGGACATTTAGCGCCAGGCTTTCCAGTTAATTCTTTCATTGTGTTTTCAGTAACAGCGAAAGTCTTTCCCAGATAAGCAAGGCGGATACCAGAATTTAGTTTTAAGTCATGAGCAATTTCTTTATTATCATCATCAGTAGAGTAATACAGTGATAGATTAGAAATATCTTTTAGAATAAGAGCCGCAGACTTAACACGTGTATAAACCCAAAATTGAACATCAGGATGATTAGCAATAACAGATTTCCACGCATATGTATAAGTATCGTTAAAGAAATCTCCGTCCCAGTGGATACGGAATAATTTAGGTGCGTCTTTCTTTTCACAATCATTGATAAATTCAATAATCATATCGTCAAGCAATACGAGCATGGTATCCATATCCGCATTGCGTAACAATTCCCAATTGTGCAGAAGATTAGTTTTAACACCCTTGAAGAGCTTTTCCAATTTCCCTGCATAGCATACGCTTTCGCATATGCTAGTAGCGCCAGGGCATGAGAATTCTTTACCAGCGGGCAGGCCGAAAGTATTAGCAATTGCAGCCTGCTTGCCATTCTTAGTTACAAGGTTGGCAACTTTACGATCATTTGAGCGTTTTAGTTTCATGGGGTAGATTATATCTAAGACGTCTGACATTATAAATCCCCCATTTCTGCATCCGCCATGCGTGTATTCATATGGTCGGAATCAATATCACGCCAGCCAAAAAATTCCATTTCTGATTTATCGTAGCATTCATTACAGACCCAAGACTGATAGTCATAAGTAGCATCATCAAGAATAAATTCGGTACAGTTACGATTACCGCAGAAAATTTTAGTCATTAGTAGCACTCCCCGCACATTGGATAGTAGTATTCACCATCATCAGTAATAAACTGAGTAGTGTCTTGACCGCATGAAGAACATTTGTTCATGAGTAGACCTTTCGTTAGTAGATATTGGAATACTACCATAACAGACTGACAAATTTCTACGACACGCCGAAAATTCAGGGGATTTTTTAATGTGATCTTAAACACATTGGGGCCCCCACTCCTTTGCGGGCCAGCTTGACTTTGTCAAGCCGACACGCCGTAGATTAGCGAAAATCTTTTGTGAGTTCTCTCACATCTTCCTTGAACATGTGCCACGCCATACGCCCTAGATACAGGGCGGGAATAGCGATAGCCAATTGGACTAGGCTAGTTAGTAGTCTATTCATAGTCATTTAGTTATCTTCTTTCTCTTGTAAATCTTGTAAGCAATTAGGGCAATGGTAGCGGGAATAAGTACCTGCCACGATAACGCTATGTAGCAAACATAGGTATCAAACTCTAAGCCATAGTCATTTATTCTTAGTGTCATTATTTGTTTATCTCTACTTCTCTAACGATAAATGAAAACCCATTACCTAGTTTTTCTAATTCTTTCATTATCGCCAGAATCTCTTCTGGCTTATCTGCCTTATTATTTGTGCTTAGTAATTGAGTACCTTGCCAAAGTGAGTATGTTATCTTCATTTATTTATCTCCAAACATGTCGAATACTTCATCTAATTGTTCATCTGTTAGGTGGTCTATGTTGATAGCCTTGATAAAACCAAAAGTATCTTCTTCATCATCTAGCATTTGATTGTAAGCATCTTCCTCATCAAAGTGTGTGTAAGCATCTGCTATGTCTGCTTGAATAGTATCCCATTTAGTCATTTATTTACCTTCTTTCGTTGTTGTTGTTGTAATTGTAGCGGATAGGGCTGACAAAGCCTCGCTTTTGCTTGCTTGGCGTGTCGCTAGGACATGCGCCTTGAATTCGTCTAGGTTCATTAGTTTTCTTCTTTCGTTAGTAGTTACAGGGTCTTATTTGCTAGGCTCATACCCTTATTTAATTGTTATGTCTGTAAGACTATCAGACTTGACCGACATTATCAAGACGACACGCCGTAGCGTGTATGTGAGTTACCTCACATCGGCTACCGCTAAGGTGCGCCATTCATCACGCCCGCCATTAGTAGGACGGACACGGACGGCATACGCCTCAGCGTCTGCGTAGTAGACATTAGGGCGAGGCTCAGCGTCCTCTATGATACCTTGAATTGAACGGCTACGATAAGCCTTGCCGATTAGGATAGATTGAATTGAGTATACATTAGCTGACATTGTTATGTCCTTTCGTTAGTTTCTAATAATGGAATACTATCATGGGGCGCCGACATTATCAAGACGACACGCTGTCGGAAGCGTGTGGTTTACATCACATGCCTAGGATGTCTATTCCGTACTGTTGAACGGCATCCGTGACGGACATAACGCCCTTATGCTCACGGCATCTACGGCATGTCCTATCCCATCCATCCATACGGATTGAGCAGAATACGCAGATGTTATCCATAGCGCAGATGCCTTTAGCATCTAGGTAATCGAATACCTGTGTAGTAGTTAGTGTAGTCATTTATTGACCTACCTTTCATTGTTTATCTTTATAGTAATAACTATACAGGGGGGGTCTGACAAATAGCAATTCGAAAGTTAGTACAATTCGGACATTGTGAGTTAAATCACAGGTTAATTGTGTGAGATAGGACACATATGGGCGCACTAAATAGATAAATCGGACATTTAAATATCCTGTATCATACAAAATAAAAATTTATTAACATTTTTATAAATCCTAAATACTAGTCGACTAAAAACTGAATATGCTATACTTTAGAAATGCTGGATTTCAAATTAGATTACAAGCTACACTATTTAAAAAATGGCGGGTGGATAGAACACAATAAGTTAAAAGGCTATCCAGATCTAAAAGAGAACTCAACGATAACAAGAAAAGATTATTACACTACAGATAACAAAACTTATCAGCATGATATATTTCATCTGAAGGATATCAAGTTTGTAAATCAAAAATCAGGCGGGGAAGATAAGAAAATACATTTTTCTGGGAACTCATATATACTATGGCTAGCACATCACAATATATTTCACATACTAGCAGATGCATATGGACAAGCTCTCTATATGAAAGAGATAATCCCAGATCTAAACATTATACCAATATTGCAGTTGACTGAAATATCTACTGATGAGACTTCTATGATTACAAAAGAGATTGCTGAGATATTAAATGTCGACATTAGTAATATTATAGCTGCATCTAAGTGTAATGAATTAAGTTTTGATAACTTGTACTTTTTTAATCCAGATCAGAATGATTTTCTTGCTCACGCTATTACAGGAAATCGGCAGGAAGAACTTCCTCGTGATCCTGATACAGCTAGAAATACAACAGGTATCTCAGCTATTGGATTTACATTAAAGATATTGGATTACATTAAAAAAGCAGTTGACCAGAATATTACTCAAGATGATAATATATATCCTAAAAAAATATTTTTAAATATTCCAGAGGTTAAACATGGATATGATCAACCACATCTTAAAACATACTTAAAGCAGGAAGATTACGATACAATTTTAGAGTATGCTGTATCAAATGGATTTACAGTAATTAATCCATGGGAACTGACATTTAAACAACAGGTTCTTCATGCAAGAAATGCTGAGGAAATACTTACAGTACCTAGTAGTAATGCTATTCATTCAATGTGGGGCGGGGATAAAAGTAGATTCATCTACTTTAACCCATATACTTTCCATTTCTTTGCTTTCGACTATATCATTAGACACTATGCAAAGAATAATGAAATAATTTATGGGCAGTCTAAGGATCAGCTATTTATGGGGGCATTTAACCAGTTAAAAACTCTACATATTAAGCTTATATAGATCTATTGGGAGATTATGTCTAGTACCTTCGGATCCCGCTTTATTTTATTAATTAGGGTTCGGCTATTTAAATCAATATTTTGTATCTGACTGTATCCTATGCCCAGCTCATGAGCCATTGCTGGATGCCATGGGTGATACTCCCCAAAGTTTCTTAAAACCTGGTTACAGGCCTCTGAGAAGGTATCTGGGCTTATAGCACCAGACTCTAGATCTGCTCCAATATCCATAAATTTTTGGTTTACATCCAGACCATTTACTTGTGAGAATTTGGTTTCAAGTTCTATTATATTGGACTTATGTGGATCCATAAATATCATATTCTGCAAGGCACTGCTGGATATTGATACTAATGTCTTAACTTCACTAAAATATTTAATGTTCTCTTCTATTGAGCACCCGCCGACGCACTTGACCCTCTTGTGTGCTAAATTATCATTATGTAGAAGAGTATACTCTATACATTCTTCTTTATGAAATTGAAATGCTGGGTCTATACACTCAAAACCATATGACTGTAAGAATTCTTCTAGCTCGTTTTCGTTATAGATTCTTTTAGTTAATACATCTTGCTCAATCAAGGCCTCAAATATACTGTCGTATCCTTTATCTGAGTACATGACCTCTCTAGGCATATGCAAAGAGACTATAGGGGTATTTGTACTTCTAAGCAAGTATCTTGGGGTCTTCCATTTGCCAAACCACAAGCTTTTAGTTGCGTAAACTTTTCTCCATGGTTCTACGGTTCCTTTAAACAAATATTCATTTATTCTTTTTATATCGTAACCATAGTCTCCGTTGGTTGCCCAAAAATTATCAACCTCATATATTGTTGGTTCGTCATTAAAATAATAATCTTTGATGCCAAAATCATTCATAAGGCCTTCTGTAAAATTTTTATAGTATGGATTTTGCGGAGTAAAATTTCCATCTATGTGAGAGCCAAGCAAAAAAATGCTTGAATTTTTTAAGCCCTTGTCTTTTATATGAAACAGCACATTAAATAGCCTATAGTAATATTGATGCCAGATATGTCCAAATTGTGATATTAGGAAATTAGCTGGCTGACTCAAAAAATACTTTACATCATTAGACAATATTTTTACATGCTTATACTGCACTTTTTCATACTGTTCCCAACAATCATTATGTATATTTGGGACTATATCGTTTTGATGATGTGGGCAAGTATTAGGGGAGGCAAAGTACTGTTCAATTTTTTCATAATTTTTTGTAATAAATAAAACTTTACCTGCAAAAGTTACGACAAAATGCTTTTCTTTATGAAAAGGCTTTTGATCAAATGACATTTAAGAATTATAGCATATTATGGTATAATGTTAGTACTATGATACCTTCAAAATCACAATATGCACTAATAAATAGTTTTCCTAGATCTGGTTCTACTTTTTTGCACTCCGCACTAGATAAGTACCATGGTCAATTTACATTTGTTGCAGAAGATGAAGACTATATTGATAGATACTGTCAACTACATACTGCGTCTATTTCACATATAGTTGAAAATCCATCAATTAAAACGATCTCAATATTGAGAGATCCGTATGACGCAATAACTTCTTTATTGTATACAAAATATAGGCATATTGGAATGCAAGAATTTAGACAAAGCGATATAGCATATTATTCTAATTTGTATTTAGAATTTACAACTGCAATTGAAAAAATGAACGGTTCTGAAAATTTTATCGCAATAGATTTTAATGAGATGATAGAAAATCCATCTGAGGTGTGCGAAAGAATTATTAATAAATTTAATATATATAGAAATAATATATCTAAGATTTCAAATGAAGACCTTATTCTATTAGTTAAACAACAGATGATTGGTTCTGGTCAACTATCTTCTGAAACAAGGGGTCCTGTAGAAGTAAGTTTTATGCCAGAGAAGAAGGATCCTTTTAGAAATACATTTTCTGCTTTGGTTAAAGAATCTAAAAAAGAAATTGACCCAGCTTTAAAAGCTTACAAAAAAGTTTTAAAAAGCATTTGATAAAAAACATTTGATATAATTTAGCTATATGAAGACTGAAAAAGTCTCAATCGCTAAACAGAAAGCCTCTTTGTATAAGTACATAAGAGAATATAAGGAAAAACATCCTTGCGCTGACTGTAAGATACAGTACCCTTATTATGTTATGGACTTTGATCATGTTCGTGGCAAAAAACATAAAAATGTTATGGAGATTGTTCCAACCTTATCTAAGTCTAAAGTAGACGAAGAGATAGCAAAGTGTGAAGTAGTCTGCTCTAATTGTCACCGAATTAGGACTCACTTAAGAAAAATAAATAAAACCTCTTAGTCTGTAAGCCAGCTATTAATATTCATTGCATTTTTTTCTTCATATATCTGTTTCCATTTTCTATCTTCAATACAAGATAAAGGCAAAGTTTTATCATCCATACAGCCTGCAATAGGACTAAATAAAAAGAAAAAGTTTTGCCACCATCCATCTTGTGCAACTGGAAGCATGATCTCGTAAACATTTGTATCTTTATCACAGACAAAGGTATTCACTAAACCAGAACCATGTAATGCAACTACGTTTTTAGTATTTAGCAGTATCTCTAGTTGATTTATGTAGTCTAGCTCTTCCATGTAAACAACTTCATATCCAATGTCTTTAAAATGGTTTTCAAAAAATTCTTCTTTATGGTAACTTCTATTAATAAAAGTTTTATGTCTTGCCTCAATGTCTTCAGGATCAGTTGCATTTTTTAGGTTCTCAAAATACGCCTTAGTAGTTTTTGTCCTAGATATATAAACACCTTTAGATTTATTTTCTTTTCTATTTAAACAAGATAAAACTTTTTCTTTAAACTTTTCAATTCCATATCTTATAAAGTAATCATAATTATAGCTGTAATCAGATAATATCTGAGTTTGGTATCTTTTATCATTTTTTAAACTTTCTTGTTTTACAAGAGGTTGAATTTTTAAACAAGCAGAGTTAGCTTCCCATTTTTGTTTTTCTGAATCTTTGTACCATTCTGGTAGGCTTGACTTTGCATTTATGTAAACTTCTTCTGGAATCATCTTATGCAAGTCTACAATAACGTATGCTTCTTTAAACATAACACTTGAAGACAAAATGTTAAAACATTCGGTTTGTGTTATAGGGTAATGATTTGAATATACATACGGAATAAATTCTTGAATGCTGTGGTCTTTAATTATAAGACTTCCTCTTTGTCCTTCAGAAATAAAGAATGGAAGTATGTCGCTATCAAAAGTGTTAAGTGCTTCAAACTGTCCACATAGATCTGGTATGGTATGAAACTGATTGTAGTAGCCTAATAAAAAAGGATAAGACTTTCCTTCAACTACTGTGAGACCTCCACCGTTATCAATTTTTAAGTTCTTGAATTTAATAATTTCTACAGAGTGTGTTTTTTTATAATGACATTCTACTTCTAGGCTAAATGGGATATACTCTATGCTTTCGCAAGAGATGTTCATCAATATTTATTTTTTTCGTAAAAATCTGCAACCTTAATAAATCCTGGCATAACATATCTTATTGGCCCATCTCCAACATGCTTAACTCCGTGGTTAAACTCATCTGTTCCAGGAAACATTATAAGTGATCCAGTTTTAGGTTTTATTTCAAAATCCTTGTTAGGCCAAAAAATTTCTCCGTCTGTGTAGTCTTCATTTAGATAAAGAACTGCTGCATATTTAATGCTTGGATCCGTGTGCTGATCAGTGTGAGCTTTAAGCTCTACACCTTTTTGCATTCTTTGAAAGATGCCAAAAGATAAATGAAGGTTGGGATCTGATTTAGCAATTAAATCTGTAAGTCTAGTTGTAACTTTTTGTGAAACTGGATAGCTTATAACTAAAAGATTCTTGTCATCCCAGCCTCGTGTTATCTCATACTTGCCTTCGGCTACAAGATTTTCAACATCATCTCTTCCAAACTTTTCCATGCAAAATTTTGCTAGATGATCTCTGTAGTGAACAAACCATTGTTCTTCAGGGGTGCTGTTAATGATATCCCAAAACTCTGACAACTCTGAACTTGTTATAAAGTTTTCTACAATAAGAATTCCCTCAACTGGTTCTTTTGGATCGAAACCAGCATCAATTAGCTCTTGCTTTAAGAATGTCATGTATACATTGTATCAAATATAATTTTAACAATCCAGTATTCACAAATACTGCTTTATTTAGTATAATATATTTATTGGACCATAGCTCAGCAGGCAGAGCGGGAAGCTGTTAACTTCTAGGTCCTAGGTTCGAATCCTAGTGGTCCAGCAAACTCTTCGTAGCTCAGAGGACAGAGCATTCGGTTTCTACCCGACTGGTCGCAGGTTCGACTCCTGCCGAAGAGACTTAGTTTCTTTCAATAACAGTTACTGCAACAGATGTTGTAGTATTTGGGTCTTCTGATATACCGTAGAATCGATCTTTAAAATTTATATTTTCTAAAATTATTGGTGGGCCATCGTGCTCTACCCTCAGACCATAATTTGTTATAGAGACATTTATATCTCCAACTAGCGCATGCTTATTAGAACTAGTATTTGTCATAATTATTGTATAGTGTGAATCTACTACATCTGAAAAGCTAAGCTCTTGAGGAGTATTATTTAAGGTCACAAGTTTAGTTCTGAACATACTATTATTATACCGCTAAAAAGTACAAATCCCAACCAGAGGCGGATCCGATTGGGATTTGCTACGCCGAAGCGTTAAGTATGGGGAACAAATGGTGGGATGCTACAACCCATACCAAATTAGTATAAAACAGAGAAAATTCAAAGTCAATACTATTTGATTAGTTAATAAGCTGCTTTGTAACTAATAGGTCGTATACGTTTCCAAGCATGTATTCGATTGAAGGTCTGCTTTTTTCTTCCATCTTTTCAAGTTCATCTTCAGGCATACCAGAACCTTGAGCCATCATTCTATTATCACTTAAGAATGACTCAAGCATCATCTTTACAACTTCTTCTTTACTCATTTTCTTCCTTTGCTCTAAATGCTGGGGAGGGGCCCAGTAGAAATCCCTCTTTATGATATTCTATCATTTTTTCTAACTCTTGGCTAGATACAGTTTGCTTTGCCATAAGGAATAATATGTCATATATTCTATGCAACATTATGTAGTTAACCATTGGCAGGTTATCTTCTATAGCACTTTCAACGCTTTCTTCAGACACTATATTTTCCATCGGAAGTTATTTCAAAAAGGACATCATTTAAATTTTTGCCCTTAGATAAAGATTCATCTAAATACTCGACAAATCCCTTAATTGTTCGATCAGCTATTAGATCTCTTGGAATATGTGCACAGGGTATAACCATGGCAATTTTCATCAATAGATCTCTATTGTATGTGCTTTCCATCCACCGCTCTTTTCATGTCGGAATATAAATCTGTTCCGATATAACTCTTATAATTGCAAGATATGCAATATAAATATATTTTATCTTCAACATCTATGTTAGGGAAAAGAAGGCCTTGATCTATTGGGCAATCCATTTCTTGAACAAGGCCCTCTTTTGCCATTGATAAATATTTTGAAACAACTTGTATCTTAATACTTATCTCCTAACTAATTTGGAAATTCTTTTAGCCACTTTTTTGTATTTGGCGTTAAGCCTTTCCAGGATGACCAGTTTTTACCGCCATCAGTCATATAGTACGTTATCTCTGCGTTTATTACTGGATCGAACAATAGTACATTCGATCTCAAATTGAATTTCTCTTTACGATCTTCGCCAAGAGTACCTAGCATATTGATCTGAAAAATTCCGTAGGAACTGTCTCCAGTATTCCTGTTGCCGTTATAAGCCATTGGGCGTCCATTGGACTCCTTCTTAGCTACAGCCCAAGCCATTTTAAGGGCTTGTCCTTCAAAACCTACAGACTTGAGAAGTTGCAGCAACTCTTTGTCTGTAAGCATTTCTGAAGGTTTGTACACAGTATTGCTGAACTTTTCCAGCGATTCTTTCTTCAGTTGTGCTTCTTGTTGTATAGAAACTTCTGGTTTAACAACCAGTGCTTCTGCTGATTGCATTGGCTTTGGCTGGACTCCGAATAGAAATAATGTTATCATTCCTACTACAGTCCATCCATGAACAACGCTGCTCAGTTTTTCTTTTATATTCTCCATTGGCATTCCTCCTTTAGAGATAACGAACTATAATAATAACATTGTTTGATAATAACTGTCAAGCTAGTCAACCAGAAAGTTAAAATGAAAATATCTTATCACACAGCTAAACAATCATTAAATCCAGCAATTGGATATGGTTATGCTGGCGGGAATATAGTAAGATCATTAAAAGAACTTGGTCATGAAGTTAATGTAGATGATAAAACTGCAAAAGTTCAATTAAACTTTTGTCAACCAGATTATTTTGACTTTAATAAAAATCAATATCAAATTGGATATACACCATGGGAATCTACTGTAATAAAAAAAGAATGGGTTGCATTATTTAACAGATGTGATGAAGTGTGGACAACATCTGATTGGTGTGCAAATGTTTTTCAAGAAAACGGAGTTAAGGTTAACATAAAAGTTTTTCCACATGGAATAGAAGATGTTTGGTCTCCAGTTAGAAGAGTTGTTGCTGAAGACAGACCATTAAAGTTTTTACATGTTGGAGAACCTGCACCTAGAAAAGGTGGGCAAATGGCTCTTGATGCTTTTGTAAAATATTTTGCTGGGGATGAACGTTATTCTTTAACTATTAAAGGACATTATAGTAATAGTACTAGAGTACATATTAATGATAATAAGATATCTACTCCTAATATATATAATAATATAAAGATTATAACAGATGAGTTAAATTTAAGTCAACTAGTAGATTTATATAACTCACATCATGTTTTGATATATCCAGGATGGGGAGAAGGTTTTGGACTTATTCCTTTTCAGGCTTTAGCAACTGGTATGCCTACAATTTGCACAGAAGCCTGGGCACATTACAAAGATTATCTTGGGCCTCTAAAGCTTAACTCAACACTTACAGATGAAGCAATACCAAATACAATTAAAAGCATACATCTTGGACAAATGTTTAAACCAGATAAAGAAAACTTAGAAGAGCATATGCTTTTTGTTGCAAAAAACTTTAAAGCAATGTCAGGATATTATTATGCACAGTCAAGTAGACTACATAAGGATTACAATTGGTTACAGTTGACTAATAATGCTTTTGAACACATTTTTAAAAAGTTTTCTTAAAAGACTTCCCACTATAAATAAAGTTTGCTAGAATAGGACTCTATCTAAAATTTAATCAATCCGTTAGGCGGAAGAAAAGGTGTCACTGAAAATGTCAAGAACTATTGAAAACCCGTATGAAAACTTTATTGCACTATCACGATATGCAAGATGGCTACAAGAAGAAAATCGTCGTGAAACATGGGGAGAGACAGTAGATCGATATTTTAATTTTATGCTGAATCACCTTTTCAAGGAACACTCATATAAGCCAGAATCAAAATTAGTAGAAGAACTTAAGCAAGCAGTATATGACAGAAACGTAATGCCATCGATGCGATCAGTAATGACTGCAGGAGCTGCATTAGATAGAGATCATGTTGCTGGATATAATTGTTCATTTGTGCCAGTTGATTCACCAAGATCATTTGATGAGACTATGTATATTCTAATGTGTGGTACTGGTGTTGGATTCTCTGTTGAGTATAAGTATGTTAATAAGCTTCCTTCCGTCCCAGAGTCATTTGAAAAGTCTACAACAGTCATTGTTGTTGAAGATTCAAAAACTGGTTGGGCAAAAGCTTATCGTGAACTACTTGCAATGTTGTGGGCAGGACAAGTTCCAGCAATTGATGTAAGTAAGTTGCGTCCAGCAGGTGCACGTCTTAAGACAATGGGCGGACGTTCATCAGGCCCTCAACCATTAATCAATTTATTTGATTTTACAGTTGCAAAGTTTAAGTCGGCATCAGGTCGTCAATTAAAGCCAATTGAAGCTCATGATTTAATGTGTAAGATTGGTGAAGTTGTTGTTGTCGGAGGAGTTCGCCGCTCTGCAATGATTTCTCTTTCAAACATCAATGACATCGAGATGGCTCAAGCTAAATCAGGTAACTGGTGGGAGAATAACTCACAACGTGCACTTTCAAACAACTCTGTTGCTTATTCTAGAAAACCAGAGATGGAACAATTTATTGCAGAATGGAAATCATTATATGACTCAAAGTCAGGCGAACGTGGAATTTATAATGTTGCAGCAGCGCAAAAGCAAGCGGCAAAGTTTGGACGCAGAGATCCAGAAGTACATTATGGAACAAACCCATGTTCCGAAATTATTCTACGTCCTTATCAGTTTTGTAATCTTTCAGAAGTCGTATTACGTGAAAGTGATACAAAGAAAGATATTGAAAGGAAAGTTGAACTTGCAACTATTCTTGGAACGTGGCAGTCAACGCTAACAGACTTTAAGTACCTTCGTAAAATTTGGAAGGACAACACAGAAGAAGAAAGACTACTAGGAGTTTCTTTGACTGGACAATTTGGGCATAAGTTTATGTCAGGTAAAGAAGACCTTGTTTCTCTAGAAGCATTTCTAATGACACTAAGAGAAAAAGCAAGAGAGGTTAATTCAGACATTGCTGGAAAGATTGGTATCCCTGAGTCTGCAGCTATTACATGTGTAAAACCTTCTGGAACAGTTTCTCAGCTGGTTGGCGTTTCTTCAGGAATGCATGCTTGGCATTCAGATTATTATATTCGTACAGTTCGTGGCGACAAGAAAGATCCGCTATCAACATTTCTAAAGGAAGTTGGAATTCCAGTTGAAGACGATGTGATGAAGCCAAATGATACTCACGTATTCTCATTCCCAGTAAAAGCTCCAGAAGGTGCAATTACTAGAAATGATTTAACAGCAATAGAACATTTAAATACTTGGTTAGTTTACCAACGTGCATGGTGTGAACATAAGCCTTCAATTACAGTTTCTGTAAAAGAAGACGAATGGATGGAAGTTGGAGCATGGGTCTATAAGCACTTTGATGAGGTATCAGGTATTTCATTTTTGCCTCACTCAGACCATTCATATAAGCAAGCTCCATACCAAGAAGTAACAAGAGAAGAATACGAAGCACTTGTTGCAAAAATGCCAAAAAATATTCGTTGGGAGGATTTGTCTTTTTATGAAACAGAAGATGGAACTTCTGGCACACAAACTCTAGCCTGTACTTCTGACGGCAATTGTGAAATTGTAGATATTTCAGCATAGTGGTACAATAATAGGATTGGGGTAAAACCCAAAATTCCTGGGCACACCGCTCAGAAATAGGAGGATCTAATGAATAAAGATCTAAACAAAGACGGGAAAGTAACAATGCAGGAAAAGATTCTAGCAGCGTTAGCAAGCTATGGACGTCACTTTTTAGGTGCATCGATAGCTCTATACATGACAGGAAATACTGATCCAGGAGATTTAGTTAAGGGCGGAATCGCAGCGGTACTTCCAGTGATTCTAAAGGCTCTCAATACTAATGAGCCAGCTTTTGGATTTACAAAGAAGTCATAATTAAATAAGTAGTTAGGACGACTCCTATGCTAAAATAAGCATAGGAGTTTTCCTATTTAGGAGATTTTGAAAATGGCAACACAAAAGAATTTTGAAATAGATCAAAATACTACTTTTACCTTTGTAATCGAATATAAAGATCCAACTGGTACACCTATAAATTTAACTGGTGCATCAGCTAAATTGCAAGTTCGTGATACAAAGGGTGGAAGCAAGTTGGCATTTACCCTTACGTCACCAGCTAGTGGAATAACAATAGATCCTCTACTTGGTAAGCTAACTGTTAGAATGACTCCGACTCAAACAAATAAATTGTTCTATCCAAAGTCCTCTTATGACCTAATGATAACAGATTCAAATACTGTTAAGACAAAGCTAATTGAAGGATTTATTACTTTAAGCAGATCGGTGACAATATAATGACAGAAACCATAGTAATAAATGAAACAGTCAATGATGTAATCGTCTCGTCATCAGGAGTTCAAGGTCCTGCTGGAAGAACGATATTAAATGGAGTTGGAGCCCCAGCTGCAAATCTTGGAGTATCTGGTGATTTTTTTTACGATACCCAGACTACAAGGTTTTATGGTCCAAAGCTATCGGACTTATCATGGGTTGGAGCAAACAGCTTTCTTTTAAATGCTGGCGTAATTTCATACGAAATGTCCTGGGAAGTTTCTCAAGTAGATGGACCGTTTAATGGTATATTTTCAGTGTTAATTATTCATAACCTTGGCTTCAAGCCAAACGTAACAGTAATTAATAGTGCTGAAGATGTATTAGAAACGGGAATATACTATAATAATGACTATATATTAACACTGACAATGGCTCAACCATTCGCAGGGACAGCGTACCTGTCTTAAGGAGCAAAGAAAATGGCAAGATTATTTGTAACCAGCATAAATCTGAATAAGAACGAGCTTCAGAATGCTAGAGTTCAAAATTTAAGTACAGCACCATCAAGTCCAGTAGCTGGTCAAATTTATTTTGATACTACTGATAATATTTTATACTTTTACAACGGAACCGCATGGATTCCAGCATCAGGTGCTGCAGAAGTAATTCAAGACGTAGTTTCTACAATGATTATAAATGGAACTGGTCTTAATAAACTATACGATGATAATAATGGAACTTTAACTTTACAGATCGATTCGGCAGTAACAACAAATAGCGGAACGCAAACTCTTACAAATAAGACTATTGCACTTGGCTCAAATACAGTTTCTGGAACCATAGCAGAGTTTAATACAGCACTGACTGATGGGGACTTTGCAACATTATCTGGAGCAGAAACACTTACAAACAAAACGATTGGCTCCCCAATAGTTAGCGGACTATCTTTAAGTGATTCCACTATAGTGTTTGAGGGTTCGACAGCAAATAATTTTGAAACTAATTTGCAAGTTATAGATCCAACAGATGATAGAACAATTTCACTTCCTGATTTATCTGGAACTGTAATTTTAACAACAAATAAGGTAACAGATTTAACAGCCCCAAGCTCTTCATTCTCAATGAATAGCCAAACAATTACAAATCTTGCAACACCTGTTAATTCAGCTGATGCAGCAACAAAGGGCTATGTGGATGCAGTTTCAGAAGGACTTCATATCCATGCTGCAGCCAGAGTTTATGTAGCATCAAATATTGATTTGTCTACAGCACTTGAAGCTGGAGATATAATTGATGGAGTAACTCTTGTCGCAGGAGATAGAGTACTTGTTAATGCACAAACTACAGGATCACAAAATGGTATTTATGTTGTTCAATCTTCTGGATCAGCAGTTCGTGCAACAGATTTTGATACAGCATTAGAAGTAGCATCTGGAGACTTTATATATGTATCAGAAGGTACCACTTATGCTTCTACTGGCTGGGTTCAAACTTTAAAGCCAGCAACAATAGGTACAGATGCAATTAGCTTTACTCAATTTTCAGGAGCTGGAACTTATACAGCTGGATCAGGACTAACTTTAACTGGCACAGTATTTAGTGCAGATGTAACTCCAAGCAGCGGAAATGCATCTCTTACAAATACTGGTGGTGCAATTGAAGTAAAGACTGATACATCTCGTGGCTTATCTGTAGACATAAATGGTCTAGGAATAAATGCTGGAACTGGATTGCAATTTTCAACTGGAGTACTTGGATTTGCTTCAGGTTATGGAGTTCGTAAGCACTCAGAAGATATTTCATCAGCAACTTCACACACAGTAACTCACAATTTTAATACAAGAGATGTTACCGTTGCTGTTTATGATAATAACTCACCATATGCTGAGGTCTTTCCAGATGTTGAACATACAGGAGTAAATACAGTTACAATTAAATTTGCAACAGCACCATCTGCAAATCAATATAGAGTAGTAGTAGTTGGTTAAAAGTGGCAAGAAAATATTTAACGCCTATTGTTCCGCCCTCTTTAGATTCAGATCCAGCGGGTGGAACAGTTGGTGCTATTTATTTTAATACTTCTTTAAATCTTTTAAAGCTTTATAACGGATCGACATGGATTGCTCTTGCATCGACAACATCGGCAGCAACAGCAAATTCTGTTCAGATTGTAAATGAATATGCATCGTCACCAGTTAATGGTACAATAGCATTTAACACAGTTACAAATAGTTTTGCTATTGCTTATAATAATATATGGAACGAAATAGCTTATAGATCTGAAGCTCAAAGTCCAATAGATGGCGGTGGAGCTTCAACAATGAGTTTTGATTTAGTTTTGGATGGCGGCTATTCAACAGAAGGAACCTTTATCAATGCATATTATAATGTATGATAATTAATAGGGAGGTAAAATGGCAACGAAGATTCAAGTAAGAAGAGATACATCATCAAACTGGACTTCCAGTAATACAGTTTTATCAGCAGGCGAAATTGGTTTTGAGACTAATACTGGAAAGTTTAAAATAGGAAATGGTTCATCAAATTGGACATCTCTTTCTTATGCATCAATTCTACCTTCTGATTTAGACGAATTGTCTCAAGATGCAGTAAATAATGCTCTAGTGGCTGGAACTGGTCTTGACAAAACATACGATGATGGTACCAATACTATAACTTTAGATATAGATTCTACGGTAACAACAAATTCTGGAACGCAAACTTTAACAAATAAAACCCTAACTAGTCCTATAATCAGTGACAATATTATTTTCGAGGGGCTAACAGCAAATGAATTTGAGACCATACTAACACTTTTAGATCCTACGGCGGACAGAACAATAACACTGCCAGATAATACTGGAACAGTTGCTTTAACCTCAGATGTTACTAATAGTATATCTAATGTAGGTATAAAGACAAATAATTTAGAATCTATAGTGTCTGGTATAGAAAATCAGACAACGGTAGATACCACCTCAGACACAGAATGGCGAACTTTAAAGTATTTGCTTCAATTTGTATATTCTAATGAAGTTCATGTTACAGAGGTAATTGTAGCCAATGATGGCTCAAATTTATTGATTTCTCAGTATGGAGATGTATACTCAAGTACTGAGCTAGCCACGGTATCAGCAGAAAAAACAAGTGGTATAATTAGTTTAAAGATTACGCCAGTATCTGGAAAATCCCCTATAACGGTAAGATTTTTTAGAACTGGAATAAAGTTTTAAGGGAGATAGAATATGGCAACAATAGATAAGTCTTTTAGAGTAAAAAGTGGAGCGGTAGTAGAGGGCTCCTCTGGAATTATTGTAAGACCAGCGGATACACAAGATGCGGTCATCATTACTGGTAGGGCAGGTGGAAGCGGAACATATGCTGCTACAATTAGCCCAACTACGCTTACTGCATCAAGAGCAATTACTATTCAAGATGCTGCTGGAACGCTAGCACTCAGCTCTAACAATCTTGGATTCTTTTCATCAACAACTTCTTCACAATTAGCTGGAATAATTTCTGATGAGACTGGTAGCGGATCTCTCGTATTTGCATCAAGCCCAACTCTTATAACTCCAACTCTAGGCATAGCTACAGCAACATCTATCAACAAAGTTGCATTTACTGCTCCTGCTACAGGGTCAACATTAACAATTGCAGACGGAAAAACTCTTACAGCAAGCAATACATTAACATTTACAGGAACTGATGCTTCTTCTGTAGCATTTGGCGCAGGCGGAACAGTAGCATATACATCAAATAACCTAAGCGCATTTTCATCAACTACATCTTCACAGTTGGCTGGAATTATTTCAGATGAAACTGGATCTGGCGCATTAGTATTTGCAACATCTCCAACTCTTACAACTCCAAATATTGGCGTTGCAACTGGTACATCTTTTAATAGCATAACAGCACTTGCAAGCGCAACTTCACCAATGAATGGAACGGCTGCAGTTGGAACTTCAACAACAGTAGCAAGACAAGATCACGTTCACCCAACTGATACATCTAGAGCTCCTCTGAATAATCCAACATTTACTGGAACAGTAACATTAGCTCAAGATCCTTCATCTGCACTACAAGCAGCAACAAAGCAATATGTTGATAATGCAGCAGCAGGATTAAATGCTCACGCAGCAGTAGTAGCATCAACAACTGCTAACTTAACTGCAACATATAGCAATGGAACATCTGGAGTTGGAGCAACACTTACAAACTCTGGAACACTGGCAGCATTTACAATCGATGGTCAGACACCAGTACTAAATGACAGAGTGCTTGTTAAGAACCAAACAACAGCATTGCAAAATGGTATTTATACTATTACAACTCTTGGTACAGGAGCAGTAGCTTGGGTACTTACACGTGCTGAAGATCAAAACACTACACCAGAAATGGGATCAGGAGATCTTGTTTATGTAGCATCAGGTACAACGAACGGAACAACTTTATGGGTTCAAACTGCAAAAGTTACAACAATTGGAACAGACGCAGTAACATGGACACAGTTCTCAGGAGCATCTACAGCAACAGCTGGAGCTGGTCTTGTAAAAAATGGAAATGCATATGATGTAGGCGGAACTTCAAATAGAATTACCGTAAATTCAGATAGCATTGATATTGCATCAACATATGTTGGACAAACATCAATTACAACACTTGGAACAATTGGAACAGGCACTTGGCAAGGATCAGTAATTGGTTCAACATACGGTGGTACTGGAGTAAATAATGGTTCAAATACAATTACTTTGGCAGGAAACGTTACACACTCTGGTTCATTTACACAAACATTTACAGCAACTGGAAATACAAGCGTAACTCTTCCAACTACTGGAACACTTGCTACTTTGGCTGGAACAGAAAGCTTAACCAATAAGAAGCTAGGCTCATTAACAACAAATGGTCTTGTAACTACATCTGGTGGAGACGGTACTCTAAGCGTTACTCAAATGGGATCAGGAATTGCAACATTCTTGACAACTCCATCTTCAGCAAACCTAGCAGCAGCCATAACTGATGAGCAAGGATCATCTGGTGGTCTAGTATTCGCAAACTCCCCAACACTAACAACTCCAACTATAGGAGCAGCTACAGCAACATCTGTAGCATATGCAAACTCACAAGACTCTTCTGTAACAGTCACATGTGCGACTGCTGGAACTGGTTATACCTTGGATACATTTGCAGTAGCATCATTTACTTCTGGAAAGTATCTGATTCAAGGAAAAAGCGGAAATGAGCGTGAATTAACAGAACTACTAGTTACCGTTAATGCTGCAGATGTTCATATTTCAGAATATGGTAACGTTATGACATCTACAGATTTATTCACAATTACTGCAACTCTCACAGCTGGAACGGTAACTATTACAGTTACTCCAACTACAGGAAATGGTGGGCTAGTAGCAAAAGCAATGAGAACTTTAATAGCAGCATAGTACATACTATATATTAAGAAGGGATAGGTGAACTTCTGTGGCAACACAAGATAAAAACTTTAGAGTAAAGAACGGTATTGATGCAGGTGGTACTATTACTGGCACCTCTCTTGCTATTACTGGAGGCACCGCCTCTCAATTTCTTAAAGCTAATGGATCTGTAGACTCTTCAACCTACTTAACAACTGGAACAGCTTCTTCTACTTATGCGGCACTATCTGGAGCATCTTTTACTGGTGCAGTAAACCTTAACTACGCATCCCCTACAATTGGATCAAATAACGCATCTGCAGCAAGTATATTTACATCAACTGTTACTGGTATTACTCTTGGATCTTCTACAATTAAAACTACTGCATTTCCTGCAGATGGTACTACTTCCACAGCTGCAGCTAGTGCAGGATATATGGGTATGCCACAAGTTGCAGTAACATCTGGCGGAAGAACATTAGCTGCCTCAGATGCTGGCAAGCATATTTATATGACCACAACATCTGGACAAACAATAACAATTCCAGCAAATAGTGCTACAGCATTTCCAATTGGTACATCGATTGTTATTATTAATGGTAATGGTATTTCTACAACTATAAATATAACTACTGATACATTAAGATTAGCAAATACTGCAACCACTGGATCTGGAAGAACACTTGCCTCAAATGGAATGTGTACACTCGTAAAAATAAATACTACTGAGTGGCTTATCGGAGGAAATGGAATCTCATAATGGCATCAAGAGGAAACGATAGCAAAGACAAAAAAAATAAAAAAGCCACAGGAGTTACTATGGCTACTATTGTTTCTGCACCGTTCTTCCCACCTTACTTTCCGTTCTTTCCTCCCTTCTTTCCGTTCTTTCCTCCTTATTTTCCTTTCTTCCCACCTTACTTCCCATTTTTCCCGTTCTTCCCACCGTTCTTCCCGTTCTTCCCACCGTACTTCCCATTCTTCCCACCTTTCTTCCCGTACTTCCCTTACTTCCCGTACTTCCCATTCTTCCCGTTCTTCCCACCTTACTTCCCATTCTTCCCACCGTACTTCCCATTCTTCCCACCATTCTTCCCTTACTTCCCGTACTTCCCATTCTTCCCGTTCTTCCCGTTCTTCCCACCGTTCTTCCCGTTCTTCCCACCGTTCTTCCCATTCTTCCCACCATTCTTCCCTTACTTCCCGTACTTCCCATTCTTCCCGTTCTTCCCGTTCTTCCCACCGTTCTTCCCGTTCTTCCCACCGTTCTTCCCATTCTTCCCACCATTCTTCCCTTACTTCCCGTACTTCCCGTTCTTCCCATTCTTCCCGTTCTTCCCACCGTTCTTCCCGTTCTTCCCACCGTACTTCCCGTACTTCCCGTACTTCCCATTCTTCCCGTTCTTCCCGTTCTTCCCACCGTTCTTCCCGTTCTTCCCACCGTACTTCCCGTACTTCCCGTTCTTCCCGTTCTTCCCGTTCTTCCCGTTCTTCCCACCGTTCTTCCCGTTCTTCCCACCGTACTTCCCGTACTTCCCGTTCTTCCCTTACTTCCCAACCTTTGCAAGCTGTGGAGCAAACTGTGGTGGATGTTATCCTGGAAGTTTTGGACCTGGTTGTAATTGTGACTGTGCAGTTTAAATAGTTATTTGCTATTGAAATGTTTATTTTTATATGATATTATTAGTTTAGAAAAGAGGATATATGTATAGATATGCTATTGGTACTAAAATAAATGAAACTGAATATGAAATATTTAAGGTTCAAACAGATCACTCAAACCCACCAGCACCATTTATAGAAAGATGCGAAAATGCAATTAATAGTGGTCTCCCTATTACTGGAATGAACACTTCTCCATTTCAAAATGCTGCGTGTACTAATGCAGTTTGGGATGGTAATTCTTTTTCAGGAGGAGATTCTTTTGAACCAATGAATTTAAATTGGGATTTTACAAGAACTTACTCTATTTTATGTGATAATAAAATATTTTTGACATTTTTTCAAACAAAAGAAACTTTAAATGACGATATGTTTGAGGCAGCATTTGCACAGGATATTGTTTTCTTAAAGATACAAGATGATCAGTTTGTATCAAAAGGAGATATTTGGAACGGTTCTAGCTTCAGAGGACCAGAATAAGTATGTCAAAATGGGAAGAGTGGAAAAAATCTCTTGGTGACTCAAGACCATGGCACATATTAGATTCAGGGAAGCGTATAGAAGATCAGTCTATTATTAAAAGTAGACTTGACACGTGTATGTCTTGTGAAAATTTTATTCAAATAACAAAACAGTGTAAATTGTGTGGTTGTTTCATGCCTGCAAAAACAATGCTTGCAGATGCTGAATGTCCAATTAAAAAATGGAAAAAAGAACCACTTTAAAAAATTAACAAAATATTGTATAATTTACTTATAGAGACAGGAATAATTTAATGGAATACCCAGACCAACAAGATCATTGGTTCAACAAAGATAGATCAGAAACAGCTGCAAACAGAATGACTGAAAGACAGGTTAACAGTTCAATAACAACAACAAACCCTGGTCTAGGTCTAAATATTTATCATAATGTTTTTTCAACAGAAGATGCAACAAGATATATTTCTACTCTTGAGTCAAATTTGACAGACGGAAAATTTTATACATGGTCTGAGGCTCAAGTAACAAACTCAACAACTCCAATTAAAAAAGCCAGAGACTGTGTTGATTTTAGATATAAGCAAGAAAACCTTGGTCCAAGGAATGATAACAATGCAGAGCTAATTGATTTGCATCAAGAGATTTATGAAAAGCTTAAGTTGTGTATAGACGACTACTGTAGATACTGGGGAATTAATATCACGTATTACGAAGCTTTTAACTTTGTAAAGTATGAAGGAGAAGGAAAGCATTTCAGAATACACGCAGACCATGGTCCAGCTTACAACTGCACAGTTTCAGCTGTTATATATATAAATGATGACTATGAAGGAGGAGAGCTTCAGTTTCCACGACTAGATAATTTGGTTTATACTCCAAAGTCTGGCGACATAGCAGTATTTCCTTCAAACTATATTTATGAACATGCCTCTTTACCAATGAAGAGTGGTACTAAATACTGTGTAGTCGTTATGACTGATTTAAGCAGTAGGTCTCATTAATGCAAAATGAAGATTCAAGCCATTTAATTTTATTTAGAGGGACTAATCCTTCGTTGACAGAAAATAGTCCATCAGTACCATCTCCAACACAATCAGAGATTCCAGATTGGTATAAAGAGGCAGATAGATTTGCAAAGATGCCAAATGGAGAATATTATAAAGCTCCGCAAGCAGTCTGTCCATTTCCAAAAGAAGGTACAACTAATGACTATGGCATGATTCCAACCTGGAAAGCATGTCCAGCTATTCTAGATGCATTTATGACTGGGTATGTTTTAAAAACTCCTTGCGATATTACATTTTTTAAAAATGACTATGGAAAGATAGATGTAAAAGTTGAAGACGAAAGATATAAATCTTTTTGCACTAAACGTCCTCCAATGCCACAATTTAAGCATCCAACAGGATATTATGAAGACCACTTCTCATGGTTTCCAGACTGGGGTTTAGTTGTTCCAGAAGGATATAGTTGTTTATACATGACTCCAATGAATAGATTTGACTTGCCATTTTTAAATACAACTGGCGTTGTTGATAATGATAAGGTTAATCTTTCTGGATCATTTCCATTTTTTGTTATAAAAGATTGGGAAGGAACAATACCAGCAGGAACCCCATATATGCAAGTACTTCCATTTAAAAGAGAAAACTGGTATCATGAGAAACAGTTGTTGTCTGAAAGAGAAATACAATTAGAATTTTTTAATAACGCTAAAAAATATAGGGTTCCAGATGGTGGAGTCTATAAGGACAAAGTTTGGTCTAGAAGAGAATATAGGTAATGTTATGAAAACATGGACAGATAAAGAAAATCTTGGAAATGGTATTGTTCGCTATTCAAATGTCATCAAGCCAGAGTTTGATGTAATAAATCGTTTAAATAATTTGTTAGCACCAGTTGGAACAACAAATAGATATGCTTGGCAGCCAGCATATGTTGGGTATAAAGAATTGATGCCAGACTATAGAGACTGCACAGATTTTAAATTTAAAAAGACTGACTTACAGTTTGATAAAAGTGAGACTTCTTTACAACTACAAAATTTGTGGCAGGATGTATATGATGCTCAATCTGCTGCAGTTGATGATTATAGACGAGACTATAATATTATGGAGTTAAAATACTGGGAAGCATTTAATTTTATTAAGTATGGTCCAGGACAACACTTTCAAGAGCACCATGATCATGGTTTTTCTTACAACTGTACTGTTTCTTTAGTTGCTTATCCTAATGATGATTACGAAGGTGGAGAACTTTACTTTAGACTTCAAGATTTAAGCATTAAACCAAAAGCTGGAGATCTATATATATTCCCATCAAATTTCATGTACCCACACAGAGCGATGCCAGTCCATAGCGGTACAAAGTATTCAATTGTAACAATGCTTGACTACAATAAAAAGTTTCATACCCCTGAGATGTATCGACCAGACGAGGACTAATGCTTAATATATCTGTTGAAAAGTCTATGGACTCTGTTATATCTATAGCACCAATGTCAATCAAAAGAGATTGGATGGACGATACACCAGAAAAGCATGCTTATAGATGCTTTCCAGTAACACAGGCAAATATGGTTGGATGGTATTTATATTCAGAAAAAGATGTTGAGTTTACTTGGAATGGAATTAACGACACAAGTTCAGACAATGTCCAGATTACAAAAGGGATAGAATTTACTTATTCTGGAAGAGGGCAGTCTACTGTAAGTTTTAATACTGGATTAACTTTTAGAACAGATAAGAATATTAGCCTTATGACTATAAACCCAGTTAATTATTTTAATGAAGACTTTGAAACAATGTCTTCATTGATAAGTACATCTTGGCTTGATGTATCTTTACCGTTGGCAATCAAGGCCAGGTCAGCAAATAAAAATATAGTTATAAAGTCTGGTACTCCGTTAGCAACAATTATTCCCATATCATTAACTTCTATGAATGACACAGAAATTAATGTTTTTGATTATTCTGATCCTGATAGAAAAAGAGAAAACGCACATAGATCCTATGGAAATGCAGCTCAAGAAATAAATCAACAGGGAAAATGGACAGATTGGTATAGAGATGCTGTCAATGAAAAGGGTGAAAGCCTTGGTTCTCATGAAACAAAAGTAATAAGACTTTCAGTGCTAGACAATACCAAAAAGAGAAATGGTATAATGTAATTATGGATATAATGAATATGAGCCACGAAGAAAGAAAGTCAATCACCCCGTCTGGATTTTTTGGAAATAGTAAAGATATGATAGTCGAGCTAGAAAACTTCATGACTGAGGATGAGATTAACTTTTTAGAAAACTCTGCTAGAAATATTAAAATTTGGGATGTTACTGAAAGTCATACGAATGAAAATGGAACAGTTATCTATGATGCAGATTATTGGAAAGATAGAGTGGCTAGCAGACCTTCGTTAGATAAGAATGACCCAGAGATAGGCCCAGTAATAGAAGGATTATTTAAAAAGCTTAAGCCAGTAATTGAAAATTTTTATAATGTAGTGGCAGTTCCAACAGGACAAACAATAGTTAGATGGCTGCCAGGACAGTTGCAAAATCCGCATGCAGATAAAGAACTTCATGATGGACCTGATGCTGGATTGCCAAATGATTTTCCTTACTATGACATAGCAAGTTTATTTTACTTAAATGATGACTACGAAGGCGGAGAGTTATATTTTCCATTACAAGGAATTCAGTTTAAGCCAAAGCGTGGAGCAGCCTACTTCTTCCCAGGAGATAAGAATTTTATCCATGGAGTAACTGAAATTAAAAGTGGTATTAGATACACATGTCCATTTTTTTGGACAATTATAGAGCACACTGGAGACAACAAGCCATGAATTTAATTAAACATACTAATAATATTTTTGTTTATGAAGATTTTCTTTCGCCAGAAGAATGTTCTGCTGTAATAAAAGTATTGGATAAGCAAGCGTCTAATGGAAAGATTTCTTGGATGCCAATTTCTTTTTACGAGTCATACTCTTCAGTTACGCCACAAGATAAAGACTCAGAGTTAGAGGAATTTGGGCTGCCTTCTAACTTTTTTTCTAATTTAAAGAATAAATTTATAGAGTCAATTGCAGAGGTTGGAAATAAGGACGTGTCTAGTATTTTCGAAATAGGTTTTCATACTCAAAAATGGGAGCCAGGCGCATATGCCAGAATACACTCAGACAATACTGATGAAAAGGGAAATACAGGTCCTTTTGCTAGAAGTAGATACGCAGCATTTTTATATCTTAATGATGATTTTGAAGGCGGACTACTAAGCTTTCCTTCTCAGAATTTAACAATTAAACCAAAGGTAGGGATGCTTGCGGCATTTGACGGAGGTTTTGAAAATATGCATGAGGTTACTATAATTACAAAAGGAACAAGGTATACGATTGGATCTTTCTGGGATGATAGAGCAGAATCAGATTATCCTCAAGAAGTTAGAGATGCTTGGGCTGAAGAAATGAAGAAGATTAGAGAGGCTCAAGAAGTTGAAAGATCAGAATGGCAAGAGCTATTAAAAGAAGGATACAAGCTTGATTTAGATGGACAAAAGTATAAATTTAAAGGAGACGATAATGAATAGAGAAGTGTTAGAAGAAAAGATTTATTACTATACAGATGTTTTTGAGGATCCAAAAAAGCTATTAGAGGTTATTGAGTCAACTGAGTTTAAAGACTTTGGTAGCTCTATATCAAAATGGTCTAGCTGGGACTCATGTAGTGGTCAAATGTATAACTACGGAACAGAAAAAATTATTTATGCTAATGAAGATGAGAAATCTCAGCCAGCAGATTCTAATGATGTAAGTTATATTTTTCATGCTATAAATAATGCATTCTATGAAGCATGCAAAGACTACGCCTTGGCACAAGGAGATCAAGAAGAACCAAATTTCTACCCAGTTTTTCCAATCAAAAAGTATAAAGCTGGGACGTTTATGGGAGCACATTATGACCAGCAAGAGGGCGATAAAAGATTAAAGTATTCTATGGTAATGTATTTGAATGACGATTATGAGGGTGGAGAGCTTTCATTCACAATCAAATCTCCAGATGCTCCCATTATTGAAGGCAAGCCTTCTGAAGATTTTGATGTTGCCGCTAAAGAAAATAAAGAAGCGCTTACTGTTTCAATTAAGCCAAAGGCTGGCAGTATTGTTATCTTCCCATCATCTCCACCATATCACCATACAGCACATCTAGTTAAAAGTGGGTTTAAGTATATGGTTCCAAGCCACTGGATGTTTAAAAATATAGATGCATAAGGTTTGCAAAAAGCTCTATAATATAACTTTGATATAATTATATTATGGCTCCATATCAAAGAAAACCAGGAAAGCATTTTTGTAATCAAATGTACTCTCCGTATTTTCAAACAGAAAATTACAAAGAGAGTCATCTAGGTTTAGAAGAAAAGATAGAACAGCGTTATAAAAAACTTATAGCGTTTATTATGAGAAAGAATAAAAATGTCAATTGACTATACAGCACTACTTACAGTAGAACAAAAGAAAGCTATTCTAGAGCAGAGAATCTCACAGTTTGCTGCAGAGGCGTACCAGCATTCTCTTAACAAGAAGACTTCTGAAGGACTAGAAGATCTTCAAGGTGCAGAAAATTCAGAGAAGTCATTGCAAATTCTAGAAGCTGCCATAACAGTATACAAGGCAGAGCTAGATTCACTTCCATCAGAAGGTTAATATTCTGATATAATCTATTTATGTCTTATAGAGTAAAAGTTTTAAAGGATAATCCAATAGGATTTTGGCCACTAGATGAATCTTCTGGAACCACTGCAGTTGATTCATCTGGCTGTGGTAACGACGGTACATATACTAGCGTAACTTTACAAAACCTTGTTCCATTAGTTATGGGTGGAACCTACTCTGTAAACATAAATAATCTTGGATCAATATCTCTTCCAATAACAAAAAACTTTTATGGAACGGCGGTTTCAGGTGGCGGATTTGGAAATATAAAAACTTCAGATAATGATTTTTCCTTAGAAGTATGGTTTCGCCCAAATATAACAACATCTAATAGGACAACGATATTTGCTGATGAAACAAATGGAATTGGAATATATTATGAAAATAGTAATATCCTTTTTAGATTGAATAGCGAAGAGCTCTATTATAATTTGAATAGTAGAAATAAAGTATTTCACGTAGTTGCAACATATTCTACAAGTTCAATGCAAATTTTTGTCGATGGTCTTTTAGCCTCATCAAAATCAATTTCTAATTTTAAATTTACAAACTCTACTACAGGCCCTTTTAAGATTGGCCCAACACTCAATGTAGCAGATTCTTTTTTAGTAGAGTCACCAGCTGTTTATAGATACGCTCTTTCAGATAAAAAAGTTGAGTCTCATTATTCATATGGCATTTATCATGTAAACGCATTTCAAATTGTAAATCAGGACAATGGATTTTTCTTTTCAACACACGAAGAAAATTTAAAGCCTTCTTATGTTCATGAATTTAGCCCAGAACAAATTGAGCTTGGAATGACTACTGACACATACTATGAGAACAATAGAAAATATATAGGATTTAATAAGTCCACTGGAGAAAAGTCTTTAATACTTTTTGATACGATAATGTTACCTTCTACTTTAAGTGTTGTTTCTTCAAAAATAGAATGGCAGGCTGATAAAAACATAGTAGTACAAATGGGAACAGATGGGACCACATATCCTTATACTTTAACAAATAACTCATCTTTGCCTTTGTATAATAAATCAGAAACTCTTGGAAATAGAATTATCTATTTAAAGGTAACTTTTACAACTTTAGATGCCTCAAAATATTTTCCTAAATTTTTAAATCTTAGAGTAAAATTTTATGATACAAAAGATATATATAGCGATAACAGTAAATATTTCATAACCTCTTCCAGTGAATATGATATAGCATCTTTTAATTATCCAACACTTATTAGAATGGATAGGGACGGCATACAGACTTCATCTTCAGGAGGATTTAAAATAAACTGTGATTCAAATATAAATACTTTAGAGTTTTTCTATAATCCTTCCGCATTGACAGCAAGCACTCTTATTAACAATACTTCTGCCAATTTCTCATGGAATGGATCAGGTGTAATATCTAAAACAAATATTGCGGCGATCTATGTAAATGGAGTCGACAGATCTTCATCCACCTCAGTGTCATCAATATTTAGCTCTGGTCAAATTCATCATGTTGTTATTAGATTTACCTCTGCAATAACTGGGGATATCAAATTTAATTATAATACTTCTGGTGGGCCATCAAACGGTTTTAATAATATTGCTATATATCAGAAGGCTTTAACTATTACAGAGGCCCAACGTCACTACTCTGAGTACACAGCTAGACCAGTTCTGGCGTCATCAGATTCTGTCATGACGATGACAGATAATGGCATAAATTATGCAAATAGTGAATGGATAGTTATTTCAACAAGATAGTTTGTCAATCTGACTGACAAAATATGGACTTTGGCTGTAAAGAATGGTAAAATGGATAACCTATGGATATCAATAAGATAAACTCTCAAGTTGTAGAAGATGTTACCAGACTTGGAATATATGTCTGGGAAATGCCAGACGGACGCTGGATTGGTGACGACGATGGCAACTTTTTATCAGTAACCTCTACAAAAGGAAATCGCTCTAAAGTAGATGCTTTGGCTAGAGAGGTTCGCTCTTATGGAATTTATGACGGAAAGCCAAAATTTTTAGCTGGTCGTAGGAAGATAGATGATGAAGAATTTGAGCATCAGTCAAAAAGACTTGAGTGGGGCCTAATACCAGATCCATTAGATATTGGAAACCATAAAGACGAAATGAAAAAACTAAGAGGTGGAAAATAATATGATACACGAAGAAGAGTCAAATACAGAAAGCCTTCAGGTTTCAAATTTAGACGACTGGATGAGATTCAGTGCTCCTGAAAATGTTGTTAGTAATGACCCATTTAAAATTGAAGGAGATGACCTATCTAAAGTCTCTGGCTTAAGCTCAACATTTCGTCGTAAGATGAATAGAGACTTGCAGAAACGATTCACAGGAATAGATGGCACAGCAACACAACAAAACTTATTGCAGCAGGCTGTTACTGGATATGCGATGTTTGATCTTGTTGAGCCACCTTACAACCTAGAATATTTATCTACAATTTACGAAATTTCTCCATACAACTATTCTGCAATTAACGCAAAAGTTTCTAATATTGTGGGACTTGGATTTGATTTTATTGAGACAAGAAAAACTTTAGACGCTATAGATGAGATAAGCAATGATGCACAACTTCAGAGGGCTCGTAGAAAGCTTGATAGACTAAGACAAGACCTACATCAGTGGCTAGAAGAATGTAACGATGAAGAGACATTCAAAGAAACACTTATTAAATTCTATACAGATGTTGAAGCAACAGGAAATGGTTATCTTGAAATAGGTAGAACTACTTCTGGAAAGATTGGATACATTGGTCATATCCCAGCTAAGACAATGCGTGTTCGTCGTCTGCGTGATGGCTTTATTCAATTGCTTTATGGCAAGGCAGTATTCTTCCGCAACCTTGGAGATCAAGAGACGGTAAATCCAATTGCTGGTGGCCTAGATAGACCAAATGAAATTATTCACTTTAAGAAGTACACTCCCAAGAATAACTACTACGGAATCCCAGACATTATTGCTGCACAAAACGCTATGACTGGAAATGAATTCGCTGGTAAGTATAATCTTGATTACTTTGAGAACAAGGCTGTTCCACGTTATATTATTACAGTAAAAGGAGCAAAGCTTTCCCCAGATTCAGAGCGTAAACTTTTGGAATTTTTCCAAGTCGGTCTTAAAGGAAAAAATCACCGCTCACTTTATATCCCGCTTCCAGCAGACTCACCAGACTCAAAGGTTGAATTTAAAATGGAGCCAATTGAGGCTGGGACTCAGGAATCATCATTTAATGTTTACAGACAGTCAAATAGAGATGAAATCTTGATGGCTCATCGTGTACCAATTTCTAAAATTGGTAGTCCACAGGGAATATCTCTTGCAAATGCTCGTGATGCAGATAAGACATTTAAAGAGCAAGTATGTAAGCCAATTCAGGATATATTAGAAAAGAAGCTAAATAAAATAATTCAGGAAATGACAGATGCCCTGCAATTAAAATTCAATGAGCTAAGCCTGACAGATGAGGATACTCAGTCTAAGATTGATGAAAGATATTTGAGAATGCAGGTAATAACTCCTAATGAAGTACGTATTAGAAGAGGCATGGTGCCACTCGATGGAGGAGATGAAGTTGTTGTTTTGAAGCCAGAAGCCCAAGCAGAAATTAGATCACAGGCTGGTAATACTAGGGCTAGGGGTCAAGAAAGAAGCAACAATTCACCAGACACTTCTGGAGAATCTAGAAATCCTCAAGGAGAAGGCAGACAAGTTGACTAATACTACTCAACTGTTTATTTGCCTTTTTATACATAAATAAATATAATAAAGCATATGAATATTGAAAAATCACTATGGTCATCAAATGGCGATAATATTAATTTATCTGTCCCATTTACAAAGGTCAACCGTGAAAAGCGTACAGTCTCAGGATTTGCAACACTAGACAATCTTGATCAGACTGGTGACGTAGTAACGTCAGAAGCTAGCATGAAAGCATTTGAAAATTTCCGTGGAAACATTCGTGAGATGCATGGTTCTATATCTGTAGGTAAGATGGTTTCATTTAAGCCAGAAACTTACTTCGATGCAAAGACTGGCGAGTTCTTCAATGGCGTTTATGTAGATGCTTACATTTCAAAAGGCGCACAAGATACATGGGAAAAAATTTTAGACGGAACTCTTCAAGGATTTTCAATCGGCGGAAAGATTATTGATTCAGAAAATGAAGTTAACAAGTCAACAGGAAAGCCAGTAAGATTTATCAAGGAGTATTCTTTGATGGAGCTTTCAGTAGTTGATTCACCTGCAAATGAATTATGCAACATTCTTTCTATCCAAAAGATGAACGGACAGCTAATGTTCAAGGGTATTGCAGCAGAAACAAAAATGGAAAATATTTTTTATTGTGAAGAAAGCGACACCGTATTCATGTCAACAGAAAAAGAATACACCTCTCCAGTTTCTGGAAAGCCAGCATCTTTAATTGGCTGGGTAGAGTCTAACGACATTAACAAGTCAAAAGAAATAAATAAAATTCTTGATTCACACAAGCAATCAAGATTGACGTTGCCTGATACACAAACAATTGCAAAACAGGCAAACGCAGAAGGAGGTAATGAAGTGTCAGAAAATACAGAAAACGTAGTTGCAGAAGATGCAGTAGTGTCAGAAGCAGCCGTAGAAGAAACATCAGTTGTTGCTGAAGAAGCACCAGCTGAAGCTCCTGCAGACGCAGTAGCAGACGCTCCTGCCGAAACTCTGGAAAAAGCAGCCGACGTATCCGAAGTTGAGGTTGATGAACCTGATTTTGCAAAGATGCTTGGCGATCTAAAGGGCTTTTTCTCTGAGACTCTGAATAAGGCGTCTGAGGCAAATGCTTTACAAGTTACAGGTATTAAAGATACCGTTGAGACTTTTAGCAAGAGCGTAGATGTTAAGATTTCAGAATTGGCAGAACAGCATGCAGCACTATCAAAGGCTGTAGAGAATATCAAGAACACGATTGATAATGTTGAAAAGCGTGTCGACGCAGTAGAATCAGAGACTGCAATTAAGAAGTCCTCAGACCTTGGCGGGTCTCAGGAAGTAACAATCAAGAAATCAAAATGGAACGGTTCTTTCCTCGGTTCCGTAAATGAACTTTTAAAATAAAAAGGTAGGTGAAAATATAATGAGCAATGAAACATTAGAAAAAGCAGTAGCGGCTAACACACACGTTACAGCTAACATGACAGGTGCAGCAGTAGCTACAACTGGTATTCACGTTGGTTCTGAAGGAGAAGGTGGACTTCTCAATGCAGAACAATCAGCCCGCTTTCTAGATTATATGTTCGACGCAACCGTAATTGGTAAGGTCGCCCGTACAGTCAGAATGAGATCTGATACAACCGAAATTGATCGCATGTCAGTAGGTGAGAAGCTTATGGTTCTCGCAACTGAAGCAGACAATACAGGTTCAAACTCAGCGGTATCTTTCTCAAAGATCTCGCTAACAACAAAGAAGCTTCGTCTAGATTGGGAGCTTTCAACAGAGTCTCTAGAAGACAATATTGAAGGTGCTGATCTTGAAGACCATATCGCCCGCATGATGGCAACACAGGCAGGTAACGATATTGAAGATGTTCTTCTAAACGGAAACGTTTCACTAACAGGAGACAATCTTTACAAGGCATTTGATGGTGTAGTTAAGAAGGCTAAGGCAAACGGTCACGTTGTTGATGCTGGTGGAGCAGCTGTTTCTCGTGCAGTATTTAATTCTGCATTGAAGGCACTTCCACGTAAGTACAAGCAGCGCCGTTCAGATCTTCGCTTCTTGGCAGGTTCAAACCTAATCCAAGATTTCCTATATGCTAACAGCATTGGAACAAACAACACTATCCCACAGGATATCGCTTCAAGCGTAATCCGTGGACAAGGTGTACAGCCACTAGGTGGTCCAGCAGGTTATGTAGCTCCATTCGCATTTGGTATTCCAATCGTTGAAGTTCCACTACTTCCTGAAGCACAGGATGGCGATTACTCAGGAGAGACTGGTAATCACGGAGATATCCACTTGACATTCCCAAATAACGTAGTTATTGGTATCAAGCGTGATGTAACTGTTTACCGCTTCTTCTGGCCAAAGAAGGACGCAATTGAGTACACAATGTATACTCGTGTTGGTGTCCAGATTGAGCAAGCAGATGCTTGGGTAGTTGTTAAGAACGTTAAGGTCGCTTCATAATTTAATTTATTAAGAAGACTTGCAAGAAAGGCCCCTAATTAAATTTAGGGGCTTTTCATTTAAATTTCTTAGTGATATAATTGCATTACCTAGTTAAGGAGATAAAATGTCATTTGAGACACTTAAGGTATCTGAGTTAAAGAAAATAGCGGAAGATTTTGCCGTTGATACAGATGGTCTAAAAAACAAAGCAAGTATTATTGCCGCCTTGTCAGAGGAAGGCGTTACATGGTCTATTTATAGCAAGACCTTAGAAAAGAATGAGGAAGAAGACGATATGTCGCAAGAAGTCCTACCAAGATTTGATGCAAAAAAGCAATTAGCAAAAGATAATGTTCTGGTTAGAATGACTAGAGATAATTTTAGATATGATATTATGGGACATACGTTTACAAAAGAGCATCCGTTTGTGGCTATGAGCGATGAAAACGCTCAGGCAATTTTTGATAAGGAGGAAGGTTTTAGATTGGCAACTCCTAAAGAAGTTCAGGAGTTTTACAACTAAAGCCTATTAAATGGCAGAGGTATACACTAATTCAAGTTCACCAATAACTCATCAAATATTTTGGCAGGGAGTTGCATCTGACGTAGATTCAACACTCCCTTCAGTTAGAATTTATGATATTACGGCGGACCCCCTAGTTGTCCCAGCCGTTAATCCTTCTACAATCTTAGCAACACTAACATCAGTAAAAGATGAAACAAACGTTGGCTTGTATTATATAAATATTCCCTATTCTTTAACAAATAGAAATAAGACTTTAAAGTTGGAATGGGAGTATGTTGTAGGCGGGGTTACAGTAACAAAATCACACAACGTATTTGTTGTTACACCTTATACAGACCTAACTCAGTCATCAGAAGAATTAGGGTTAAGCATAGATAACACTGACCCTAATTATGTTTCGTATAAAGATTTAAAAGCTGCTGAAAAATATGCCAGAAAAATAATTGAAGATTATACTGGACAGGATTTTTTCCTTTATGATGATACATTTATTGTTTATGGCTCTGGATCAGATGTACTTCCACTCCCATATAGAATAAATGATTTACATGAACTATATGTAAATGATTATCTACTTATAGATAACCTAAACAATGTTAACAACTGGAATTACGATACTCAGATATCTGAAAGCGGATTTGGAATCAGAGTAAACAAGGCTAGCATGCTAGACAATACAGTCTATACTGCAAACGGAATGGTTCCACCTTCAGCAACAGATTACTCGCATGGAGTGTTTAAGAATAACGCAACATATAAAGTTCATGGAAGATTTGGTTGGGATAAAGTCCCAGACAATGTTGAGCTAGCATGCATTGAATTGATGAAGGATTACTTTGCAAAAGATAAGATTTGGAAAAACAAGTATATAAAGAATATTCAAACATTTGACTGGCAGTTTGAGTACTCTGATGGAGCCACAAGCGGAACGGGAAATCTTTATGCCGATCAACTACTATCTCCATATGTAATTACTAATATGGTCGTAGTATAATGAATGATCTTATCGACTCTATCCTTTCCATGAAAATGGATGTCTACAGACAAAAAGAAGATCAAGATAGCTACACTGGTGCTATCAAGCGTCAATGGATGTACTACAAGACAATAGACTGCCATGCTAAAGGAGTTATTAGTAACTCAGCAACAACAAGAAGTAGCGATAAGCAGATTTTTGATAACAGATATATTAATGATCAAATGATTCAGGTTAGAACAGTTGAAAAAATTACTGCAAAAGAAAAAGTTACTAATATTAGAAATGCAGACGGTGTTCAAATTTGGACAGAATTAAACTTCCCAGAAGAAACTCCAACAGTATTTGAAGTAGTTGGAACAACCCCATTAACAGATCCATTTGGACGCACATTAGGATATAACTCTTCTTTAAAGAGATCGGAGAATCAGGGAATTGGACTCTAACGTACTAGTACAAGCATCAAGCAAACTACAGCCTTTAATGGTTGAGCCATCTGCTGGAATTATTAAAAATAGCGTAGTCTCACAAATTTCCGCTTTTGTTTATTACAATTCACAAGTAATGGCAAATGTCATGGACGATCCAGGATTTAAGAATAAATTCAATTCTATGATTTATACTCAGATAGAAAAAGATTTTGGAAACTATATTGATGCAAAAGCAAGAACTAATCCTAGATCACTTCATCATGTTTATGAATGGAATAGGGTTGGAGAAAAATCTGCAAGATTATTTAAGTTAAATAGATTAAATACAGATCAATTATCATTTAAAGTTTTATATGATTTTTTGCCATCTAAGTCATTTGCAAAATCTTCTTCAAAGAGAAGACATGTATTTACAAATAAAGCTTCTGTGATGGAAGCTGGGATGCCTCTTAAAATAGCCCCACGCCATTCTCAGCGCTTAGTATTCGAAGTTAATGGTTATACTGTATACATGCCTAAAGGAGCCTCTGTGACCGTTAGAAGGCCAGGAGGACCTGGAGTAAAGAACTCGTTTCAAATGGCATATTCGCATTTCTTTAAAGGTAATTTAGTAAATGAATCAATCAAAAGGTCAGGGTTTCAAAATTTATTTAATTCATCATTATCAAAAGCTTTAGATTTGCCAAACAATATTAGAACTGTTAAATATAGCTTTAGCCCTAACGCTATAAGATCACAAGCAAAGGCCGCTGTGTCAGCAGCGTTTAGTGGATAACATGGTCAATTACTCAAAAGATGCAGTTGTAGAGATAAGAAATTATCTTTGGTATAAGCTAAAGCAAGAAGGTGTTTTATCTTCAAATGATTATTTGGACGGGAATGGAAATACAATAGTTCCTATCATCCCAGTACAACAAGTTCCAGAAATGACAACCTTCTTCCTTGGACCAACTACAGCAAATGAAGATAATAAAACTCATATCGTATACGATAAAATAGGAATATCATATGAAGAGAACTGGGCCATATGCTGTGAGCAAGTTGTATTTACAGTATATGCAATAGATTACAACAAGATAACAATTATGAGAAACTTTATGATGGATCTATTTAGAAGAATGGACGATTCAGCCAAAGAAGTAAATGCATGGCCAGATAAGTCAAGCGAATTTAAATTCCACAGTATCCATATTGCAGATATATCCCCTACTCAACCATCTCAAGAAATTCAGGGATTCCTATCAGAAGAGATAGTATTAGAGCTTAAATACTCAAGACATTCGAATATACAGGGCCGTTTCCTATAGGTTGCTTTATAACCTATTTTAATCTAAAATTGGACATAGAGGAAAAGAGCCTAGCCAGCAAATATTATTTTTAACATGGAGGTCAAAAAATGGCAAAAGAATTATACAACTCAGCCAAAAATATTATCGTGGGTGCATCACCACTATTCATCAGCACAAAAGCTGGAGACGCAGTGGATTTGGATCCAACAAAGGGTGCAGGTAAGGTAGCATTTGGTACTGGTTCATACACAGACACACTAAATGCAGCTTACACAGCTTCACCATCAACAGCAAAGTTCCGTAACGTAGGTTACACAAACAACGGTCTTCAGATTACATACAACCCAACATACGGTTCAGTAACTGTAGATCAGCTTCTTGATACAGCAAAGCTTTTCAAGGAGTCAATGGAAGTTATGCTAGCAACAGAAATGACAGAAGGTACTCTAGAGAATCTTCTAGTTGTATTTGGTCAGCCAGGAGGAGCAACAGGAATTACTGAGGCAGGATCAGGAGCAGGAGCTTTTGACGGAGATGATACTCTAACAACAGCAGAGCCAACAGGCCCAGGAGATTCAGGCACACCACAGGTTCTTGGTTTGGCAGCAGGAGCTTTGCTTTCTGCTCCAGTTGAGCGTCAGCTAGTTGCTGTCGGTCCAGCACCAGAGTACAACGTCACAAGCTTCACAAAGCAGGAGAGAGTATACTACGCACGTCGTGTTCTATCTGTACAACAGTCACAGTTCTCACTTGCACGTAATACCCCAACAACATTCCCAGTAACATTCCGTCTCCTTCCATCAGGAAATGCGACATATGCTGGTCAAGAATACGGTAAGATTATTGACCGTGTTTACGCATAATTAAATTTATTTAATTATTAACAGAAGCCCTCAGAAATGAGGGCTTTCTGCTTGTATTAATATATTTCTTTTGTTATAATGATTTATAATCCTAAAGGAGGATAAATTGGCCACTACGGTATACGATGTAGAAGAAATTAAACTACAAGACGGCAACACAGTTCAGTTAAAGCCGCTATCAATCAAACAGCTTCGTAAGTTCATGGCTGTTATTAATAAAGCTCAAGAAGCTACAACAGAAGATGAGTCATTGGGAGTTCTAATTGAAGCATGCGGAATTGCTCTAGAAACACAACTTCCAGAACTAGTTAAAGATAAAGACTTGCTAGAAGAAGCGCTAGATATTCCAACAATCAATAGGATTCTTGAAGTATGCGGCGGGATCAAGCTTGACGACCCAAACCTAATGGCGGCGGTTCTGGCTGGTCAGAACTAGACTTAGCTGCTTTAGAGGGACAAGTTTTTCTTATTGGTAGTTGGAAAAGTTACCAAGATTTAGAGGAAAATTTATCTTTACCAGAACTACTTGAAACCTTTTCAGCAATGCAAAAGGTGGAAGAGGAAAAAAGAATATTCTTAGCTTCACTACAAGATAAAACTTTAGAAAGAAGCGAAGAAAACAAAGGTCCTACCTTTGAAGATGTAAGAAGAAGAGCAATGGGAATAAATGCTAGTGGTGATGACATAGTTTCATTACAAGGAGCATTTGCTCAAGAAGCTGGATTCGGAGTCGGAATGGGATTGGGCTATTCTAGGGAGTAACATATAGTATATGGCTGATCAACAAATAGTAACGAATATCGTTGCTAAATCTGATTTCTCAAATCTCATCGCAGATGTGCAAAGAGTTACAAACAGCCTTTCAAAACTACAGCAACAATTTGCTGGATCTAACAGAGCATTAGCTGGTCAAATAGGTGCAACTAATGCAATGTTTAAAGAGACAATGCTCAAGACTGGGCAATTCTCTACACACTTTGTTAGCCTTACATCAGATGTTGAAAAGTTTGGTAGAAACCTAGATAGCGGAAGACTAAAACTTAAAGACTACTTTAGGGTATATCAAGATCACACAAGAACCACTGGCGGTCTGATAAGAGATTTAGCAAAACAACAGACTCAATTACAAAACTCAGTACTGCAACCACTTGGAAGAAATTCACAGGGGTTAATGCAGTACAATGTTCATATTCCAAGAGGATTAGATTTAACAAAGAATAAGGCGTCCTTACTTAAGCAAGAGCTGCAAATAATGAATAAGGTTATTCAAGATGGTGGAGTTCAGCTTATCAACTGGGGTAAGAATACTCAATGGGCTGGTCGTCAGTTAACTGTTGGTTTAACTCTACCACTTGCAGCATTTGGAAAAGCTGCTGCAGATGCATTTAAAGTAGCAGATCAAGAATTAACAAGATTAACAAAGGTATATGGAGAAGTTGCTGGTACATCAGCAGAAGAACTCTCCAAGGTAAGAAAAGAAGTATCTGCTACAGCAAAAGAACTTTCTTCAGCAATGGGTGTAAATTTTGCAGAAACAATTAGTTTGGCTGCTGATATTGCAGCAACTGGAAAAACAGGAAATGAACTTCTATCATCTGTTTCAGAAACTACAAGATTGGCAGTACTTGGTGAAGTAGATCGTCAAGAAGCAATGAAGGCAACCTTAGCAATACAATCTGCTTTCAAGTCTAATACAGAAGAATTAGCTCAATCAATTAACTTCTTAAACGCAGTTGAAAACCAAACTTCAACAACACTGCAAGACTTGGTTGAAGCAATTCCAAAGGCTGGTCCAGTAATTAAGGGTCTTGGAGGAGATGTTCAAGATTTAGCTTTGTATATGACAGCTATGCGTGAAGGTGGAATTAATGCGTCAGAAGGCGCAAATGCATTAAAGTCAGCACTTGCTTCTTTAATTAATCCAACTGGTGTAGCGGTAGACAAATTTAAATCATTTGGAATTGATCTTCTAGGTATTGTAAATAATAACGCTGGTAACGTAACAGAAACATTAATGGCGTTACAGGCTTCTCTAGATAGATTAGATCCACTGCAAAAGCAACAAGCAATTGAACAGCTTTTTGGAAAGTTCCAGTTTTCAAGACTAAATGCTTTATTTGAAAACCTTGGTCGTGAAGGAAGCCAGACATTAAAGGTTTTAGATTTAATGAAGGCAAGTACTAGCGATCTTGAAGCAGTTGCTACTAGAGAATTAGCAGCAGTAACTGACTCTGCAGCAGGTAGATATAAGAGAGCCATAGAAGGATTAAAGGCTGATCTTGCTGGAGTTGGAGAAGACTTCTTAGATATAGGCACAAAGCTTTTGAACGTACTAGGTGGCATTATAGATTTTGCACAGAAGTTACCAGATCCAATTAAAAAGCTTATGACATTTGGCGGTGCATTTACAGCAATTCTAGGACCAGTAATTATGCTTACTGGTGTTTTGGCAAACTTCTTTGGATATATTATTAAAGGACTTGGACACTTTAAAGCTTTATTTAAAGGCGCAGAAGGATTTAAATTATTAACACCAGAAATAATGGCTGCACAAGATGCAAGCAAGAAACTTGGAAATGAATTTTATAGTGATTCAAAGGCAGCAGCAACCTTAAGCCTAGCTATTAAAAAACTAAGCGAAGACTTAGTTTTATTGGAAGCAAATGCAAGAAAGGCGACAGCATCAACTGCTACCCTAGGCAGCGTAATGACAACTGCAGCTGGCACACCAGTAATGAATTTTGGTGCTTCAGGACAAAGAGTTGTAGACAAAGATCATCCATTGCTTGGCGGAACTTCAAGAGCAGCAGCACATTTAAATCCAAGAGACCCAGATAATCCAACTTCAATATTTGGATTAACATTACAACCAGTCCCAGTAAACAGAAATATTGGCGCTAATCCTCAAATATTAATGAATGAAAGACTTCCAGATGTTTCAGGACTTACAACTATAAATGGAGTTTCTACTGGAGTAGTTGCCTCACAGCATGCAAGATATACAGCATTAATGGGAGCATTGGGCGTACAAAGCAAAGCAGAAATAGATAATTTGAAAAAGCTTATTGGAATGGGCGGACAAGTTTCAAAAGAGTTTATTGATACATTTGATGACATTCTGCCAATTACACAAAGACTTACAGCAAATGCTGCTGCACAATCTGCTCAAATTGTTGGAGAGCTTAAAGCTGGAAAGATAAATATTCAGCAGGCTCGTGCAGCAATTATTGCCTCAAATGCTGAGCTTGAAAGAATGATGGGTATCGAAGTATCAGCATATGCCGCATCTCGTGGAAGAACAATAGATTTAACAAAAGCACCACTTATAGATCAACCAGTTGTTGATGCTAAGGGTAAACCAAATACTCGTGGAATGTTCCGTCAAGGAATATTTGCAGATGTCATGGCTGCTGTTGGAAAAGCAACAAGAACAAGAACAATGGGTGGTCCTTATAGTATTGAAACAACAAGGCCACAAGGATTAAATTCTGGAGGAAATGTATTCTACAATAATGGAGACCAAGTTCCTGGCCCGAATGTAGATGCAGATGTTGTTCCAGCAATGCTTACTCCAGGAGAGTTTGTAATTCGTAGAGGTATTGCACAACAAGATCCAGATGGAATGAGAGCTCTTAATGAAGGAAGAGCAATGGTTGTTCCTCTACAGGGAAGAAATTTAGGTGGATCAATATTAGGCGGAGGAATTGTATCTTCAAATAGAGGAGGATACGGACCAAGACCAACACTATCAATGATTAGTTCAATGCTCTCCAATTCTCCATGGAGCAGAGCAGTTCCAAGAAGAACTTTAAATGTAAGAGGAAAGCCGTTACATAGACATTACTTTTCAACAGGAACTGGTGCACATTCTGGCTCTAGAAGAATTGATTTAATTCAAAGTCATGATGCTGGATGGAAGATAAAAGATCCAAAAACAGGAGCCTATTATACAAAGGATCAGTTACAAAATTTAAATGACAATGAAGTTAATAATTTATGGTCTGGAATAGATAGGAGTCATTTCTCTACTCCTGTACATAAAACAGATACTGGACAGTATATTATGCCAGCACTGTTTGGACCACAAACTAGATTTGGTGAGGGAGGGAACCTTTCATTAATTACAGGTGGTAATCCAAAATTAATTCTTGAAGCTTTAAGAGGCGGATTGATGCATCCATTCTCAACAATGATGTCATCTGCAAGAATGCTTGGATATCCTTCTAAAAAAATAAATAAAGTTTTTGCAGATGCATGGGAAGATGCACAAAGTCAGTTGACATCAAGAAGAATTCCTTTTGGTAAAGATACAAATACATTTGAAGAATTTATGGAAAAAATTCTTAGAAGACATTTAGCAAAACTTAAAATTCAAGGATCTAGCAGCAATTATTTTGATGAAATGAGACAATTGGGAAATCTTCGTGGTTCTCAAATTTCTGGCTCAGGCCCAGCGGTATATAATAAAGATAATTCAGATATTTCATTTAACAAGGGCGGCATGGTTCCAGGAGTTCAATACTTTGGAAGTAATATTGCTGGAAGAATTGTAAAGCCATTATCAAAAACAATAGTTGATAAAATAACTGCAAGATGGAAACCTCAACAGCAGTTTAGAATGCCAGGATATCAATATACATTAGGAAACCAAGATCCATTACATGGTCCACTTCAAATTGGTAGATCTATGACTCCAAAAAATTTCCAAAATGATCCTGATTTTCTAAAAGAAGTTCTTTATAAGGATGACAGATTTGCAAGACAAGCAATGCTTCCACAATTTTTAACTGGAAATATGGAAGAGCGTGGCAAGTATGCCACAGCACAGTATATGTCAGGCAACTTAGACATAATGAGTCAGATGCAGAGACTTGGAAATCATCCTTTGGGTCCAATAGCTGCAATGAAAACTCTTCAAAGAAAATTTACTGGTAAGTTATTTAGAGGAATAAGACTTGATAAAACTTTTAAGGGACTTCCTCAAGATTTAATAGAAGCTATAGGTATTGCAAGATCTACTGGTGATTTATCTGGACTAATTGGCAAAGAATTTATTATGCGCCGATCTTCATGGAGCAAGAGTCCACAGATCGCCAACTTCTTTGCACCAGGTTCTGGAGTAGATCCAAATAATGTTGTAATCGAAGCGGCTATAAAAAATAGAAACATCTTACCAGCTGGAGACATGTTCCCAGATAAAAAATTCTTAGCTCCATATGGACAAGATTGGAGTGCTGGTAGCAAGTTCGGAGGTCAATATAGATCAGAACAAGAAGCAATATTTGGCGGAAAGTTTAGAGTAGTAGGATTTGATAAAGGCAAACTACAAGTAGAAACAGTAGTTGATGGTGCACGTAAAAATGGCGGACCAGTAAGTGGCGGAAGACCATATCTAGTCGGAGAAGATGGACCAGAAGTATTTGTTCCTAAAAACTCTGGTGGAATAATTCCAGGATATGCCATGGGAGGTATGGTTAAGGGATACAATAAAGGTGGAATGATTGTTCAATTGTTAGCATCAATTTTGGGAGGCTCAGCAGGACAAGCATTAGGTTCTAAATTTGGCGGAAGTGGTGGATCTATGATTGGTGGTATCCTTGGATCAATCCTTTTGCCTGGAATGTTTGGTTCTAGAGGATCTGGTATAACCCCTCAACAAAGACTTGGAAGAACTTCAACATTAACTCCCAACTTAGCCGCTTTTGGAAAACCTATGCAAGAGGGAGTTCCGCTAGCATTCAATACTCCTATTGAGCAGATCTCAAAAGGAAGACAGTCTATATTCGCACAAGGAACACCAGTACTTGGAAAATATGCTGGAGGTGTTGAAAAAATAGCAACATCTTCCAACACATTTGCAAAGATATCAGGAAAAGTTTTACTTGGAATTACAAGAACAAATCTTGCTTTGGCAGCTGGAACTACAATAGTAGCTGGAGCATATAAGGCTTGGCAAAACTATAACGAAACACAAAGATTATCAGCTGCAGCATTTGGATTAACTGCTGAATCTGCAGAAAAGGCTGGACTAAAATATACAAGCTATACTTCAAAAATAAAAGATTCAATAGATTCAGTAAAGTTATTATTGGATAAGAATAAACTTATTTACGAAAGCCTGCAGTCTGCTGGAACTCCTTTTAAGCTTACTATTGAAGAATATAAGAAACTTCAAAAAGAAGTAAAAACAACAATGAAGGATCAAATAGATCTAATTAGCGCTACAAAGTCTAAAGATATAAATCAAGTTGCAATTCAGTTGAAGGAGCAATTTGTTGCAGCTGGCATGTCTGCTGAAGAGGCTACTAAGAAGATATACGTATTGTTTAAGCTTTCAAATAAGCCAATGTCAGCAGTATCTGCAATTGGTTCAAAGGGTTTTGGAGAAATTCGTAATCAAGAAACAGCAGCAGTTAGTGCAGTTGGAACATTTAACTTGGCTAAGGATTTCCAGAATACAAGAGATCAGGCAGCTCAATTAAATACTGCTTTAACTGCAATTGACGCAGGTGTAGAAAATATAATGAAGACCAGCGAAGAAGCTGCTAAAAAAGATAAGACTGGAAAGACTCAAAAGTTAAGTTTATACGAAGCAGAGAATAAGCAGATCTCTATGATTAATGCTAAGGTTAAAGAACAGAAACCAATTGGAGATGCTGTTTTACAAAACCTAATTAAGCAAAACCCAGAAGTTAAGAAGTTTGCTACATCTTCAGATACCATATTAAGCATTTGGCAAAAGTTAAGAATTCAAGCTGCTGGATTTGCTGGAGATTTAACACAGTTAAATACTGATCAAGTAGATCAATTATACAAGCTATCAGTTGCAGTTCAAAAAGCTGTAGTTGAAACAAATAAAACGGGGCTATTAAAAAAGCAGTATGAAAACCTAGATAAACTTACAGCAAGACAAAAAGAATTGCTTAAGGCTACCAAGGGACAGACGGTAGCTGAACAGATTAAAGATCGTGATGCAATAAGAGCAATTGATAAAAAGATTAAAAAAATTAATGAAGAGGCTGATGCAAGAAAGAAAGCGTTGCAAGATCAAGCAGCAGGAGAAAATTATCAACTTGAGTTACAAAAAGCTCAATTAGAATATCAGCAAAATATAGCAACTGGAGATATGCAAGCTGCCGCACAAGCACAATTAAGAATGCGTGAGCTTGTATCTGGTAGACAAACTACTCTTGCAATGAATAAGATCGATGCTGACAGAGATAAACAGGTCAAGCCTTTAGAAGCACAAAGAGAAGCTATTCAAAATAAAAATGAAAAGTTAGCTGACAAAGCAGCACTTGCTGGAGAAAGCTTAGACGCACTAACTTCAAAAATTGCAAAACAAAAAACAGAAATTGATGGCGTAAATGGTGCAATGTCTAGACTTAAGCTTGCACTACTTGCCAATAAAGATGATTTAGCAAAGTTTAAAACAACTGCTGAGTTTAAGGGTCTTGCTGCTGATTTTATTAATGCGGTTCAAAAGGCTGGATTGCCAGTAGGAACTGCCAGACTTCCAGATGTTGTTAACGGAAAATTGGGACCAGAAGATATCGCTACAACTGCAATGAATCTTTTGAGTGGACTGGACAAGGGTCTTTCAGAGGCTTTGTCTAAAGAAGGAATTAGTACAACTGGCGACATTTATATAAATGGCAAGAAGTTGGACATGAGTAAAGAAGGTGCACCTCAATACGGAGCTAATAATCCTCTTAAAGTTAATAGTGGTGCTGGATTTAGATCTTACGAATTAAACGAAAGAGGTACCCTAAGCACAAAGGGCGGAAAGCAATTAATTCAAGATAAAGGATTAAAACCTGGAGACTTTCTTGAATACAAGGGAGTTAAGTATAAGATCTACGGTCCACAAGGAAATATGGATCCAAACTCATGGGAGACAAGAGCGCAGGGTAAAGCCATGGGTGGTATTATAAGAGGTCCAGGAAGCGGAACTTCTGATTCCATACCAGCAATGCTTTCAAGTGGAGAGTATGTAATAAGAGCTCAATCAGTTCAAAATGTTGGAGTACCATTGCTTGATAAAATTAATGGAATGGCAATGGGAGGATTAGCAACAAAGTACTCTGTTCCAAGCAGAACATCAAATAGAGTATCTATGGCTAGCGGAGGACAGGCTCCAATATTTGGAAGCAATGTTGTTATGCAGAATACATATAACATACCTCAAAGTCTTACAAAGGAAGAAATCGGAAGATACATTGTTGACCTTGAAGTAAAAGAATTAAAGAGAATCGGATACAATAGGAGTAAATAATGCCAACATCATACCCAATAACATTGCCAGTAGGAGCCCTTATAACAGTTGGCGGATTTAGCCTATCAGAGCATAACCGTTCACCAGTTTCTATATCTATTAATAGAATTGAAAAGACACAAAGAATGTCTAACGGAACAATGAGAAAGTTTTTTATTGCAGACAAGAAAGAAATTAGTGTATCTTGGGATGCACTTCCTTCAAGAGCAACATATACTGTAGATGGATTCTATGGAGCTAGAGACATTAAAGATTTTTATGAAGGTGCAACTGGAAAGGCGTCATTTCCAGTTACTGTAAAATATGGCAATACAGCTAATGCTGAAAATTTGACTATGATTTTTACATCATGTAGTTTTGAAATTATAAGAAGAAATGCTAAAATGAACACTGGGGATACGCCTCAAGAATTGTGGAATGTATCTATAACTTTGGAAGAGGTATAATGATACAGGCACCTTCACAAGTTACTAATAAGTTTGATCAAAGCACAAGTATTAATATTGGACTTGGCGCAACTCTTGATATAAATTGTAACACGTTAGTATCATTTTCTGAAAATGATTTTACTGGAGCTAATTACTATACATCTCCAGACGGAGCTCAGCCATTTAAATTATTGTTTCCGCTGGATTCAGTTGTAAAGCCATTCAGACCAGAAAAATTTGGAATTAAGTATGGAATAATTGGAGACCTACTGACTGGTACTTATAATAATCCAAGAAACACTACATACACAACACAGACTCCAGTAACATATAGGACTTACTCTCCATCAAAAAATACAAATTATAAATATTATGTTACACAGAAGAATACAAACCTTGATGTATCTATTAGATATTATGATGGCACATCGCCAATCTCATACGAGAACAAGGCCGTGCCAGCAAATAAAATTGTTTTAAAATTTGAATTATCACATTGCACACCAAGCTCTTGGTCTATATTTATTAATGGTACAGATGTAACATCTGGTATGACAAAAACAATAGACTCGAATGGTATTGTTGCTATTTATTATAACGGCACTACTTGGACAACTACTGAGTCAAGCATTAACTATAATTCTCAAGTAACAGTAAATAACTTAAGGGTAACTGCTACAAATCCAGGCGGAGATAAGTATATCGGATTGATTGAAGTTGCTCCACACTGGATAAAAGATTTAACTGACAGAATTGTATCTTTTGGAATACAAAAAGAAGCATCCTCAGAAACAAACGATATCCTTCCAATTGGATTAGCAACAGCAAATTCATTAGACATGGAGCTTAATTCATACGGAAATGCAAACATATTGTTTAGAAATTATAATTTTCAAGAAAGCATTGCAATAAATAATGCATATATTTATATGTCTAAAAAGGCAGAGGTTAAACCTTTTTATAAAATATATGATGCTGCTGGTAATCTTTCTGATTCAAATGGAACATATTTTAAAGTACTTCAAGGATCTTATTATTTAGACAACTGGAAGATAGGCGAGAATGGAGAGCTTGAATTTTTTGCATTAGATGCAGCTAAGTTTTTACAAGAAACCATATGCCCAGATATTCTTTGTGACGACTATTCAGCTACTGCAGTAATAAGAAGAATATTGGATTCAATAGGATTTACAACATATAATTTTAATCTGGCAGATGCAGACAAATCTGTAATATCTTTTAGATGGTGGTGGAGCGACGGTACAAAAACAGTATGGTCAGCTATACAAGAGTTATGTTCAGATACTCAGATGTCAGCATTATTTGATGAAAACAATGTATTGCAATTTTACAGTAGAGATTTTATATTTACCAAAAAAGCCTCATTGACTAAAGACTGGACATTTAGAAATACTGCTAGTGGAAGTAGCTTGCCAAATATAATTTCTTTAAGAGCAGACAATATAGCATCTTCAAATAATATTAAAGTATTTTATAATAGTGCTTATGTTGCTGGTTATGAGCAAAGTAATAAGTCTATAGTAGATGTAGATAAAACTTCCTTCTCATCAGCAGCTTTAAAAGAAACATTACTTAGCTCAACTGGAGCAGGTGGATATGTTAGCCTTGCAGTAATTTCTATAAAGCCTGCAGAAGATAGAACAATTGAAGCATTGCAAAGTTTTTCTGGATACCTGCTGATTGATGAAGAAGTTATAGAGTATGACGCCATTCAGTATGAATATCAGCCTATAACTGGTGGATCAAGAGTTCAGGTAGATATCACTGGACCAGCAGATTTTGCTAAGTATAGAGGATCAGCAGCTGTATTAGGATCACTAGTTGGGTTCATCCCAACTGAAAAATATAGAATTAAAGCTAGAGCAAAATTTGGTACAGAGCTAGCAACACATTATGTACAAACTGGAGTTCCAAATGGATGGATACCTTTTACTGATGGAATATTAAATACAAGCAATGTAGTCTCTACTAATTCAGGATCTGGATCTTTTGGAGGAAATGATTATCGGGAGGGACTCTATGCCATCTAATCTTTCTAAATCATTTTTAGTTACAACATCAAACTCAACAAGTCCAAATAGTTTTTCTGGGGCTGTTAAGGATACTGGTATAGATATAACTGGCCAGTACTTTTCATTTGGAACAACAATGTACTTTCAGCCAAAAGCATCAACAACAAGACAGTCAGGTGGAGTGGGCATTTTTACAAACGCTACATCAAATACTGGATATTTTGTTAGAGCAAAAACATCACAAACTGCTGGCTTGTATGGAGATGAATTTAGAATTATAAAAGTTGTTAATGGAGCAGTAGTAAAAGTTTTTAATGACAATATAAATTTACAAAAAGATACTATTGGAATACAAGAGGGAAAGTCTTACAAGATCGATATATTTGCAAGACATACTGGCAGTGTAGTAACTATAAATGCATACGTAAATGGATTTTTAATTCAAGCAATAGATAGCAGTTCAGTTATAGCCAAGAGCTCAAGAATGTCATTGTTTGCAAATCTTGGATCTGCATATTTTGATTATGCATACGCACTCAAAATTACAGCAAAAGAATTTAATTCCCCATCTTTAACAGATATTTATGAATCTCAATTTTCAAAAAGCATTATAAGTTTGGCTTATGGTGAATTTTTTGCAAATGGCATTGAGAGAGTGGCTGCTGCAACTAAAGAAAAGTACATTGAAGAATTTGGGTCTATCGCAAGAGAAATTAGATATGTCAAAAAGCGATATGACACCGCACCATCAATTCCTAAATTTACATACGAAAATTTAAATTCAAGCGTAAAGGTATTATATGCTAACTTAATGCCATTTGAAACTGAGTTGTATCTAATTAATAATTCTGGAATGTCTACGCTTGTTGACTCTTCACTGGGAACACAGATAAATGTAATCGGCAATAATTTAATTAAAACGGCTGGCATAGTATATCAAGATGATCAAATAAATAAATATGCTTCTCAAGAGCCCATAACATTTACTTCAGAATGGCTACAAGACCAAAGTGATGCCATAGAGCTTTCCAACTTTATTAAATCTCAATGGAGCAAAAATAATACTGTTCTTGAAATAGAAGTTTTTGGGAACCCGCTACTTTCTATTTATGATATTATAACTGTAAGCCACTCTTTTAATGAAATAGACCCAAATCAAAAATTTGTTATTACTAGTATCAGTCATTCATGGAATGATGGATTGGAGACTACCATAACCGCTAGATCTATAGTGGCTTAAATGGTATAATAAAAAAATGGCAACGGATAAGAAAAAAATATCTAAAAATGAGGTAGACAAGAACCCTCCTCTTTTTGCTACCTATGGAGATCCAAGAACATCAACAATAGATCCAACCGAATTAAGGTACAGCAACAGCCTTGGAAGAGCGGCATTTTCGTTTAATGGATTGCCTGGAGGATCTGACGGTGGAGATGATGGTGGAGAAGAAGATCCATCAATTTCTAAGTATCTACCACAGCTTTCAGATATATCAATAGTATCAGAAGAATTTGACTACTCCACAGTTCCTGCTACAATTAAGTTAAAATTAAAGATTATTGATAGAACTGATTCAGTAATAAAAGGAATAAGAGGTAGAATCCCACAATGATAACTAAATTTGGTAAAAGGTTTTTAACTTCCTGTATTGCTGGAATGAACTCATTTAATAAGCAGAGTATTGCAATAGGCATTGACTCTACAACTCCAAACGTAAGTGGAAATGATACAAGGTTAGGATTTGAATTCTACCGCCTACCAGTTTCATTTGGCGGAATCGATATTCAAACAGTTGGCGGGAACACTACATATTCTGTTGTTTATAAAACTACAATTCCTCAAGATGTCGCTGGCGTGATTAGAGAGATTGGATTGTACCCAAGTTCTAGAACATCTGTAAATAATTACGATAGCCAATTTATAGCAGACTTTGAAGATAATTTGTTATGGACAGATTCATCAAGCGCAAATCCTGCATTAGTATCAACCCCAACTCCAAGAATTGGAGTATCTATGGTACAGGTAACATGTACAGCCAATACAACAAAAGAATTTAAATCGTCAATTCCTTTTATAGATATTTCTGGATACAGTGGAAATGACAGTCTAACGCTTGCAATAAATCAAGCTGACCTGAATCTAGACTATATCAATGTCAGATTCTATTCTTCAGATACTTCATACTATCAAGTTTCATTTGACGGCGCAGATATTGATTCTGGCACAGGAAATAAAATTTTAGTTAGAAATTTATCAACTATGACTTCAGTAAATAGTCCTGGACAACTGATTTCAAAAGTTTCTGTATTTGTTGCTGCAAAGGCAGGCGGAGCAACAACAGTTTACTTTGATGGAATTAGAATTAATGATGAAGATAGTTTTGATCCAACATTTGGAATTATTGCAAGATCAACTGTATCTGAGATAGTAAAGCTATCTGGAAGGCCATTAGATATAGAATACAAGTTGGGTATTAACTTCTGATGGCAGGACCACAAGATTTAAAGTTTAATCCAAGTGAGCCAGATAAAAATAATGAATATATTTTTATTGATATTAGCCCGTTAAAAGTTGGAACACCATATAAATTTCAATTTCAATGGATTTTTGAAGATCAAAAGTTAAATGATTTGGTTGGAGACAATTGGTCTGCAACATATGAGTATTTGTCAAAGTCTGCAGCCAAGCCTTCACCAGTAACAAATTTGACTGGAACTTGGCTTGACGATACTGGTAAAAAAACTGGTACACTGCATGTAAGATTTAATCATGATACAACATTAAATAACGGAACTAATAACAATACTGGCGTAGATAAGTATTTAATAAGACTTACACCAATAACAAATGGTGCAAATCCAATAGATTTCTATCATACTGGAATAAATAAAACTGGAAGTTCACAAGTTTGGACACTTACAAGCGCAGATAATAAAGCGAAGTTTGGTGGATTTTTTAGGAGCCAATTTACAGTTACAGTAATTGCAATAGATACTTTAAATAAAACTGAGAGCGACCCAGTTACAATAACTTCAGATGTTGCACCAAACCCACTTGATCCGCCAGTTATAACTGTAGTAGGAGATGACTTTTCATACTTAGTGTCTTGGAATGCTCAAGATATGACGCTTTGCGAAGCAATATATATAGAAGAAGTGGTAAGTAACAGTTTGACTGCTCCGACAACTGGCTGGGCTTTTGTTAAAAAGTCTACAGATAATCCAGTATTAGTTCCAGCAACTGCTCAAAAAAGATGGGTGAGAGCTTATTTTGTTAGCACAAATGGTCAACAAACAGGTTACAGTAATGCAGTTTCAGTTACTCCAATTGATCCTATTTTTGATGCTATAGATGTCACTCCTCCGCCAAATGTAGTTTCAGTTGCTTCAGCATGGAATGGTGCATCATTAGAACTAACTCCAACATTTGCAACTGGTGATGACAGCGTAAGATTTTTAATTGATTTAACTGGAGTCCTAAATTCTGTAACTACAACAAGAACATTCTTTGTATGGAGAAGTGATTTAGTAGCAGGCAAACTAACATTATCTGCACTTGATATATATAATAGATTTGGCTCATGTGCTTACACATCATTTACTGGAACTTGGAAATCAGCAGATAAAGCTGACAATATCAATACTGGTACAGCTTTTTCAACACCAACAAGAACTAGTGCACTATCTGGAGTCACACCAACGATAAGCGCATCTGATATAACTGCATTGGCTGACGGATTCAGCATTAAATTTACTTTGCCAACAGGAGCAACACATGCAAAAGTTTACAAGAGGGCAACTAGCTGGGGAAATCCAAGTGGACAACCAACAACAACTCCAACAGCTGCAGAGATTGGCGGATCTGGAGTAACTCCTGTATACGTTGCAGATACAACATATACAACTATATATGTTAGATTAGCATTTTCAAATGATTGCGGAGATTTATCACTGTATTCAAATGAATTAACCACGATAGCTCAAAATCCAGTAACCCTAGATACAACCCCACCGCCAGTACCAACAGTGACTGTTGCAACTCCAACACTTTCTGGATCAAAGTATCAAGCAGTGGCTACCATAACACAGTCAGCTGGAAGTGACACAAAAGAATATCGTTTAAGATATAAACCAAGCGCATCATCTGTATACACAACAGAATTGGTTAAATATGTATCAACAAGTACAACGCATACAATCTTTGACTTAAACCCTTCAACCACATACAATATTTCAGTTGCATCAGTAGATGCAGCAAATAATACTAGCGCATACTCTACTGATGTTAATTTTACTACTGGATCATTAGCAGTAGACCCTCCAGCAACCGCTACCCTAACTGCTTCTACAGCAGGAGCCGTTGCTTCATGGACAGCACCATCTGTAATAAGAGCACCGATATCTAGATACAAGGTTGAATTATATAGAACTGGAACTCCAAATGTTTTAGTTTCTACAGAATATTCATTTAGTACAAATATGTCGTTTGGCGGACTTGCTGCTGGTTCATATTATGTAAACGTTTATGCTGAAGATTCTAATGGTGTATCTAGCACAGCAAGAACTTCATCGACAGTTTCTGTTACTGGTGTTGGCACATCTGACGGAAATCCTCCAGCCTCATCACCAGCAGCAATTGTAAATCCTTTGTATGGTGCCCTAGAAGTTAAATGGACAGCAATTTCAAACGCAGATCCAGTAAATTATGAAGTTTATCTGTCAACAAGCCCTATAACATCTGTAGTTCCAGCTAACTTAGCCTTAAGAGTTACAGGAACTTTTGCAATTATAGATACATTGCCAGGAACACAAACTCCTTTAACATATGGCACAACATATTACGTAAGAATAAGAGCTACAGATGCAGACGGAGAAGCGGCTACATTAGGAACAGAAGGATCTGCAGTAACATTAAAAGTAGATAATGGAGATATCGCCCCAGGCGCAGTTCGTGCAAACGTAATTAGGGGAGGAGAAATAACAGGAGATCAGATAAATGCTGGTGGACTTCTTTCAAATAATGTTATTACAGTAGGAGCAAGATCTGCAGTAGTAATAAATGCAGTTGTTGACGGAACAGCAACAAATATTACTTATACAACTTCTGGAAATCATGGTTTTGCTGCAGGGACATTAGTAACTGCTAGATTCTTAACTCCATTAGGATTTAATATAACTGATAGGTCAATACAATCTGTAACTTCAAATACATTTACAGTTCTTGCTTCTGGTACTGGACTTACAGCCAACACATCAGCGACAGCACCAGTGGCAGGATCAGCTACATCAACTTCAAATACTGCTATTAAAATTGATGCTACTGGAACAGGTCTTTCTGCCAACCCATTTAAATTCTATAGTGGAGTTGGTACATATGCAGATGCTGGAACAAATCCAGGAACTCCTTTTTATCTAGATACTAATGGAAAATTTTCTTTAAGAGATAGACTATACTTTGACGGATCAACTTTGACAGTTAATGGAACTATAAATGCTTTTGATGGAGATTTTAAGGGAGCAGTAAAAGTAAATAGCGGAACAATGTTAATAGGTAAAGGCGTAAATCCTGTTAATGTTCCTGTAAATCCAACAACAGCAGGATCTTTAGATGGTATATATATAGGTACAAATAATTATTGGTTTTCAAATGGATTATTTTCTGTAGGTGCTGCAAATAATACTGTAACTTGGAACGGAAATGCATTAACTGTAACGGGTGCAATAAATGCACGAAGTGGTAATTTTCAAGGCAACGTTAAAGTAACTGATGGCTCTGTATATAGCGGAACAGAAATTACTCCTACAGTTACCGCATATAGTGGTGCATCAGGTCAGGCTACATACACCACATCAGCAGCACATGGATTAGGAACTGGAGTTGTAATAACTGTATCTGGTTTAACTGGAGCTAACTCTTCAGCATTTAACGGAACATTCATTACACAGACTGGAACAACAGCATCTACTATTGTTGCAAATCCACAAACATCAACTAATACAATTCCAGTTCAAGCACAACAAACTGCACAATCAGGTGCTCTATTAAACGTTTCCGCTGGATATATATTAAATACTAAAGGTTTAACATTTGGAAACAATACTATAATTGATGCTGCAACTGGAAGAATTACAACAATATCTGCAAGCATTGGCGGATGGACAGTTGATTCTTCAAAATTACAAAGAGGAACTGGAGCAACAGGCAATCTGTATGCTGGAATATCTTCAACTGGAAACCATACATTTTGGGCAGGCAGTACAACAAGTGGAGGAGCAGATGTTGCTCCATTCTGGGTAAAACCAGATGGATCCGTAAGAGCAAGCAATATATCTCTTGTTGGTTCTGGAACAACGGCAGATTTCATAAACGCAGGCAGTGGATTATTTAAGGTAACACAAGATGGAAAATTAACTGCTACAAGTGCTGATATAACTGGTAAGATTACTGCAAGTAGTGGCAAAATTGGTAACATAAATATAGATTCAGCATCTTTGTACATATCAAATGCTGCAATTCCAACAGTATTATCTGGCGATAGAATGATTTTCAATGCTGGAGGAATTGGCGCATATCCAAATTCTGATGCAGCAACTTCTGGACTTACTGGAACAGAGGCTACTCAAGCTGCTTTTGGTACAGCAAACTTTGCATTAACTAGAAATGGTGTTGCAATGTTTAAAACTGGATTTATTGGCGGATGGACAATTTCATCAACTGGTCTAAATAAAAGCACTAGCGGATCTGTAATAGATTTAAACTCATCATCTAACTATATTGCTATTTCTACTACAATATCTTCATTGGCGTACAGCACTGGAATGACAGTTCCAACTTCTGCAAGCGATGTTGTTTTGTGGTCTGGACAACAAGCATTTGCTACAAGAAGCTCAGCAGCATTTAGAGTTACTGCAGACGGAGCTTTAACTGCAACTAATGCTAACATTGTTGGAAAGATTACAGTTACAGGCGGAGGAACCATGTCCTTCGGACAGGCAGCAGGCGGCACAGGTCTAAATGGATTATATATTGGATCAACAACAGATTATATTTATGACACTGGAAACTTTAAATTTGGAAAAGGAGCATTATTATATAATGGCACAAATTTAAGCATTTCAAATCCAACTGGAGGTACGACAACTATATCTGGAACAAATCTTGTTCTTGCAGACACAACTGGAGGAGATGATGGTACTGCTGGAGACCCAACAGTTACTAGAATTATTAATCCAGCAGTTGTTGGCGGTATTCCAGATGGAAAAATAGTTACAGGTAGAGCAATTTGGTACGGAGGCAGCACTACTCCAAACTCAACAATTACTTCAAGATATGCATTTAATGCCGCTAACCCAGGATCAACACAAGGTTTTGTTGGTGGTGTTCCAAGATATACATCTACAAATCCAGGGAATTTTTCTACTGGTGATTTATACATGAGTTTAGTATAATTAGATAACTATGCCAATCTATAGATACGATAGCAACGGATATGCAAATGATGGAACTCCAGAATGGAGAGCTGTAAGAAATTTTTACAGATTTAATAATTCTATAGCGGCTAAATGGCAAACAGTAAAATCAATTTGGCGATATGATGCCAATGGATACAGCAATGATGGAATTCCAGAGTGGAGAAAAGTACATAGTGCAATCCCTCGTCCAGAAGTTAGCACTCTCCCAACTTTAAGAAATGCAACAAATACAGAACCTGATTCTGCAATTGAAGCGTCTTTATTTAAAGGCGGAAATGTAGTTACTCTTACTAGAGGAAGTTACACAAATACAACTGGAGATGCTAATACAAAATATACTATGCAGATAGTTAGAAGTATTAATCTTGAAACCAGCATTGCAAATTGGGAAATAGTTTCTGGACCAACTATTTTTTATGGCAATACTTCAAACGCATCTACAGGAATTACCTACACAGTTACTGACGATGATGCAAAAGGAGGATATTATATTGGAGGAAGAATAAGAGTAGATACCGACCCCTCAGATATAAACTCTCCTATTTATAATTTTCCAATAGTAAGCGCAGCTAGATTATCTAAAGTATCACATACAGTTGATTCATTAACAACTTCAAACGTAACGGATAACGATGTTACTTTTACTTGGTCCGTTGGAGGAATAACTGATTCTACTTATATACATAGTCAAACTTTAAAAATAAGGTCTGGTAGCACAACTGGCCCTGATGTAATTTCTCCAATAACAATACCCTCAGTAAATACTAGAGTTTATACAGTAACTGACAGTCCTGGCCTATCTACAAATACTACTTATTACGGAAGAATTGAAGTGGTAGCAAATGATGGTTGGAAAACATCTACGAACCCAACACTTCAAGTAAGGAACGTAACATTTCAAACAACAGGAGTATTACCAGTCAATACAATTGCTCCTACAGTTACACCATTAAACAGTAGAGGATATGCGCCAAGAGGAGTACAGCTTACATGTAGCACTGGAACTTGGACAAATGTAAATGCTAGTACTGTATATTCATATCAATGGCAATATTATGAGGACGCTGGAGTTCTTAGCGGGTATAGGAACATGACGGAGTCTGGGAACACTTCAAATATATTTGTTATTCCTACATCATCAACTTATGCCACTAAAGTAAGATGTAGAGTAACTGCAAAAAATGGAACAGACCCAGGAGTAGAAGCATTTGCAACCTGGGGAGACCTTAATACAAATGTTGATCCTGCAGTTTCAATAGGAGCTATTAGTGTTGATGGAGTTTCTCCACCTCTTGTTCAGGCCACCGTTTCTAAAACCTACAATTTTTCAATATCTGGATACCCTACTCAATATACAATAAACTGGGGAGATGGCACAAGCGCGGAAACATATTCTTCATTTTCAGGTAATACTATTTCTCAAAGTAGAGCACATACTTATGCTACAACTGGATCAAAAACTATTACTATAACAGCTCAACCTGGAAATGTACAGTCAACAACAACTGTTACCGTAAATCCACTTCTTGGCTCAATACCAACTCCATCTGGAGTTACATATAATTCAGGAACACAAATTTTTAATGTTACATTTTCTGCCACTGGCACAGGTCCGTATTATCAGTTATACTGGAATCAATCAGGATTTGCTCCAGCAAATACTACGTATTACGATGCAGCATCAACAAGTCTTGGAAGCATTTTTGAATCTTTGCCTGTCACTTCACCAGGATCTTGGAATTTTTGGCTTAGGTCTTCAAATCAAAATTTAGGAAATACAACTTTAAATGGAAATGCCACATTAAATACATTTACAAATTGGTCTAGCACATTTGTTACTTATACTGCTACAGCACCTTCTGGAGGTTCAGCCTCAATTTCTGGAACAGGTGCACAATCATCTAATCTTACTCTTTCAAAGACAGATGCTACTGGAAACCCTGCTACGACAGCTACTTGGGTTTGGAGAAGAAACGACGGAGGCACTAGTGGTGGTACTTTTGCTGGTGGTACAATAGTTCAAACAAATGGCACAACATATACAGTTCAAGCTGCAGATATTGGTTATAAAATACGTGCAGAAGTTACATGGTCAAACGGAGTATTACCAAATCAAGTTGTTATTACTAATGAAATAACAACACTTTTATCTTATAGTATAACTTGGGATGCTGCTGGAGGAACTAATGGGATTCAAACAACAGGTCCATTTGTTTCAGGAACAGCTCATACAGCACCAGATCCTGGAACCAGAGCAGGTTTTCAATTTTCTTTTTGGAGAACTCCTGCAGTTGGAGAATTAGTTGCTACAAGACAACCTGGTCAAACTTATACCCCTACTCAAAATACAAATTTTGCTGCTATATGGACAACCCCATCATACACATTTGCACTTGGTAATAGAATAAGCGTATCTACCAATGGTTATATAAGTTTGGGAACATCTACTGAAGTAACTGGAAATGATAGTGATTCAGTAACTAATACAACTGGATTAGTCCTTGCCGTAATGCCAAGAGATCTGCAGCAAACCTCACTTCATTATTTTGGAGATTCATCTTCATATGTTGTAAGATGGAGAGGACATCAGTATGGAATTACAACAAATGTAATGGAATATGAAGCAAAGTTTTATCCAGGACAACAGTATGCTGATATTTTTATTATAAATATGGCTGTTACTGCAGCTAATAATTTTGCCTATCTTAGTGGTGGATCTGCTGTAACTAGTTATCCAATTACACTATCTAATAATAGCAGATACCGTGTCAATTTTAATACAACTGGCCCAACTAGCCTTCCTGGAGGATATACACCAAGAGCTACTGCAAACATGTTTCTTGCTCCAAATCCAATAAGAACATCAACTGGTGTAGTAGATTATGATATTGGACAAACAACAATTATTACTGCAAATACTGGAAGTCCAGCTGTTAATCCATTCTTCCCATTCTTCCCACCGTTCTTCCCATTCTTCCCACCTTACTTCCCTTACTTCCCAACCTTTGGTGGAACTGCGCCAGCTACTCCAACAAATGTTACATTTAGTGGAATTGGAGCTGTAGGATGGTCTCATCCTGGAGCTAGTACATTTACAATAGAATTCTATACTGCACAAAGTGCTACTGGCTTTACTAATGGAGTTTCCACTGTGGCTGGACCGTATACACAGTCTACCACTGTTAACGGTTCTTACCAGCTTACTACTCCATATGCATCTCCTAATAACTATGCTAGAGTAAGAGTAAGAGCTAATACTGGTGGACTATCCTCAGCTTATTCAGCATGGGTTCCAAGTGAGACATCCTATACATAAAATGAAAGGAGTAAAAAATGACATATGATCTAACAAATGATGAAAAAAAGGAAATTATAGGTAGCAGCCTAAAGCGTCTATCTAATCATAAATTCAATATTGAGCTTTTAATGATTGAAGAATCTTCTGTTTCTAATCCAAAAGAATCAATAATTACGGATCTTCAAAATCAAATAAATGACTGTAGCCTAAGAATAGAGGCGTTGTCGATAAAATTAAATGAAATTGATTAAAATAGGGTATACAAAATTTTTAATGTTTATGCTATAATATGAAAGGAGGAATAAAATGATATATGACCTAACAAGAGCAGAAAAGATAGATATTATAAGAGGACAGATTCGTCAACTAACTTATAATAAGTATTCGTCAGAAGTTCAGCTAATTGTTGAAAATGCTGTAGCTGTTCCTAATGCAACAAAAATTTCAGAAATAAATGCTGAAGTTGCAACTCGTCAAGCTCAAATAGATGCTTTGATGAATGAAATAGAAGGGCTACCTGAGTGACAGAAAAGATTGAACTTATTGTAACAGCACTCCAACAAAGAATTGGTGAACTTGTTTCAAATTATGAGACACAGATAGCAGTACTTCGTGCAGAGGTTACAGAGCTAATAAATGAAAAGGGACAGCGTGAACAAGCTATTCAAGAATACAAAGAAGAGCTTAATAGTAAAATCAACTAGCTTTCCTTCTGGAATTGCTGTAAAAACAGATAAGAATACTTACTGGGTTAAAGATGGAAAGCTTTACAGGCTTATTTCAAATAGGGCTGCAAGCTCATGGTCTTTTACAACAGTTGATGCTGCAGAATCAGCATTGTCAAAGTATAAAGTTGTTGGCAAGCTTGGGTTTCGTGATGGCACTTTGATAAAGGATATATCAGATGGTAAAATATATTTAATATCACAGAATAAAAGACGTCACATTACCAGCCCAGACGTATTTGATAATTATGGTCTAGACAGATCTAAGGTTATTGAAGTAGGTAGTGAAGAATCAGAAATGCATTTATTAGGAGAAAATTTATGACACAAGAGTATAGCCTTCAATTTAATGAGGGGGAGCCAATAGATGCAACAAAGTTACAGAAGCTGGTTACATTTATTAATGAGGTAAATGCAAAAGCATTAAAGTTGCCAAGTGGAGCAGATATTGCTGGAGATGTAGTTGCTTCAGTTATGACTACTGGGGTATCGAAATCATTTCCAATTACATTTTCTGGAAAAGCGGTGCCAATTGATGTTTCATTTGATAAGCCTTTGTCTAATGATCCATATTCTGTAATTGTTACCCTTCAGTGTGGAAGCGAAGACATGGACTTAGTTCATTATATTCAAAGTGCAAATCGACAAGGCTTTAAGTTAATGGTAAACAGAGTAGCTGGCGTAAATAAAGCAGACGGTGCAGCATACACAACATCAAGATCATTTAACGTACAAGTTCACTACTTTGCAGTAGCAAAACCAACAATAGCGTAGTATTGACAACCAATAATTATATGTTACAATTACTGTAACATCAAAGTCACGTATCCGTGACTTTTTTATCATAAGGAATTAAATGAGCAACGATTTAAAATGGATGCTGTCATCTGATCAGCAGTTCCCGTATCAAGACGATAAAATGATTGAGCTTTGGTTTAAAGTAATGAAATGGTTTAAGCCAGATGTAGTAGACTATCTTGGCGATACCGACGACCAAGCTTGCTACAGCAAGTATACAGAGGGTCGGTCTGCAGAGTTTCTAAATTTACACAAGACAGACAGCAAAGATTTAATTGTTCCTATGATGAGACACGAGGCTAAAGGAGCAAGAGAATTTTATACAAAGACTCGTGACATGCTTCCAGATGCACAATTGTTTTCAGCGCTAGGAAATCATGATGTTAGAATATTTAATTACATGGACGCCAAGCTTCCAGATTATTTAAAAGAGGTTACTCCAGAATCATTATGGAGCCTAGACTCATTGGGATATGAATACATATACTACGATTCACTGCCTAAGCAAAGATTTGGAGATGTTCACGTACATCATGGAATTTCAATTTCAGCAACAGGCTCTGTACGCAAAGACATGGAAGACTTGCAGGTATCTTTAATTAGAGGACACTCACATAGAATTGCTTCACACATGGTTACATATGAGCTTAGGAACGGTGGTGAAGGTGAAACTCTTCGTGGATATGAGATTGGTCACATGTGCGATGAGAAGGGTCCAGGAATGAAGTATACTCAGCACCATGACTGGCAAAAGGGATTTGCTATTGCCCATATTGTAAATGATTACCCACATATTCAAATGATTCATGTGTCTTCAGACTACTCATGCGTCGTGGATGGAAAGTTTTTTCAAGTATGATGACATGTAAGAGATGTAATGGAAGAGTGTTTGTAGATAGAGTTTTTTCTCAAAAACTTCATATTGAGCTTTTTTGTATACTATGTGGCAAAAGGTGGATGTTAAATAAAGATACGAATAGGTTGGGTAAATGGCTAGAAAACAGAGAAAACCAATATCAAAAAAGTTTGTCTATTTCTTCTTAAATGGTAAAATCCATAAAGTACTAAGAAGCAACAGATCAAAAGATGAATTGATAGCTTGGTGTTACCCAGATAGAAAAAGAGTGCTGTACCCATATTCTCAAGTAAAGAAGAATATGGAGAACGCATACTCAACTTCAGAGGTAGCAAAAATTCTTGATAGGCATAAGGTTACTTTAGAGGATTATATTTTAGATGGAAAGATAAAAGTTCCTCAAAGAGTATACCCAATCGGAAATCCAGAAAGCACATGGTCTAAATTTATGTTTAGTGAATCTGATATATTAGATTTGCATGAATTTATATTAGATTCAGGATACTCAAAAGAATTGCCTTCAAGAAATGAACTCAAGGCTCTTCTCAAAAATAATGTTATATTGTATACTAAGAGTTCTGAAGGCAAGTTTATACCAGTATGGAAGGCGGAATGATGTCAGAATCATATGTTGTAACCAATGAACCTACTCGTGTTAAAGTGGATTTATCTTTTACACGAAATTTAGGTAACTATGAAAGTATTAAAATAGGGATTGGCGTAGAAGACTCTATCAGGAATGGTGAGAATGTTGAATCTGCTACAGAACGTGTATATAAGTTTGTTGAAGATAAGCTAATTCAAAAAACTCGTGAAGTAGAAGAAGAGCTCAATGGCCGTAAAAAATAAAGACCCATATGTGCTGCTTACTCTGTATCAGAACTTATACAAAGAGAAATACAACAAGGCTGTGACAATAAATAAGTTTCGTGAGAAGTGGGCCATGCAAGATGTTATTGATAGCGTAGGATTTGAAGAAGCCTCTAAGCTGTTACATTATTATTTTGGAGTATCTAAAGCTGGACACCCACTTAACTTCTTCTTTAACAACTTTGATAGAATGGCTGGAATGATGGAAGCACAGGCTAAAGATGAAGAAAGGCGGCGCAAATTGCGAGAAGCTACTAAGAAATTAGTTGAGAGCGGAGAATAATGAATACAGAAGCAACATTAATCTCAGCAGTATGTCACAACAAAGACATCAGTACTTTGTTGGCAGAGAATGTAGATGAGCTATTTGTTTCCCATAGAGACGTATGGGATGGACTAAAGTCTTACTATTATAAGTTTAAAGCAGTTCCAGATGTAGGAATTCTTATGGAAAGATTCAAGGACTTTGAGCCAGCTAAGACAAGTGCAGAGACTGGATATTATTTAGATACCTTGAAGAATGAATATATCTCAAATAAACTAAAGAGTATATTAATTCAATCTGGATCAGCGTTAAAAGAAGATGCTGCTGCAAGAGTTCTTGTAGATTTGCAAGGTAAGCTAGTTAGTCTTTCAAAGTTTACAAATGCTGTAAGAGATGTTGATGTTACAGATATTGATTTAGCAGAACAACACTTTAAGTCAGTTAAAGAAAGATCTGCAGTAATGGGCGGAAGCCCAGGAATTCTAACTGGGTTTGATGCTATTGATAAAGCATATCCTACAGGTATGGCTCCAGGACATTTAATTGTTGCTATTGGTTGGCCAGGTCGTGGTAAGACGTGGTTTACATCTTACCTTGCATGTAAGGCATGGGAACAAGGCTTCAAGCCAATGATTATATCGCTTGAAATGTCACCTGAAGATATGCGTAACCGTATTTATACAATGATGGGCTCTGGCTTATTCAAAGCAAGTGATTTTGCAAAGGGAGATGTAAATATTGACAGCTTAAGATCTTGGGGTAATAAAAAATTTGAGAATAAAAACGGATTCATTTTAGTTTCAAATGAGGGTATGGGTGAGGTGAGTGCTAATACTGTTCAGGCAAAGATTGATCAGCATAAGCCAGATTTAGTTATTCTAGATTACCACCAGCTGTTTTCAGATACAAAGAGAAGCCAAGGTGCAACTGAACGTAATATGAATATCTCTCGTGAGTTTAAAATGCTTGCAATGACAAATGGTATTCCAGTTATTGATATTACTGCTGCAACAATGGATGATATCTCAGATCAAGATGCTCCTCCAATGTTGTCTCAAGTTGCTTGGTCTAAAGCAATTGAGTATGATGCTGATATGGCTATTGCGATTCATAAGTATACCAATACAAATATGATTGAGGTAGTTAGCAGAAAGAATCGTCACGGCTCAGAGTTTGATTTTTATCTTGATTGGGATATTAATCGTGGAGTTATCACTCCAATATATGAGAATTTGCCAGAGCTAAACAGTGACTCATCGAAAAATTAAAAGATTCCAAATTGATGTAAAGTTTTATGACAATGCACAGTTAATTAGTTTAAGACCACAGTATGAGAATTTGCTAGTTCAAGATATGAGAGGGAAGGGATATGTCAGAGTACTTGACATAGACCCAGCCTTTTCGGTAGAATTCACAGGCGAGACATGGAAATTCATAATGACTATCCATGGTGTATATGTAGGAAAGAAGAAGTCATGGCAGACAGAGGGAATATCTCAAAACAAGCTGATACCTCGCTCTATCCCCCTAGACAAATCAAGGCAGTAGTAAAAGGCTTAGGCCTTAATATTGTTGGTGAGTCTAATAACAACATCATCTTGTACTGCCCATTTCACAATAATACACATACTGCATGCTTTTATATTAGTGAAGAAACTGGAGCATGGATATGCTTTAACCCTTCATGTGGAGAAGCTGGTGGCATAAAAGAATTAGTAAAGAAGATATTAGGTAAAAATGAGTTTGAAACTTTAAGGTTTATACTTTCAAAAAAACCAAGTGCAGATGACATGTTTGAAGATACCCTAAACTCAGTACTTGAAGAAAAGCCAGACTTTCAAGAGTTTCCACAGCAAACTTTAGACAACCTATACGTTGAGCTTGGTGGATCTCAAGAAGCTAAAGATTATTTTGTATCTCGTGGAATCAATGAAGAATCTATGAAACATTTTAAGTTGGGATATTCAAACAAAATGGGCATGGTCATTGTTCCAGTACATAGTCCAGATGGAATGCCAGTAGGTCTTGTTGGGAGATCAATAAAAGAAAAAGTATTTAAGAATAGCACAAACTTGCCAAAGAATAAGACTATGTTCAATATACATAGGGCTAAAAGAATTGGTGAACATGTAATCATTGTTGAGTCTAGCTTTGATGCGATACGTGTACATCAGGCGGGATTTCCAAATGTAGTTGCTACACTTGGAGGACACCTGTCTAAAGAAAACATATTCCTGTTAAATAGATATTTTAATAGGATTACTATAATGACAGACTCAGATTTAGCTGGAAGAGAGCTTGGATTAAGCATTGCTTCTAGACTAAAAAATAAGGACATCTTGTGGGCTTCTTACGAATATGGTAAGATATACCCACATGATGCAAAAGATGTAGGCGATATGACTGATGAAGAGATTAAAGCCTGTATCAAAAACTCTGTATCTGATATAGAATACAGATCTTGGAACTCGTGATATAATAAAAGAACAGACGGATTTATACCGTCAAATATATAAGGAGATAATATGAGTATAGTAAAAGGTCTAAAAGACTTAAACAAAGCACTAGATAAGCCTACCTACAGCGGTGGGGATGAAAACAAAGCACGTTGGCTAAAGGTTGAAGATGGAGAGAGCGTAAAGATTCGATTCCTCCAAGAACTAGACCCAGATTCACCAAATTATAACGATAAGCTTGGCTGTGGATTTATCGCATTGGAACATACTAATCCTGCAGACTATCGTCGTAAGGCTCTAGACACTATGGAAACAGAAGGTCGTGACTGGGCTAATGAACAGCATCGCAAGGACCCAAAGGCAGGATGGAAGGCACGTACACGCCTTTACATTAATGTTCTTGTTGATGACGGAAAAGAAGAGCCATATGTAGCAATTCTTTCTCAAGGAACAAGCGGTAAAACAATTACACCTACACTAATTGAATATGCTGGTGAGATTGGAAGCATTACTAATCTTATGTGGAGAATCAAGCGAAACGGATCTAAGACTGATACCAGTTACACAATTATTCCGTTAGCAAAGGATGAAACACCATTTGATTTTTCTGGTCTAGAACTATTTGATTTAGAAAAGACAGCAGTTCGTCACGTACCGTATGCAGAGCAAGAAGCTTTTTATACTGGAGAAACTAGCAACACAGAAGAGTCTTCTGCTTCAAGTAGCAGCTTAGATTGGTAATATGATGGGGGCCTACGGGCCCCCATTTCAAAGGCGGTTATGAACTTTATACATTTACACGTACATTCTCATTATTCAATGATGGATGGCTTGAACTCACCAGACGAGATTGCAAAGCAGGCAAAAGCCCTAGGCATGTCAGCAATTGCAATTACAGATCATGGAACATTGTCATCTCATCGTGATATGCAAATTGCTTGTAAAGAGCATGGCATTAAGCCAATCCTTGGGGTAGAGGCATATATTTCTCCAACTGATAGATTTGATAGGTCATCATTTAAAGATAAGAGTATTCAGGCTTACAACCATATTATTTTGTTGGCAAAAAACAAAAAGGGTTTAAGCAATATCCATAAGCTGCAAGAGATAGCATGGACAGAAGGCTTTTACTCAAAGCCAAGAATTGATAGAGAGGTTTTAAAGGAATATGCAGAAGGCATTATTGTATTGTCTGGATGTCTTAATGGACTTGTTAGCAAGGCTATTAGTAAAGGAGATCTGTCTGAAGCACGACTTATGCTCAAAGATTTTAAGAAAATCTTTCAAGATGATTTTTATGTTGAAGTACAATCTCATAACCCGCCAGAAATAAACTCATCTCTTTTAGAACTAGCAGACGAGCTTGAGATAAAGCCAATTGCTACAAGCGATATGCATTATGCAAAAGAAGAGGATAGGCTTTTAGAAGAGGCTTTGTTGATTATCTCTACTAATCCTAAGATGAACAAGGATGCAGACTTTGACATGTCTAGACAAATGAATGATATGTCTGATAGATTTGATTATCTTTATCCTGATCGTAGAATGACATTCAAGGGCATGAATTTGTTTATGCAAACTCGTGAAGAAATTGAAGCAGACTTTAAGACCTCTGGAATAAATAGAACAGATATATTTGATAACACTTTAGAGGTGGCAGACAAGATTAAGGATTATGATCTTCATAAAAACTTAGACCTACTTCCAGTACCAAAGACTGATGCGGATGACAAGTTGAGAGAGTTGTCTTATGCTGGACTAAAGAAGATAGGCAAAGATTTAGACGAAGTATATATCAATCGTTTAGAAGAAGAGCTTTCTGTAATCAAGGACAAGAACTTTGCTTCCTACTTTCTTATCGTAGCAGACATGATCAATTGGGCTAAAGAAAATAATATTATGGTTGGTCCAGGACGTGGTTCTGCTGCTGGATCATTAACTTGTTATTCATTAGGAATTACAGATGTAGATCCAATTGAGTATGACTTACTGTTTTTCCGATTTATCAACCCAGATAGAAATGACTTTCCTGATATCGATACAGACTTTGAAGACCGTCGTCGTAAAGAGGTAAAGGAATATTTAAAAAAGAAATTTAAATATGTTGCCTCTATTTCTACCTTTACTTATTTTAAAGATAAGGGAGTTATTAGAGATGCTGCTCGTGCCTTTATGATTCCTCTTGGAGAAGTTAATCATGCATTAAAATCTGTTGACACATTTGAGGAATACGTATCTTCACCAAATACAAAAGAGTTTAGACTTAAGTATCCAGAAGTAACATGGCTTGCTGAAAGACTACGTGGAAAGATTAGAAGCACTGGAATCCACGCAGCTGGAGTAATTGTTGCAAAGGATGACTTAAGAAACTATGGCCCTGTTGAAACAAGAGAAGATCGTGAAGATAAGGCTTCTGGTAGAATCCCAGTTATAGCATATGATATGGACACTGTTGCTGATATTGGACTGATCAAGCTTGATGCTCTAGGCCTTAAGTGCCTTTCTGTAATTTCAGATACAATTGCTTCCGTAAATAAAAGAACGGGCAAGAAGATAGAACTTGCTAAGATAAACTTTAATGATGCAAACGTATTTAAGATGTTGAGCGATGGTTATACTAAAGGTGTATTTCAAGCCGAAGCAACGCCATATACAAACCTATTGATAAAGATGGGCGCAAATGAATTTGAAGACCTTGTTGTTTCAAATGCCCTAGTACGTCCAGGAGCCATGAATACAGTAGGTGCTTCATACATCAATAGAAAGAATGGCAAAGAGGCTACAGAGTATGTTCATCCTATAATGCAGCCATTTACAAAAAATACTTATGGTGTGATTATTTATCAGGAACAGGTTATGCAGGCATGCGTACACTTGGGTGGAATGACTTGGTCTGAGGCAGACAAGGTTAGAAAGATCATTGGAAAGAAGAAAGATGCAAAAGAATTCGATCAGTTCAAAGATAAGTTTGTCGAAGGTGCTTCAAAGCATATTTCAAAAAAGCAAGCAGAAAGACTTTGGCACGACTTTGAGGCACATGCTGGATACTCGTTCAATAGGTCTCACGCTGTTGCTTACTCTATGCTTTCTTATTATACCGCTTGGCTTAAGTTACATTATCCTTTGGAGTTTATTTTCGCAGCGCTCAAAAACGAAGGAGACAAAGACACAAGAACAGAATATCTGATTGAGGCAAAAAGACTTGGATTAAAGGTTAAGCTTCCACATATAAATGAGTCAGAGGTATATTTCTCTTTACAAAAAGACTCTTTAATGTTTGGGCTAGCAGAAATCAAATACATTTCAGATAGCATTGCTAATAAGATTATTGAGAATAGGCCATACAAGACATATAAAGACTTTGTAGATAAGGCTTCAAAAAAAGGTAGTGGTATTAACAGCAGAGCAATAAGCTCATTGAATGCAATTGGCGGAGCAGCATTTGAAGATAACTTAAGAACGGGTAAAGAAAAAGAAAACTATTATGAGTTTCTTGGTATACCTTCTTTTGAGTTAAAGAATATTCCTCCAAGAATTAAGGCTCAAGCTTTAACAATTGATCAATTTGATCCAATTGGATCCTTTGTAATGTTTGGTATGGTTAAGAGTATTAAGCGTGGAAAGGGTTGGGCTCGTGTCGAGTTGGTTGACGAGACGGGCAGCATTGGATTATTCGATCATGAACAGACAAAGATTGAGTCTGGCAAGATGTACTTTATATTGGTTGGAGATAACAGAATAGCTAGATACGTTGATGTAAATGATGTAACCCCTGACTCAAAAGATATATTTGTAGATTTTCTATATAGGAAACAATACGATATAGATGAAAATGAAAAGATGGTTATTAACTTTACGCCGTATCAAACAAAGGCTGGAAAGACTATGTCTCATATTGTAATGACGGATAAAGATAAGAATTTAGTCAGAGCAATTGCATTTCCGACTATGTATAAAATAACTCTAGCAAAAATGAGAGATGGAATGGTTTGTAACCCAGTTTTATCTAAACTAGATGACGGGACTTTTATGATTAAGGAGATAAAATGACAGAAGAAATTATCCAATCTTTATCTTTAAATAAGATATTGGTTGCATTGCTTGAAGAATATGGAACACTTGAAGTTAAAACAGATAAATTTATAAATGCAAAAAATGAAGATAAAGAGTTAGTTGTTGACTATGACGATCAAAATTTGACGTTTAAGTTTAGCTTAAGGAATAAAGATGAATAGTAATCAAATTGTTACTGAATACGGTTTAGACGCATTATCTGCAGTACTACATGAGACTGCTATTGAAAAAGGATTTTGGCATGGCGAATATACACATGACAAGATTGGTAATAAATTGGCTCTCGTACATTCGGAAGTTACTGAGGTTTTGGAAGCTATCCGTAAAAACAAAGGGTCTCAAGAAGTTGTAGAAGAAATGGCAGATGTTATTATCAGGCTTCTAGATGTATATGCAGCAATGAGAAATGAAGAAACAGTTACTCATAGTTTAGATGAAATTTTAAATAACAAAATAGAAAAAAATAAGTTACGCCCAGCCCTTCACGGCAACCTATTCTAAATGATATAATACTATAGAGAAGAAAGAGTAAAATGACAATAGCATTAGACGATATATTAGCTAAATTAGATCCTAAAACAAGAGCAAGAGTTCAATCAGCACAAGATGTAAAAGTTGATAAGCAAGCAACACCAAGCATTGGCTTAAATATGGCATTAAAGGGTGGTCTTGGTTATGGAAGACAAGTGCTTGTTTGGGGCAATAAGTCTGCTGGAAAGTCATCTTTCTGTCTACAGATGATTGCTTTGGCACAACAAGAAGGAAAGACATGTGCTTGGATTGATGCAGAAGCATCATACGATCAGAAGTGGGCAGAAGAACTTGGCGTAGATTCAGAGGCGCTAATATACTCTTCTGCAAAAACAGTAAACGATATGGTTGACGTTGGCGTAAAGCTAATGGAAGCTGGAGTAGACCTTATTGTAGTAGATTCCATCTCAGCTCTTTTGCCAGGAATATATTTTGAAAAAGATGGAAATGAAATGAAGGATCTGCAAGATACCAAGCAGATCGGCGCTGAAGCAAAGGATATGACCCACGCAGTCAAGATGTTAAACTATGCAAACAAAAACACATTACTTGTACTCATCTCACAACAACGAAATCAATTTGGATCTATGCATGCTAGTCACATACCAACAGGTGGCATGGCAGTCAAGTTCTTTTCTTCTACAGTCATTAAACTTTGGTCGTCTGAAGCTGAGGCTAATGCTATCAAGGCTGGTATTAAAGTTGGCGACAAGATTATTGAACAAAGGGTTGGAAGGCCAGTTAACTGGATTATTGATTACAACAAGCTTGGCCCCCCAAATCTATCAGGACAGTACGACTTTTATTACCAAGGGGAAGCTCTTGGTGTAGATACTGTTGGAGAAACACTTGATGTTGCAGAGATGATGGGAATTGTTCAAAAGGGCGGAGCTTGGTATACTATTGGTGAAGAAAGATTTCAAGGTAGAGCTAAAGCTGTAGATTATCTTCGTTCTAACAAAGAAGTAGTTGGTAAATTGATAGGTGAGATACGTGCCAGATCTGAATGAGTTTTTAAAAAAAGAAGAAGTAGTTGAGCAAGTACATTCCACATTGGAAAAGCTCAACGGCATTCGTCCTTGTGGCAAATGTGAGCTTGATGTGGATGGTGGGTGGTGGGATCCCGACAGACTATTATTAACTTGGAAATGTGATAATGGTCATGATAATTCTGTACAGGTAAATTGATGTCAGAGAGATCAGAAGTAAAAAGAGATAATGCCAAGGCTCAAAAAAATAGTGGGCGTGGAGATTATCAAAAAGGAGATGCAAAGTGGAAACAGTTTTTAGTAGATTACAAAGAAGCTGGTAGATCATTTACTTTAAACAAAGATGTTTGGTCAAAAATATGCACAGACACTTTTAAAGTAAGCAGAGACATGCATCCAGCTTTAAAGATTATTATAGGTGAAGATTCTAAGGTCCGTCTTGGAATTATTGAGTGGGCAGTTTTAGAAGAACTGATCCAGTTTTATGAGGAGAATCATGATTAAAGAAGTATTTTTAACAACTATTACTGGTATGGGAGTTGGTGCGGTATTCAGCATTTTTAGACTCCCAGTTCCAGCACCTCCTGTATTTGCTGGATTGATGGGTATATTTGGATTATGGATGGGATATGGATTAGTGCAAAGGATTATTTCATGACACAAGATAAAAATACTCTAGAGTTAATAAGCGACATTACAGAGTTTAATGATTTACATGATTTTATGAAAGACGAACATCTTGATAAAACTCTGGCGATTGTAGTTAAGCTACTAATGAACCCAGATGTTCCTTCTGCAAAAGCGCCAATGCTTATTATGGAACTTCAAGCAATGTCAACTAAGTTTGCTATACTTGCATCAGTATATTCAACTATTGCAAAAGACAAGGCTGGAACTGCAAACAACAATAAAAAGAACATTTATTATTCAGTAAAAGAGTCCATAGACAAACTTGTAGATGCACTTAAGTATGTCGTTAGGTATAATTCATAATGGGTAGAGATATAGTAAGAAATCTTAAATTTAAAAAGCATACTGGAAAGTTCTTTGACCCAGAAAAATTTGCTGAGCTTCTTGATGAGGCATACAGAAATACAAAACGTGCAGACGGAGAAATGACAAAGAGGTCGTTTAGCCCAAGCTCACTTGGTTATGGTCATGGCAAATGCCCAAGATACTGGTACATGGCTTTTTCTGGTGCAGTTTTTATTGATGATAATGATGCTATTGCTGTTGCTAATATGGCACAGGGAACTCAAGCTCATGAGAGATTGCAAAATCTAATTAAAACTATGCCAGAGTGGAGAGCAGAAGAAGAGGAGATTATTAATGAGTATCCACCAATCAGAGGATTCATTGACCTTATTATGGAATATGATGGCGAGACTGTAATTGGAGAAATTAAGACGGCTAAGCAAGAGGTATGGGATACAAGACAGTCTGAAATGAAATCCTCAACTAACCATATGCTCCAGCTACTTACATATATGAAGCTCAAGAATGCTAAAGAAGGATTCTTCTTGTATGAGAACAAGAACACACAGGAGATCCTTATAATTCCAGTCTCAATGAATGAGACAAATAAAAAGATTATTGAGGATGCATTTTTGTGGATGCAGGAAGTTTATGACAATTTTAAAGACGGAGATCTACCAATGCGTCCAGCAGGAGCATCTAAGTCTAAAATGCCATGCACATACTGTCCAATCAAAAAGGAATGCTACAGCAAAGACACTCCAGTGGGCACAGTACAAATTGAGTTATATGAGATGACAAAGTAATGATATGCGCTAATACAGAGTGTGCAAAAGAATTTGAGTCAAAGACTCATAATCAAAAGTATTGCTGTGATGAATGTTGCAGAGTTGCAACAAATCGTCGTATTATGCAGAAGTATTATGAAAAGAAGGCTATTAGAAATGGTCTTGCTCGACTATGTAAGAAATGCAAATCTCAGTTGAGTAGATATAATGAATCTGACTTATGCTCACAATGCACAAAGAAAATAAATTCTGAAAACAATTATAGATTATTAGGGATGATAGATGAAGTTAGCTGAGCTTGTTAAGACCAAGGCACATAGAGTTCTTGGCATAGACGCATCCACTAACTCAGTAGCATTTTGCCTTATGGAAAATGATATTCCGATTAAATGGGGTAAAGTTGAGTTAGTTGGATCTGATATATATGCAAAAATTTATGACGCTAAGGTTAAAATGAATGCAATGTTAACTGAATTAAAAGCAGATTATATTGTTGTTGAAGGAGCAGTACTTGTCAGATCACCAGATGCTGTGATAAAATTATCATATGTCTATGGAGTTGTTATTGCTGAGCTTATGTCTACTGGTGCTAAGGTTATTACAATTAGCCCTACCGCTTGGCAGGCGTATATTGGCAACAAAAATCCGACGAAAGATGAGAAGTCTGCAATAAGATTAGCCAACCCAGGCTACGCAGACTCTTGGTATAAGAATCAAATTAGAAATATGAGAAAGCAAAGAACAGTGGATTACTTTAATAATAAATATAAGTTGTCTTTAAATGATTTTGATGTAGCAGACTCATTTGGAATTGCTCATTATGCAAATAAGGTTTTAACTGAGCGATGAAGCTGTATAAGAATAAGGACTGGCTTTATCGTAGATATGTTGTTCAAAGAAAAACAATGGAAGAGATAGCAACTGAATGCCGTGTTTCAGTTATGACTATATATAGATGCCTAAAAGAGGTTGGTATTATTAAATGAATTTTTTTACATATATTGTAAGTTGGGATAGAGTAGAGAACAATGTTCTTCAAATAGAAGATATATTTACTACAAATAATATTCCTCATAAGGTTATAAATTCTGGATCATACCCTCGTGAAAACTGGATGAATGTCGGAGACATTAGATTTTATAGACAACTGTATGCTGCAGTTAAAGATTTTGATAGATCATATGAATACATGTTTTGGCTATGCGGAGACGTATCATCAGATAATTGGATGAAGTTTATAAATAGAGCTCAACAAGTAACTTCAATGTATGATGTTTGGGCCTATGCTCCCCACTTAACAAATGAGCCATGGAGTGAGAATTCTTGTAAGATAAAAGAGTCAGAATTTGATACTGGATTAAATGTATCTATTCAAACTGATGGCATAGCAGTATTTCTAAACAGAAATGTTGTAGACTTGCTTGAACAATACTTTGAATACCTTTCCAGTAAAGTTGATATGAGTACGCTAACTAGTGGGTGGGGCATGGATATGATCTGGTGTTCTGATATTATAAATAGCAATAAGTTAATCCTAAGAGATAGAAAGTATGTTTTAAATCATCCAGCTGGAAGCAGCTACGACCATTCAGTAGCATCTCAAGAATTGTCCTTGATATTAGACCACTTTTATGATTTTTCTGAAAAATATGAAATGCATGATAAGGAATTAAGATCTATTGCTAGCAAGATTTATGGAAGAATGCAACATTTAGAAGACTGTATGTCTGTAGAGTCTTTCTATAAATCTAACCCTGATCTATTAAAAAAAACGTATCCTGTCAACTATCATACAATATACATAGATGATTCTAGAAAAAATAATAGGGATGTTCTAGATCAAATTGTAGGTGGCAATAAGGTATCTATTAAATCTTTAAATGCAAAAAAAGATGGAGAGATAGAACTATTTAAAAAAGAAAACCCAGAGTTTAAATTTGCTTGGGATGGATTTAAATTAGGAGAGATAGGAAATTTTGGAAGCCACTACATGGCATGGAAATACTTATGCTCAAGTGATTTAAATGAGCTTGTGGTTTTTGAAGACGATATTATTGTAGATGAATCGTTTAATAATAAGTATCAAATATCTATGAATAGTTTACCTAAAAATTATGATGTCTTTAGCATATATGTAGACAGTAACCAGCACTCAAGATTCAATGCATCTTATGCTTTAAGTGATAATATCTCAAAAGCTTATCAAGACTGGTCTACACTTGGATATGTTATTTCGAAACAAGGTGCTAAAAAGTTGTGCAAGTATGTTGAAGATATAGGAATGGACCACCCAACAGATTGGTTTATATTTAGAAAAGGGGAAAAGGGTATATTCAATGTATATACTTTGCCTCCGAATGTCAAGAACCCTCTTGCCATAGATACACAATACGAATCACAAGTTCAGTAGGAGAATTACAATGTCAATTATAGGAGTACTTCCAGCGTCTGGTAAAGCTACAAGAATTGGTGGGATAGCAAAATTTGCATTGCCAATATCTAACGATAGCTCAATTTTAAAATGGCATGTTAATCAAATGCTTGAAGTATGTGATGAGGTTAGAGTTGCCACAAGAGCAGCATGGGTTCCAATGGTTCAAAGTATGGATATGGATGTGAAGATTATTGTTAAAGAGCCTTCAACGATGTCAGATGCAGTTAAACTTTTAGCTGGCGGAGATAGCGATACTTTATTAATTGGTCTTCCAGATACTTATATGGTTGGATGTACTAGTAATATCTATAAGAAAATGATAGAATCTGATGGAGATATTGTTCTTGGTACATGGGATTGTCACGAAGAAATTAAAGGCAGAGTAGGTCAGATTCAATTAGACGGAAATAAGGTTATTGGGTCTAGAGACAAAGTTTCAGACTGTGATTACCCATTTATGTGGGGAACAATGTTGTTAAGAAATTTATCTAAAGATATAGATCCAGCTCTTGCACACGTAGGCTTACAAATACAAGATTGGGTAGATAAAGGTCTTGATGTAAGATCAGTATTACCTGGAGGACAATATATGGATATTGGAACTTTCGAAGGACTTAAACTATTGTACAAGGAGATGAAATAATGGCGGCTACAGACTATCCTAATAAAGATAACTATCAAACATGGGTAACAGACTTGCAACTAATAGCAACAGAGGCTCCTTCTGGAAATTCAATAATTAGAGAATGTTTAGATATTGCAGAGATGCTAATAAAAAAGAATATTTCCTATGGGAATTCAGCCCTTGATCCTGTGCGTATATTTTCAAAGGCGGGACCAAGAGAGCAGCTTCATGTCCGTATTGATGACAAACTGAATAGATTAATGAAGGGCACAGATTATCCTGGTGATAATGATATTGACGATTTAATAGGATATTTAGTCCTACTAAAGATTGCAAAAGCAAAAGCCATTTGATTTTTTAGTCAACTAAGATTATAATGTATTTATATGGATATCGAATTAGCTGATCATTTTGATCGCATGAACAAGGTAGTTGAAGAACTACTTAAAGGAAATAGCCCAACCCAGATCGCCTCTCTAACAGGCTTCAAGAGGGCTGAAGTACTTGAACACATAGATGAGTGGAAGCAGGTTGTTAGAAACGATTCTGGCTCTCGTGAGAGGGCTAAGGAGGCTATCTCTGGGGCTGACCAACACTATGCGATGCTTATTAAAGAAGCCTGGAAAACTGTAGAAGATGCAGATCAAGCTGGGCAATTAAACGTAAAGTCCACGGCATTAAAACTAATTGCAGATATTGAAGGCAAAAGAATTGGAATGCTTCAAGAGGTTGGACTTCTAGATAATCAAGAGATAGCAAGCCAAGTTGCTGAAACAGAGCGGAAGCAAGAAATCCTTGTCAAGATATTAAAAGAAGTAACTGCATCATGCCCAAAGTGTAAAATAGAGGTTGCAAAAAGATTATCTCAAATAACTGGCATAGTCGAGCCAGTTTTAATTAGCGAAGAAGATCCAGCGGTTTAATTATGTCATCTGAAAAAATAAAAAAGACTGATAACATGGGAAGAGAAATACTACCTTTAAATAGCAATTGTGAATGTGGCAATTGCTTATGCTCACAAGAAGAAGATAAATAGTGGATCTTAATTTTAATGATCTTATTGATATTCTTGATGGCGAAGAATTTGAAGAGCGTCCAGTTGATCTACAAACATTTGTAACCAGCCCAGACTATCTTGGTCTACCACCACTTTCAGAGCATCAATATACATTAATTGAAAAAGGTTCTCAGATATATAAAGAGTCTACTCTTATCAAACTTTTTGGAGAAAAAGAAGGAAGTCTTAGATACAAACAGACCTGCACAGAAATAATTGCACAGCTAGGAAAGGGTTCAGGAAAAGATTACACATCTACTATCTCAGTTTCATATATAGTATATTTACTATTGTGCTTAAAAGACCCTGCAACTTATTATGGAAAGCCTCCTGGAGATACAATTGATATTATCAATATTGCTGTTAACGCACAGCAGGCAAATAACGTTTTCTTTAAAGGCTTTAAGACAAGAATTGAAAGATCACCATGGTTCATAGGAAAATATGACCCAAAGGCGTCAGAGATTAGATTTGATAAGAATGTAAACGTATACTCTGGTCACTCAGAACGTGAAGCATTTGAGGGTTACAACGTAATCGCAGTCATCCTTGACGAAATTTCTGGTTTTGCTACTGAGAATACTACAGGTCATGATCAAGCAAAAACTGCTGATGCCATATACGACATGTATCGTGGCTCTGTTATATCCCGTTTTCCAGATTACGGAAAGATTATTTTGCTATCTTTTCCTCGTTTTAAAAATGATCCAATTCAAAAATTTTATGACTCAGTCATTGCGGAAAAAGAAACAATCTTGCAGAGTAAAACTCTGAAGATGGTTGACGATCTTCCAGATGGAACTGATGGCAACGAAGTTACAGTTGAGTGGGAAGAAGATAACATCATATCTTATAAGATTCCAAAGGTGTATGCTTTAAAGAGGCCGACTTGGGATGTTAATCCTACTAAAAAAATTGAAGACTTTAAAGTTGAATTTTATAAGAATATGCCTGACGCATTAAGTAGATTTGCATGTATGCCACCAGAAGCTGTTGATGCATTCTTTAAGTCTCGTGAAAAGATTGAAAAGGCTTTTAGCAACATGTCTTTGGCAATAGATGATTTTGGAAGATTGGAAAACTGGTTCGTTCCAGACCCAGAAAAAGAATACTTTATACATGTTGACCTTGCACAAAAGCATGACCATTGTGCAGTAGCAATGTCTCATGTTAGTAAATTTGTTAATGTCAAAGTAACAGACGCTTACTCACAGCCAGCACCAATTGTTGAAGTTGATGCAGTTAGATACTGGACTCCAACCGCAGACAAGTCTGTAGATTTTACAGAAGTAAGAGACTACATATTGTCACTTAGATCAGCTGGATTTAATATAAGACTATGCACATTTGACCGCTGGAATTCTCATGATATGATGCAACAGTTAAAACAGTACGGTATTAATACAGAGACACTTTCAGTTGCAAAGAAGCATTATGATGACATGGCTATGATTGTCTTAGAAGAAAGATTAAACGGTCCAAATATAAAACTTTTAGTTGATGAATTACTGCAGTTAAAAATTATGCGTGACAAGGTGGATCACCCTAGAAAAGGTTCAAAAGACTTAGCTGATGCCGTTTGCGGATCTATATATAATGCAATAAGCAAAACTAGGAAGTCTAATAATGATGAAATAGATATTCATACCTATGACTCAATGAGGCGTGAAGAAAGAAATAATGAAGATGTTACAAGGTTAAATCTAATCAGACCACCAAGAATGCCAAAAGACTTGTCTGATGTATTAAATGGAATGGAAATAGTATGAGTAGATATCAAGAGCTTGCAAAAGAATGTAAGTGTTGTGGAAAGCATGTTCCGCTTCCAACGGTACTAAAAGAATATCATGGAATTAAATTGTGCCCCACAACATTTTCAAATGTAATTGAGTATAGAAATATTTGGATATCGATAGGATCAAGGCCATCTGGCAGTACAAGAAAACATTTTTCTGAGTATGTACAACAGATAGTTGAAGATACTATTGACAAGAACGACGACGGTACACTACAATATGCTAAGGCAATAGTAGCTCAGTCGGTTAGAGCCCCAAACTCATAATTTGGTCGTCGTAGGTTCGAGTCCTACCTATTGCACAAGGAGCAAAATGGAAGATAGTGAGTATAACGATAGGCTAGAATATTACATGGAAATAGGTGTAATAGAGATAGCTGGCGTAGATGAAAACGGAGAGCTAATATTTGCAATAAATGATTCTGCACAGGAATTAGCGCCAGAATTATGGGAGTCTCATACTGATTATATAGAGAAAACTTTAATGGAACTATATACTCAAGATTATATTGAGGTAGAGTATGATGAAAATCTTGAAGCCACTTTAACTTTAAGCGAAGAAGGCAGAAGAATAGCAAAAGAAAAAGGTATTTTAACCGAAATGCCAGACGTAGATAATAATAACTAGGAGCAAAAATTTATAATACAGATCACTACAACTCAAGATACTTTAATAAGATTATAAGCAATGATATAACTTTAACTAAGTACTCTGAAAATGTAGACAAACTAAGATCAGAATATAATTTCTACTACATGCTGCCAAAAAGTCTACAAAGGTGGTTTGTACAGCCCTATAACTTAAAGTTTGATGAAATTTCTGCAAGCTATGAAATGGAAAAAATTAATAAAAAAAATATTGGAGAGATGCTTGCAAATGGTGAGGTTGATTTAACTTCTTTTAAAAAAATGTTTGACCTTGTAAAAAAATTTAAAGAAGAATGCAGTATCATATACTTAGAAGAATCTGATTGCATGCTTGAGTCAGAGTATTTAGTTATACATAAAACAAAAAATAGACTAAATTCTATGCATAGCGAGTTGCTAGATAGATTATTTATGGCCTATAAATATTATAGGAATGAAAGAAAAGTATGGAATAAAACTATATCACATGGAGATCTTTGTCTTTCTAATATATTATGGATAAAAGAATTTAATATTATAAAGTTTATCGATCCAAGAGGAGCAAATTCTTTTAAGGATATCTATATGGACGAGTATTATGATTTAGCAAAGCTAAGTCATAGTATTCTTGGAGGATATGAAAATATTTTGTACAATTCAAACTACAATGACGATGCAATAAAGAATGTATTCTTAGACTATTTAAATGAAATTGATGTATCGCTTAACTTATTAAGAGTTTATGAGGCATCTTTATTTTTATCAATGGTTCCACTACATAAAGAAAATCAAAAGAATGTTGAAGGGTTCTTGTCAAAATGTGACAGCATCCTATTAGAGTTAGGATTTTAAAATTGAAAACAGCAATAGTGACTGGATCAAGTAAAGGTGTAGGTTATGCGACGGCAAAATGTTTACTTGATAATGGATATCGTGTGATAGCAGTTTCTAGAAATATGCAAGAATTAAAAAAGATTGAGTCAGAAAACCTAGAACTATTCCAGCTAGACATAACAGATATGGATGGAATAAAAGCTTTTCATAATAAATATAAAGATATATCTTTGGACCTACTTGTACATAACGCAGGTGGAGGTTCTAGCCCCACATCATTAATAAATGAAAAGCCAGAAAATTTTCATATAGCTTACTCAATTAATGTTGTTGCACCAATGTATATGTCCCAACTTTTTGTTCCAAATATGAAAAAGTCTGAATCCCCTACTATAGTTTTTGTTACATCTTTGTCTGGCAAATATCCTTATCGTTCTGGAGGTAACTACACTAATGCAAAAAGGGGAGAGCGTGGGCTAATAGATACGATGAGACTTGAGTACCCAGAGTTTAATATTAAGATTACTGAGATCTGCCCAGGAACCATAGATACTCAAATTGAAAAAAGAGAAATAGCTATTACTGCTGATGATATGGCTGAGGCTATTAGATGGGTTGCGTCTTTGCCACCACACGTTAATATTAATCAAATAGAAATAAACCACATACGCAGTCAAAAATTTTAAGATTGCAAGTTTTATATTGTTTTGATATAATATATATCGTAGGCTGCTTAACGGGGCCTATAAATTAACTCGCTTAAAAGGAGCAAATTATGATGATGAACGACCCATGGGCCATTTTTAATGACCCTTTTTTTATTGGATTTAACCATACGTTAAATCGTTTAAACCATGTACACTCAGCAAATCAATCCTATCCACCATACAATGTAATTAAACTAGATGAGGATTCTTATCAGGTTGAACTTGCAGTTGCTGGATTTTCCAAAAAAGATGTTGATGTTTCTGTAGACAATGGAACTCTTATTATTAAGGGTGAAATTGGAGAAAGAGAAGATCAATTCCTACATAAGGGAATTGCTGCAAGAAAGTTTACTAGATCATTTGCATTGGGTGAATATATGGAAGTAGTTGGTGCTGAATTCCAAGACGGAATGTTGCGTATCAATGTAGACCGCATCGTTCCAGAGGATAAAAAGCCTAGAACAATTAAAATCAAGTAGTGTATAATAAATCTACGGGCCATTCGTGGCTACCGTAGGGTAGACCTGAGCAAGTCTAAAAACTGCTCCTAAATATTAAGGAGAATCATGTTTGAGTATTATGTTAAGAAAGTTACTAAAGTTGTAGATGGAGACACAATCGATGTAGACATTGACCTCGGATTTGATATTTCTTTTAGCTCAAGAGTTAGGCTTGCTGGAATTGATACTCCAGAGAGCAGAACAACTGACAAGATCGAAAAAGCGCTTGGCCTAGAAGCGAAAGCTTATCTAAAGAATGAAATTGATTCTGCCAAATCAATTGTAATTAAAACAGAAAAAATGGACTCGTCCGAAAAATATGGTCGCATTTTAGGTTGGGTATTCCTTGACGGGGCATCAATATCATTAAATGAAAAAATGATTGCAGATGGCCACGCATGGGGATATATGGGGGAAACCAAAGTAAAAGATTTTGATGCTTTGGCTAGAGCAAGAAAAAATATTAAGTAGCTTAGTATGTACTTATATACAAACAATTTCTTAAATAAAACAGATATGGATTATGTAAATTCATATCTATTCACCCTTCCATATGTTTTTCATCCGTCCATAAGAACGGCAAAAGACGGAGTAACTGGTCTAACAGATGATACTTTTTCTGATACTGGCATAATGCTAAATAGCAATCTGAATTCTGATGTTGTTAATTTTTTAATAAAAAAGTTTGCAGATAAAAACAAAGTAGTAATAAATGAAATACTAAGAAGTAGAGCAAACCTTACTTTTAAATCTACAGATAATAGGCCAATGGAGCCACATGTAGATTTAAGAAGAGTTAAGAAAAATTATAATTTTGTGTATTACGCAAATGATTCAGACGGAAGCACCAACTTGTTTAGACAAAGATACACTGGAGATGTTATAGATCCAAAGGGACTAGAGACATTTAAATCATTTACCCCAAAAGCTGGACATGCTTTATTTTTTGATGGGGATATATTCCATAATTGGGAGTATCCAAAAAATAACAACTTAAGGTTTTCAGTTGTAATCAATATAACATGCGATGTTGATGAGTCTATGATGGAAAAGGTTGATTTTTAATGCCAGTATACGAATACAAATGCTCATACGATGATGCACACGCAACAATGTCAGTGCACAGACCTATAACAGATGAGGACCCAGGTTACACATGCGTCGAATGTGAATCAGATATGGTAAGACATTTCACATCATTTGGTATACAATTTAAAGGTAACGGATTTTATAAAACTGATAATCCTAAATAATAAAGTTCACTTGCATTTAATTCTTAGTTAACCATTTTATATATGATTTTAGTATTATGTGATGTATTATTGATATATGAAACTAAAACTGATTGTAGTCACAGCAACATTAGTCTTATTGTCTAATGTTTTTTTAATTAACACATCAAACGCAGAACCTATTACTGGATCTGGATCTACTTTTGCTGCCAACTTTATAGATAGATGTAGAGTTGAGTTTGTAAAGTCTGGTGGAGATTCTGTAACATATTCTCCAAATGGTTCTGGAGCTGGAAAAAATATGTTTTCAAATGGTATAGCAAATTTTGCAATGTCAGATGTCCCGTACTCTGGATCAGAAGTTAGACCAACAAAAGAATTTGTTTACGTTCCTTTGGTTGCTGGTCCAATAGGAATAATTTATAGACTAGACGGATATAAAGTAACTATAAAGATGAGTACAGATACATTGGCCAAAATATTTTCTGGAAAAATAACAAAATGGAATGACCCTCAAATTTTAAAAGAAAATTTAATTGGTGGTAAAGAACCTAAAATACCTTCTACCCCAATAAGAGTTGCTTACAGGGTAGATGGATCTGGAACATCAGAAGTATTTACATCTTATTTAAATGTCGTTGCCCCAAGTATATGGGCAAAGGCTGGCAACAAAAACTTCTCTTCATCATTTCCTGGATCAATAAGTAGTAATCCATTTATGATGAGTGCTTCTGGATCCTACGGAGTGGCTATGGTTTTGACGCAAACAAATGGTTCTATTGGATATAACGAAATATCATATGCAAGAGGCCTTAAAATGGCATCAATACAAAATGAATCTGGAAGGTACATGCAGCCTACAGTTTCTGCAGCATCAGTATTCTTAAGCGATTTTTCAATGGACGAAAAGGGTATAGTTAAAGTAAACTATAAGACTGTTAACAAGCTTGCTTATCCCATATCTACATTTACATATGGCATAGCGTCCAAAGAAAAATCTTTACATAACGAATCTGTAAAAAAGTTTTTTGATTATATGGCAAATACTTGTGGCAAAAAAGCAGCAGACTTAGGATACTCTCCGCTAGGTGCAAAAATGCTTAAGTTTTCTAAAGCTAAGATTAGCGAAATAGGTTCTAAATAGTTTCATGTTATAATTAACTAAGTAAACAAACTGTTTGTTTAGGAGTTATAGTTGACTAGGACTAAAGCATGGAGATTAACGCTAACAGCTATTTTAGGCTTTGGTTGGCTTTTCATAACCCCAGCACATAGCGATGATCCATTAAGCTTAGCTGCTCAAGAAATACAAAAATTAAACAATAGTGTAGACAATTTAAATTATAAGGACGATTTTATATCCTTAATAGATATTGCGGAAAATAAATATGAAGCAACTGTTGCTGCAAAAGAATTAAGGGATAGCGCCTCAATTGCATACGATGATGCGGTGGAAGCAGAAACAGAAGCTTTAGCACAAAAGAATTTAGCACAATCAACAGTAGATGGACAAACTGTCACAGTAGATTTAGCTTTAACTAATAAAAATAATGCTCAGGATGCCCTTGGTATAGCAAATATAAACCTTCAAACAGCACAATATAATATTCAAAGTGCTGGTGGTGAAGGACTTCAATATACTGTATATAGCTTAGTTAGAACGCAGGCTGGCGCTACTCCAGATGAAGTTTTATGTAGTGGCACATGGAATTCAAATTCTATGCAGCTTCCAGTTTGTGGAAATAGGTATGAAAATATTATAGTTAAATTTACTGGACGAATTACAGTACCATCACATTGGACATCTACATATTTTGCAGGATATACAGATGATGGTTTTAAAATGTATGTAGATGGAAATCTTGCAGTAAATAACTGGCGTGAGCAAGGAGCTACTTGGAGTCCATTTTCTCCAATATATGATGTTAGTCAAAATAAAACTTTAAATGTAGAAATATGGTGGTACAACGGCGGAGGTCCAGGTTCATATCATCTTGGATGGGCAATTCCTGGAGGTTGGACTGGCGCTGGATGTGATTATACTGGTGGATGGGGTGTAGGATTTAGCTGTGATCTTAATACATTTTCTTCTGGATCTGGAGCAACTCAAGAGCAAATTAATGCTTATAATATTGCTGTAGCTTCACAGCAATCAGCACAAGAAGTTTATAACGATAAACTATTTATTTATAATCAAGAACTTCAAGTCTTACAAACCTCACAATCAAACCTCACACTTGCAAATCAAAACCTCACACTTGCAAATCAAAACCTTACACATGCAAATGAAAATAAAATAAATTCACAAACTACATACGATCAATCTATTAGTGATTTAAATAGTTCTATTGATAACGCATGGCGTTACTATGAAGAACAAAAGGCCAGAGAGATAGCTAGTGCTTTAGCACAAGCAGCAGCAAATCAACCAACACCAGAACCAACACCAGAACCTTCCCCTGACACCACACCAGATCCAGAACCAACTGAGGACCCAAGTCCTGAGCCTTCACCTGAACCAAGCCCAGAGCCAACTGAAGAGCCAACAGAAGAACCAACTCCTGAGCCTACAGAAGAGCCTACAGAAGATCCTACACCCGAACCTACACCTGAACCTACACCTGAACCTACTGTAGACCCAACACCAGAACCAGAGCCAACTGAAGAGCCAGTGGTTGAGCCAACACCAGAACCAACCGACAATGTTGAGATTAAAGATGAAGAATTAGCAGCACTTATCCCAGAAAAAGGCGAGGGAACTTCAGAAGATCTTTCTGGAGTTATAGCTAATCTAACAAGCAAAGATAATAAACTAGTTGTACTTTCTAAAGAACAAATTGCTGCAGTTAGTCAAACATTAAGTGCACTAACAAATGAAGCAAAGGCTGAAGTTGCAGAAGATCTTGGAATTAAGTCATCTGAGGTCGCAGTAATTGCAGAAGCAATGAAATCTAATCCCGAATTAGCAACTGCATTTGTGGAATTTAAAGACAGAGAGGCAGCTTCCGAAGGAGCAACCATGCCTTACACATTAGCAGATGCCACTACAGAGGTACAAACAGAGGCATTTTTGGCAGATCCAATAGGCGCTATATTGGATATAGACTTTGAAAAAGTATTTAGCCCATCAGAGTGGGGTAAAGATATGACAGATGATCAAAGAGAAAAAGCACAGGAAGTAGTAATTCCAGTGATAATTGCAGGAAATATTGTGGCAGCAGCCATGACTAGGAGGATATAATGAAGATAATTAAAGGATTCTTAAATTGGATCTGGGAGGCAGTAAAAGAAAGTATTGCACAGGTTTGGACACTTCTTGGATTTTTTATTGCCTGGCTAACTCTTACTGGAACGGCACAGCAAATTGTAGGATTAGCTACCATGGTAGCTACCGCTATTTGGCTAATAACCATACCATTGAGAAAAGAAGAGTAAATGATATAATATGTATATGAGAAAAATAGGTGCCTCATTAGCTAGCTTAATGCTAGCCCTCACAATTACATCGTGTGGTTATGATGGAAGCTTTCGTTATGCCTGCCAAGATCCAGAAAATTGGGAATTAAAAGAATGTAATCCTCCAATTTGCGAAACAACTGGTACATGCTCCAGAGATCTAGTAGGACAAACGACATGGGATGAGTACCAAAAGACAAAGGTAAATAATGGCTAAAGAAAAATTAACACCACAAGACTTAGATGCTAGACTAAAGTTTATTCTTGGCATTACACTTGGAACAATTTTGTTGTGCACATCACTAGGAATTCTATATGGTCTTTTGTTTGTTACACAACCAGTAGGAGCACAATCTGAGAACGACAAGATGTTCTTTAATGTTCTTGGATCAGTTGCTACATTTATTACAGGAACACTTGCAGGATTATTGATTGGTCAATCTGGTGCTAAAGATATTATGTCAGCACAGTTGGCTAATAAAGAAATGGATGCAAAGAACACACAAGCAGACAAAAAGCTTGAAGCAGAAATTGATGCAACACAGGCACGTTTGGCAGCAAAGCCAGATGGTGCAATGCCAGCAGAACAACCAGTTGATACAGATTGGGATAAAGAATAATGACAACAGATAACTTTCCAGTTCCAGCAGAATCTGCAAAAGCTCCAAAAGGAACAGCTGCTAGATTAATTCAAGTTGCCAAGTCTCAAGTAGGATACATTGAAGGTCCTAAAGATAACGAAACAAAGTACGGTGCTTATACAAAAGCTAACTTCCAACCATGGTGCGGAAGTTTCGTTAATTGGGTTGGGAACGAAAGTGGCGTAAAGATTCCAAATACAGTTTACACTCCAGCAGGAGTAACGGCATTTAAAAAAGCTAATGCATGGATCGATGGAGACATTGCAGATCCAGAGCCAGGAGATATCGCCTATTTTGATTTCCCTTCAGATGGCGTCGATAGAGTTTCTCATGTAGGAATTGTTATTGAGGACAACGAAGATGGAACAGTTTGGTGTATCGAAGGAAATACATCTTCAAATAAAAAGGGAAGCCAAAGAAATGGCGGAGAAACATGCAAACAATTACGTGCTTATAAGAAAAACAAAGCGGGAGTAATGGTTTCTATTGTAGGATTTGGTCGCCCTAAGTTTAAATCTGGAGGAGCAGCTAAGCCAATAGTAGCATCTAATGGTGTTTGCCCAACCTGCGGTAAATAGTAAATGAATATTTATAGCGTCAAGATAGAAATTAATGCTGAAGTAGAAGCATTTTCTTCTGAAGATGCTATTGACTACGCTAACGATATTTTTGGCGTAGATGATGAAGTCAAAAATGTTAAAGTAATTAGCGTTAAGGAGAAATCAAATGGCTAAAGAAGGATACAAACCAACATCAGGAATGCAGTCTGCTGCTCGTAGAGCTATTAAGCTTAAGGAGCAGGGTAAAGCAAAAGGCGCTGGAACAGCAGTAGGCTGGACAAGAGCAGGTCAGTTGTCAAGAGGAGAGACTCTAAGCTTATCTACAGTTAAGCGTATGTATTCTTATTTTTCTCGCCATGAGGTAGATAAAAAAGGTAAAGATTGGGACAACTCTGAAAGTCCTTCCAACGGAAAGATTATGTGGTTGGCATGGGGTGGAGATGCAGGATTTTCATGGTCAAGAAAAATTGTAGAGAGAGAGAAAAATATGAAGAAGTCATACTCACAACAAGAAATGTTTGATGAAATTAAGGATATCCTTGATGATGCAGTAAATCCAATTGATAAGGTAATTGAAATTCCAGATGATGAAGAGATTACAAAGGCTCTACGCCCAGAAGTAACACGTGAACAAATGTATGCAATTATTGAGCATTTAACGGAAGCTATTGAATCAATGTTGGAGGTTCCAGAGGAAGAGGATGAAGAAGAGTCCAATTCTGAAGAAATGGAAGTTGAGGATTCAAATTCTTCAAACCCAGCTCCAGTAGGAGATCCAATGAAAAATGAAGTAAATTGGCCAGTAACAAAGTCAAAAGATGAAAATGGCGAAGAGTATGAATCAGATAACGAAGAAGAGGATAAGTGGGATAATCTAACCAAAGCATGCTGGACTGGATATAAGCAAGAGGGCATGAAAGATAAGAATGGAAGAATGGTTCCAAACTGCGTACCAATTGAAAAGTCCTATGATGAAAAGGATAAGGAAGAGCCAGTAAAAAAGTCCGTATGGAACGGAACTTTTATCAAATAAGCATTGACACAGCCGTAGTATCTCCTGTATAATTTATAGTAGTGGGATGCTGCGGTTTAGTCATTAAGGATGGCATGCTAAAGCTTAACGAATTAGGTGTAAATCTCTTTATCAAGAGAGCAAAAGACATATCTCCGTACTGGGAGAACTATGATCTAATTATATGGAAAAAAGATCCATCAGGATACACAAGCATTAAAGGTTTATTTAAAAACAATTCTTGGGGAATGTCAGAAAAAATATCTGTAAACAGTATTGGAGTATGGGAGCTTCCTAAAAAATATGTCAAATATTTTAAATGATCTTGGTATAGATAAAGATGATTTTGATTGGTTTAATCTGGCCGTATGTCGTGGAATGAATACTAATTTATTTTATGATAAATATGAAACAGATTCAACTATATCAAAAAGCATTGACGAGGCATGTCTATCTTGCCCAGTCATTAAAATATGTTATGAGTCTGGTGTAAATAATTCTGAATATGGTGTTTGGGGTGGAGTTTATCTAACTTCTGGTTCCATAGACAAGACAAAGAATTTACATAAAGAGACGGAAGTTTGGAAAAGATTAAGGGGTAAAGGTGTTTATTGATAAAAACAAAGACCATTTTAAGTATGGAATAAATCAATGGACTGGTGAACCCAACAAGCCAGTATTTTATAATAAAGAGATGGCTAACAAGATTAGAGAGCTTAAGAAGCCAGTAAACGATTTCAAGATGAATATTGTTCAGTATCCAGAATTTATAGCAATTAGACTGTATGAAGATAATTTTAGACAATACGACGGAACAGCAAAAATGAAGGTTATAGAGTATGTCGAAATGGTAAAGAAGATTATTGAGTCCTACGGAGTAAGATGCGAACTGGAGGGAAAGCCTAGTGATAGAATATCCTGAAACGATATATATAGTATATGTTCCAAACGAAAAAATACACGGAACTGTAGATCAAATGGGTCTATACACCTCCACCGTTAGGTACTTAATTGATGATGTTGAATATGAAGAAATGATGAACAATGAAGATTTCATCGTACTAGATGAAATTACAATAATGCACTTTGAGGAAAATGATTAATGGAAAAAATACTTTGCTACTCATGTAACAAAACAAAGAATAAGCTAAATGCTAAAAAGTCTTCTCTGCTACCCATCAACTTATTGATGTGCGAGACTTGCATTACTTCTAAGTTTGAGCCACGATGGGTTATTGTATTAGCAGCAAGATCTCATGGATCTGAATTTGTTAAAGAGTTTATTATAAAAAGGAGATATATTGGTAAAGATATTTCCGCTTCTGAGTTATTAATTTAGGATACATTATAAGGTATAATTAATTTATCATGGATTATACCGCAGTAATTTTGGCAATCGCAGCAGCTATTTTGAGCGGCATGGGAACAGCAATAATTTCTGGAATTAACGACAGTAAGAAAGAAAAGGTAAGACAGTCTGAAAGAGAGCAGGACCACCTTAAGTTAGAAATTAAAGATCTTAAATTAGATTTATATAGATTAGAAAAAGAGCTTACTGAGTGGAAAGACAAGTACTATAATGCTATACAAGAACTAATTGAAATTAAGTCTGAGCTGGAAAATGCCCTAGTCCAGCTAAATATGGTTGAATTAAGCGAAATAGACACAGAATATTAAAAATAGTACAATAGACTATATGACATGTATAGTTGCTTTATCTGCTGGAAACAAAGTCTTTCTTGGTGGAGACTCTGCAGCATCAGATGAAAAAAGCGGACTCATATTACAAATAACTGCACCAAAAGTATTTAAGGTTGGTCAATACGGAATAGGATTTACTGACTCATTTAGAATGGGTCAGATCTTGCAGTACATATGGGTACCACCAGTATACAAACCAACTGCTGGTTTTAAAAACTTAGATAAGTTTATGCGTACAAAGTTTGTAGAATCAATTAAGCAAACATTTCAAGAAAACGGTTACGGAAAATTTGGCACAGCAACAGATGAGGGTGATGAAGGCGGAGTATTCTTAATAGCAGTTGCTGGAACTGGTAGAATATTTACAATGGACTACGACTTTCATATTGCAGAGGCTGATGTCGATTATCTTGCAGAAGGAAGCGGACAGCAAGTAGCACTTGGATCACTTTTTTCAACAAAGAATATAAAGACACCAAGAACTCGTGTTAAAACAGCCCTAGAAGCTTCGGCCAAGTTCATAATGAGCGTAAGAGGCCCCTTTACAATAATAGAAGTGTAGAGTATAATAAGTTTATGAAATGGTTTTCACGTCTTTCTGCTCTCATGTTTGGATTACTTACTTTAGGAGTAGCCAAAGATCTACTTGAAAGAAATAGAATCCTTGTTATCAATGATGAATATGAAGATGATGAAGAAGAGGGCTCAAAAAACATAGTTGACCTTAAACCAAAAAACTATGACAAGTCAATGGATCTTCGTGGAACACCAACGCACATATGTCCATGTGGATGTAATATTTTTAATGTAAAAGTTATTTTTGATAATTTTGAAATAGCAACATATTTTCTTGATATGGAATGCTCAAGTTGTGGAAGTTTAGCCACTGCCCCAACTCCTATTGATACGAAGGGCGAATACTAAATTGCGTAAATCTGAAAGACTTAGACTTCTTGAGTTAGAAATGGTTAGGTTGTCATATGAGGTTCAATACCTCTCAATGTCACTTTCTTTAATGCTAGAAAGAGAAGACCTTAGCAAAGCAGCCTCAGAAATTAATTTAGATGCTGGCAAGTGGTATCAAAAAAAGGCGGATAATAATGACTAAACAATTAACTATACTTGAATCAATCATAGAAGAGATTTCAGTAGATCTTTATAACCATTGGATTAAAGCTATGCCTGAAGAAGAAAAGAATGAAATGGCATTCCGTGCCATGTCAAAAAATGCAGGAGAGACATCGTTCTTCGTTATTCAGAAGTTTATGGAAAAATTTAACGCTGCTGCTGAAGAATTAAAAGACAACTAGCCTATTGACTCCCAGTCATCAATTTAGTAGAATATGACAATGCAAACATTTCTACCAGAAGCAGACTTTAATATTACAGCTAAAAATCTTGACCGAAAGCGTTTGATTAAGCAGAGCGTTGAGAACCTACAAATTCTAAAATCATTGGCTGGCATGTACGAAACAGGTGCATGGAAGAATCATCCAGCAGTTAAAATGTGGCGGGGACATGAAGATTGGTTGTTCCTGTACAATGAATCCATCATAAGGGATATAGTTCTACGTGGATATAAGAATACCACGCACATCCAATTTGATGAGATATATAAAGAAAACTTCCTAGGACTTGAGTCAAATAAACCGTGGTGGCTTGGAGAAGAGCAGGTTCATTATACTCACAAGGGTAGATTGTTTGAAAAGGATCCTGATCACTATTGGTTTTATAGTGATTTTGCAGATTATAAAGAGATTGGTTATACATGCTGTGAGCAGTGTAACTACTATTGGCCAACTCATGTGGAGGCATTGTGATAGTAACAGACGAAAACTTCTCAGAAGTAATATCAAGTCATAAGATTATTATGATAGACTTTTGGGCTGAATGGTGCAGGCCATGCAAAATGTTTAGCCCAGTTATAGAAGAAGTTTCTGTTGAAACTGGTGTTTGGCTTGGTAAGATAAATGTGGATGAAAATCCAAAAAAGACTTTGCAGTATGAAGTAACAAGCTTACCTACCACTATTTTATTTAAAAATGGTGAACCAGTAAAAAGAGTTATTGGAGCAAAGCCTAAACACGTGATGATCAAGGAGATTCAGGAATGGATCTAGACGACTCAGATTTTTTAGAGTTTGAAATATGGATTAAGAACGGCTATGAAAGAGGATGGGTTTCTGATGTATTTTGTAATACACACGATGGACCACCTCTTACAGATGAAGAGGCCAAAGAATGGGATGAGGGTGGAGATCCATGCTCTTTCCAAGTTAAATTAAATATAGTACAATAGAATAGAATTCTGTGCTCATTTCGAGGCAGAGGAAACAAGGAGAATAAATTAAATGAAGTCATTTAAGAAAATCGCTTTAGCCATGGTTGCAGCCATGACTTTGAGCACAATGGTAACAACACCTGCAAGTGCTAACACCATGTCAGTAGTAGCAACCACATGGAACGGTACGGCATTTGCTGCACCAGCTACAGCTGGAACATCGCTAGCAACTGCAATCGTACGTCCAGTACCAGCAGATAACACTATTGATAACGCTGATGTTATCAAGTTGGAAGCAACAGTTGTTGCTGGAACAAGCGTAACAGCAACTTCAACAAATTCAACAATTGTGTCTGCACTACATTCATCTGCTGCACCAGTAGGAGCATCTTCAGGATCATCATCTTTGACAGTTGCAACTGGAACTGGAACAACAGCAACATTTTATGTTTACACAAAGACAACAGCAGTTGGAACAGTTGTGATTACAAATGGTCCAGTAACGCTCACATATTTTGTCCAGGGTTCTGCTGGACTAATTAATAACCTAACAGTTTCTGCGCCTGTATCAGGTGCTGCTGGAACAAAGCAGGATATTACAGTAACAGCAACAGATGCATTTGGTAATAAGGTATCTGGTAAGTCAATTACTGCAACAGTATTTGCTTCAACAGCAACTCTAGACACAGCAACAGTATCAACTGGTGCAACACTTTCAGACTTTGGAGTTGCTACATTCAAGGCAACTCTTCCAGTAAATGGAACACGATCACTCATTACATTTGCAGCAACAACATCTTCTGATGCTGTCTCTGCTGCAGTGCCAGGTTTGGCTGCACCAACACTTTCACCTTTTGCTGAAATTCTAGTTCGTGATCTTGCATCAGAACTTGCTGCAGAAAAGGCTGCTAAGGATAAGGCACTTGCTGATAAGGCAATTGCAGAGGCTGCTCTTGTAAAGGCTAACGCTGATGCAGTAACTGCTAAGGCTGCTTCAGATAAGGCACTAGCCGATGCTAAGGTGCTAGCAGATGCTGCTGTAAAGGCTGAAGTTGATAAGGCTGCTGCTCTTAAGCTAGTAACTGATGCAGCTCTTGCTGCTAAGGATGCACAGATTACCAAATTGATGGTGGACAATGCTGTAGCAATTGCTTCTCTAAAGAAGTCATTTAATGATCTTGCAAAGAGATGGAATGCTAAGAATCCAAAATCTAAGGTTACTTTGATTAAGTAATTTATTTATGGTGGGGCGAGAAATCGCCCCACCATACTAAATATAATATTTAATAATATGGAATCATATATTTTTCATAATATAGAAAAAAGAATTATTGATCAGTTAATTACTGATTTATACAATTTAGAATTACCAGAAAGTTGGAAGCCTGAAGAAGTTTTAGGTTTCGTTATAAAAAGATTAGAGGATAAAAAAAGAAATGCCTAACATTATTGATAACATTAAAAATTTTTTCAAACCTTCAAGCCTGTTGGAAAATCAAAAAGTAGTTGAGCAGATTATTAATCAGAAGCTTGAAGAACTAGAAGCAGAAGAAAATCTTGCTGCTAAGAAGAAGCCAGTTAAGAAATCTACAGTTAAGAAGACAGCAAAGAAGGCTCCAGTAAAGAAGACGGCTAAGAAGGCCCCAGCAAAGAAGACAGTGACAAAGAAGAAGTAATGGCAAAGCATCATGACAAGATTGCTAAGTCTTTAGAAATCCGTAGAAGCAATTGGAAAAATCCAGCGGGGAAGGCACCAGGATCTATGAATAAAAAGAAGACTGGCTATAGCCGTGTAAAGGCTAATAACGCAAAGTAATGGAATCTAAAGAGCGGTGCGAGATTAAGGATTGCAAAAACGAAGCAACCAGAATAACAAGCACGGAGACTAAATATATCGTAATTTGCGAAAATTGCTGGCATACTAAGTATAAGATATAATATTCAAAGGGGTGGCTTAGGCCACCTTTTTGACTTATAAATGCTATAATATCTTTATAGGTGGCCTTCTAGAACCATCTAAATTAAACAACCTATAGGAGAAATAAAATGGACGGAATTAATCTAACTGGATTCAACGATGTAAAGCCAGTAGCACAGCACACAATTGGAGAGCAGTACGCAGCAGATCCAGCAGCAGCCTTCCCAGCAACAGATAAGTCATCACAAGATGGCTCAGGACTTGGCAACGGCGGTAAGTAATCATGTGCGTAGAATGCGGTTGCGAAGCATTTGGAAGCGAAAAGGGAATGGATAGCATTCCTGGAGGCATTCTTGATGTTTCAAGAGATGGAGAAGCAGGATTGACACTAAACATGACTGCAACTCCTGAGCAGACAAGACAATTTATTAATGAGTAACGGAACAGGTATGGATACTCCTCCAAATAGCTCACCATCTGGAGCGGTTACATCACAAGAAGCGACAAGAAAAAACCCAACTCAAGGTAAATTTAAATCTGGTATAAATCAGAGGCCACCAACAAAAATAGATACCAACAAGCATGGCATTCGTAGAGAAACCTCAATAGTACCAAAGAAGACAAGACCTAAGAAGGTATAAATAATTCCCCACCTTTCTATCTTTATAGATTGGTGGGGATATTTATGTCTATTGACGCCTATAGCTAATTATTGTATACTTTACAGATGGGCAGATATGTAATTTGTGATATATGCAAAAAAGAGATTGAACTTAGGTGGGGAATCTTTGGTCATGACACATTATCTAGACATTTAAAGGAGCACAGCCTTTGAGAAATATCTCTAAAGATGACATCAAAAAAGATTTAGATCTTAAGTTTCAAGATCATACATTAATTAAGATAGACAATCATTACTTTGCTGTCTTTGATAATTTACAGATAAAATCTAAGTCCTCAATTAATAAAGAAAAAGAGTTTTTAAGTGGTAATGTACTTCCAATCTTTTTTTCAAATAAGTATTTTCACATGCTATTGGACAATGTTTCTTTGGCAGAGTATAGTAAATCTATTATAGATAACTTAGATGTTCAAATTTTCGTTGTACAGTATCCTATTCATGAAGAACTAAGTTCTGGTCAAGTAAATTCTGATCCTCAAAGTTTTTTATCTTTTCTTGATAATAAAAGGTTTGACAATAGGCAGTTTATTTATGATGATAAAAGCAATTTTGAATACTTTAAAGACATCAGTTTAATATATAACAACAGAAGCTTTTTTTATGGACAAACCATGAATTTAGAGATTGAAAAGTGTTTTACTTTTATAGGAGATGACTTAGACCTTCTTGAACTTTACAAGGAAGACCCAGAACTTTATCTTGATTATTACTTTGGTGACGGTAGTAGAGACTACTCAAAGGCATACACTGATAAAAGGTGGGTTATAGAGGGGATTAATCAGCTTAAGAGTAACTTGAAGCATCAGTATAAGATTGAATTTAAAGATAAGAAGACATATATAAGCAGAATACAAGCAAGCAGGTTATTTAAAGATAACCAAGATGAAGAGAATTTTCATAGAATTTTTGAAAATGAGTTAATAGTTGAAGATATGTTTAAGAGGAATGGATTTGATATTGTTTCTTTTGAGGGTATGTCATTCATTGACCAGTATAAGATTATAAATGAATCCTCAGAAATAGCTGGGTACAACGGTACAAATATTCTAAATACTATTCTGTCACAGAACACAGTTAAAGTTATAGAGGTTCAATCTTTAAATAGTAAAGGATACTTTGACTACAATAAATTCTCAAATATTTTTAAAAATAACCACATTTTTCTTCAAGAAAATGATATAATGGATGTAAACAACTTAGAGATTTGGAGGTAGTTATGCCAACATTTTTATTCGAACCTGATTCTATTCAGGATCATAAAGAAGTCGATGGCCCATACGAAGACACAAGCAAGACTCGTGTCTGTAGAATATGCCTTGAAGAAAAAAACATTCAAGACTTTGAGATGACTACTAGATCTGTTAAGAAAGTTTATAGAAAAAATATGTGTAGGCCTTGCAACAAAAACGAAAGGCTTGGCGAGAAAAGCTTAAAGAAAGTTTATGGATCAAAGAGACCAATCGGAACTCCATGCGATAACTGTGGAAAGACTACTGCTAACCTGTCTTTAGACCATTGTCATAAGACTAATGAGTTTAGGGGATGGCTATGCCAGGTATGTAATAATGCTATTGGCATGCTGGGAGATGACATTGAGTCTTTGACCAGAGCACTTGATTATCTAAAGAGAGCGGAACTTGGATTCTATAAAACGGAAAAACTAATTACTTTGGACTTAGATCTTGATGAGTAAAAAGGAAGACACAGCTATGTGTTACTATTGCCCAGAACATGGTGTTTACTGGGACTATTCAGAAGAAGGTGTTATATCTGTTTGCAAAGATCATTTGCAAGTAGGTCTTTCATCATAGATGGAGAAAAAATGGAATCAACAAAAAGAACATTACTTAAGACTGCAAGTTGGGAAACATTTCATCTTGTAGGAGTTGCTGGTGTAATCTACCTATTTACTCGTGAGTGGGAGTATGCAAGCCTTGGTGCTCTAATTTACATCGGCTGGGAAGCTTTAGGATATTACATCCATGAGCGTCTATGGACAAGGGTTAGAATTAAGTGAAGATGGCTTTATTCGTTGCTGGCTACACCTTATGCACAATTTTATTTATAGCATTCATGATGGGCGCCAGCCGTAAAGATAATGAGTGGAGAGAAAATAAGTGATGTGGTCATGGGTACTTGCAATCATTGGTGTGGCTGGCATATACTTTGTTGGTCGCAAAACGATATGGGGATGGCTTGTACTCCTATTCAATGAAACATTGTGGATAGCATATGCATTGACAACAAAACAATACGGATTCATATTCAGCGCATTAGCATATGCAGCTGTTTATATTAGATCATATATTCATTGGTCTAAAGATAAAGTCAATACTATATAATATTGGCCCCAATTAGTGAAGCAAAAAGTGCGGCGGAAAGAAGAGACATGAATTCAAATGAATTTGACGAAGAATTTGATCTAGAAGAACATGCTATGTCAGACAGATCAATGCGTCTTAAATTGTTGTTAGAGAAGATATTTAATGAAAATGCGGAACTACTAGAAAAGCTATCAGATGACATATGATGAGCTATATAAAAAAGTAGAAGCAGAATGGCATGATTCATATAAAAGTAAATCTTGGGAGATTCTTTGGGATATAGTTAAATTGCATAAGCCTATGGATTTGCCATGGGAGATCAAAGATTTAAAGGGATGCGAAGGTTGTGGTCATATGTATCCATGCAGAACTATTGAGATTATTGAGAAGGAATTGCAATGAAACATTATGAATTACTTGAAAGAGTAAATAGAATCAAGATCGTATCATGTGATGAGAATATAGACTTTGAACATGTTCATAGTTTAAATGAGCCAAAAGTATGTAATCAATGTTTGACTTGCATGGGTTTATCAGCTCTTTATTCAGCTGTTGGGCTGCATAAGCCAGTTATGGCATTTACAGGCGCATATGACGGGGAAGAAGATGAATTATGGGAAGAACAATGTCAAGAATGTTCTGGTAATGGATTTAGTCAAATGTATCCCTGCCCAACTATTAAGGCTATTGAGAAGGAGTTAGCATGATTGATTGGTTAGTTAATCGTATATTTAGATTCACCTCTCTCAGAGAGGCTATCTTTGAAGAGGTACATTTCTATGATGCAGTAGATAGGGCTATCAAAGAGCCTTCGACTAATCTTACATGGTGTGAAGAGGATGGATTATGGAGGGGTTGGACTTTAAAGGACAATACCTACCTATTTGATGATGTAGGATATACAACCATGACAGAGCTTTGGTCACATGGCCTGTTGCGGGATGAAAATGAAGAAATGGTACAATAAGACAATGAAGTTAACAAAAATGGAGGCAATTTAATGGAACTTACATATCGCTGCTTAGTTTGTGGCAACAATACACTTGAGGTAATCGAAGAAGGCATTGTTCCTACATGCCTAAAATGCGAAGGTACCCCAGAGCTTACTTTGGTTACAGAAGAGAATAAAGATACTCTTCCTCAACCAAGTAACCCATATATGGCAGAAGAACCAACAGAACCAACAGCAGAATAAATATAAATATGTCGACTTTGAGAAAAACTCAAATAGATCCAAATATATATTTTATTGATAATTTCCTTTCTGAAGAAGAAATGGATGCGGTTCTAAATCAAGAGATTGATTGGAAGCTAGTAAGAAATGATCCACACCAGAACATACTCACTGGTGTTTTAATCAATGGAGCAAAGGATTATTTTGATCCAATTGAGAAGAAGATTAGATTACTTTTAGATAATGATAACCAGAAGTATAGCTACAGCCCTGGAATAAGCAAATATGTTCCAAATGAGCCATGTCTGATAGATGGTTGTGGTTGTGGCAGACAGGCTTTTATCTTTCACTTTGAGAATAATCCAGATACGCCAGAGCGATGGATTACATCTGGATTTGTTATATACTTAAATGATGATTTCCAAGGCGGGGAACTGATATTTAAGAATAAGCCAATAGAGTTTAAACCAAAGCGGGGAACCATAATTGTATTTCCTGGAACAGAGGAATATAGCCATGGAGTTAAAGATGTATTAGGATCAGCAAGATATGCTATTGTAGGATTTACATATAGCAATGAATATTGGGAGTCAAAGTAATGGCATTTTTAGATAATTTAGAAGCTTACATGGATCTGGATGGCTTTCTAGACTTTAAAGAAGAAGTAGATCAAGAACCAGACCATGTCTAAGTACATGTTCAAATGTCCAAAATGTCAGACTTTAATGTCTATAGAGACATCCTTGCCAGAAGACAAGATACATAAAGTACCACCATGTCCATGTGGCTATTCAAGGATGACATCCCTAACTAGCCATGAGTACGCATACGGAGCCTGGGAATAAAAAAGGCGGGAACCAATGGCATATAGCAGATTCACCAATAGCGATATATACATATACCCCAGTATAGAAGGACATATAGAGTGTGCAGCATGTTGGCTTAATGAACCTCAAGATGAATACTCATTATTTTCAATGTCTGAGAAGATCTACGATGATGGACATTTAATAGTTCATATCAGAGAACACATCAAATTAGGACACGATATTCCAGTTGGCCTATTAGCTACAATCCTCTCAGACCCTGAGAGATACAGTAAAATTTCTTAATTCCCCCTCCCATATCCCTACATCCCCCTCCCATATATCTGCCTTCTATGAGCCTTACAAGGCTTTTATAGTGGAGTAAAGTGGAGTATTGTGGAGAATATTTACTATTAATTCTAGAGTAATTACTACTGTATATTTATTTAGATATATACTGAGTAATTGAGCGTTATCCACAGGCATGTCATAATGTTGTGGATAAACTTGTGGATAACTATGCATATGTATTCGATATTGTCAATAGCATTATATGCCACCATATGTTCCAGGATTTGTCAAGAGCTCTCGTAAATACGCTAATTTGCCCCCTCTAAATTAGCGAAATTCACGACAAATTTTGATCCATTTAGATCTATATTAGATTAATTCTACATTATTTTGTGCACATTTTGGCAGAAAGTTCTAGAAATTTCAGGGATTTTTTATATGTCCTCGTAAATAGGAATTCTTGCCCGTATTCGCACAGCTTTTGGGCAGCAAAAAAGGCAAATCAATGTTTATTTAAACATCAATCTGCCTTTATGCCTATTTAGTTATTTACTGTATTGTTGGGTTCCACATGTTTTATCTAATTGGATTTCCTCATTGTGATACCGTTCGATATACTTGATTAGTTCAATTAGTTTTTGTTGTGTATAGGGTGGATATGTAGTTGTGATTATATTTGCCATTAGTGCTGGGTGGAAATGGAAGTCATTTAGGATTTCTTCCAGTTGGTCTATTACTTTATCTACTTTGGTTCGTTTTCTCATATTCCGCCTTTCGTAGAACCGCCATTATATCACGAAGGGCTGACATTTAGCCAGCCCTCCGTTATTAAGTTGTATTACTTCTTTGAGGTAGGTGCCTCTGTAGTAAACTTCACGCCTTGCTTTTCTGCCTCAGAAAGAGCTTGCTTTGCTGCTGATGAAAAACGTCCACGCTTTCCTACAGTAATGCCCTTGCTTGCTAGATATTCACGCTTTGTTGCCATTTGTTTGATCCTTTCTAGATCGAGTTGTTATGTATATTATATACGAATTTAGGGAATTTGTAAATACCCCTCCTGCAGGCCCACCGCCTTTAGGAATCTTGTCCTTCAGTTATGATTATTTCATTATTCATTGACGGATACCCGTCTTCAAGTTCAGTTTCAACTTCTTCAACGAAGTGGACCTCAACTGTCTTGTCTTCTAGAATCTGAGTCCATTCATGAGTCTCTGCCTTATTAGCAATGTCCCATGCCTCATCAGGCGAATCTGCTTCTACATCCATGAAGAATGTGAAGAGCATGTCTCCAAATACTTTAAACTTCGTCATTAGGCATCCTGTCTTTAATTAGTTTAGCAATGATGTTGTGTGCTTCGATGTTCTCTGTTTCGCTACCACCCCACAAAAGCTTTTGTGCTTTGTTTAGTTGATCATTGATAAATTCATCACTCATCTTCATCTTCGTCCTCCTCCTCATTATAGTATTCTACGACCTCTTCGTCAATCATCCAATCTCTGACAGCCTCATATAGGTCTTCTGCGCCGTACTCTAGTGTGAACCCGTTCTTGTCCGCCTGAGTGTAGAATAGTTCCCACATCTCATCTTCATCTTTAGATACACATAGGTCAGGGTCGCCACCTTCCTGAATGTCTGTATAGATAGACATAGCAACATCCCATGACCATACCCAAACCAGGGGAGGGAAGACACCAAGTTTAGTTATCTTATCAATGATTATATTAATATCTCTATGTACATCTTGCATACGTGTCTTTTCTAATAGATCTAATTCAGCCATTGTTTTTACTCCTGTCATCTATAGCAAATGCTAATGCATATGTCATTGCGTATATATCTCCATAAGCGTCTAGGACGCCTTCCCAGTATTTCCGCTCCATGGAATCCATTGCTTCTCCAGATATATCTTCTGCCGATTGTGCCAATTCTAATTGGCGTTCTGCGTCCAACATGAGAACCTTTAGGTGCCCATGCAGTATGTCGGTCCCAGAGGACCCAGCGTCTACCTGCTTTTGCAGATGTGGTTCTAGTTCTAATATATTCATGATGACATTCTATCATTAGCCACTGACAAATAATGGCGGGTTACAATAGACTGTCCTGATAAGTAGTTATACTCATAATCTAATTCTTTACAAGCTTTAGATTCAGGGTCTAATTCTTCCATTTCCTGAGCAATATTTTCTAAATCCTGCTCAATTGAAATTAAATGAATCTTCATATATTCAATTAGATAATCAGTCTTGATATCCATCAAAATGCCCTTCTTCTAATAGTCCTTGGAGAAAACTAACTGTCTTCTCTAACCCGTCAATTAATGGTTGCTTGTCAACCAAATCTGACGGAGATCTAAGATAAAATAGTTTAGCATCATGCACTGAGTTAATCATTTCATCTACATCTGCCATTTCATAACCTAGCATTATTTCTCCTCATCCCACCAGTATTTAACAATTGTGTTTAATGTAGTGTGGATTCCACAATCACAATCCCCACCGTTCATGTTCTCCATATATTCAAGATGTGCCTCATTGTCCATGTACATCTCATTAACTAATTCATCAATAGTTCTCATGCTTCCGCCTTTCTATATTCAGGTACTTTGGTTTCTAAGTATATACTATGGGTCTGACATTCTTTGACAGCCTCTAGGTCAGCCTCTCCTAGCCAATTACAGTTGCCACAGATTTCACCGCATTCGTTCTCGCAGTATTCCATTTGGTCAGTTGCATCACAGTCACGACACATATTGTCATATTCTGATTCTGAGATAACTACGCCACGAAGAATTTCTAACTCTCCGCCCCAGCCTGTCTCTTCCTCATATGATAAAGTAAATAGAAGGTCAGGGTATTGAGATGATAGTTTAATTAAGGCTGGCATAGGACGAGACCAAGCGGTATTAAAATTATAATGGACTACATGATTCTCACCATTAACAGCATCCTCTACAGTAGTATCAGGATACTTATCATCTGAATGAACACCAACATCCCATTTTGTGCCCCATTCACGGACATTGAAGTCATACCAATGGTTGCCCTGAAATTTCATAGCCTCTGCAAGTGGGAGGGAATGGTCAGGTTGTTTTAAGTATTCCTCATCAGTAATACCAGCATCTAAATGATTATAGATATTATGAAAAGCAAATACAGGATTAGGATAAGTAGTTTGCTTTACTTCCATTTGATGAGTTGTTGAATTCCAAGTATCATGCAATTTAACAAATGGCTTATTCATTTGCTCCATAAGAGATTTTACAGATTCAGGCTTGCCTTCGATAGTCAAACCATTATATACCCAGTTCGGCATTTGATATCCTTTCGTTGATATGGCTTAATTGTAACATGACCCACTGACATTTGGAATACTTTATTGGTGTGTTCCACACCACATTTTCCAAGCTTTGTGGTCAAGATCACACAAAATTTCAGGAAAATATATTGACTCTCGTAAATAGTCTATGCTATCCTCAGTTCTTGCGGGCCAATATAAAAACCCCAGCTGCAGGGGCAGAGCTGGGGCTTTACATAAGGCTGCTAGAGAATCACCAACGAAAGTAAAAGAACTCTGCTTTATTTAACCCCTGGCCATAACGCATTGGATGACTATAGAGGCACCTTTAATTAATTAAACTAGGATTGGAACGTCAGAGTATTTCTCTACAAACGAACGCAGGTCCTGAGTAAAGATTGCTTCATTCTTCATGCCACGAACCTTGTTATCAAGATTATGGAATGAGTCTTCCTCGTGTAGACTAAACGTCATCTGCCCCCAGTCGATTACTGGAATCTTGTGCTCGTTGTCTCCAATTGAGTTAACATTTAAACCCCAGCCTGTTTCAAATGCCCAGCCATCACCAATCATTTGACTGATAGCAATGCGTGTTGCATATGAAGGGTCAGACCAGCGTGGTTGTGCCTTGGCTACTGCCTCTGCTAAATTTGCTAGCATTTGATGTCCACCCCAGTGTGAGTACAATACAATTGTTTCTCCGCTTGGTTGTACGAATACGAAGTTTGCTCTATCTCCCATTGTTATTCCGCCATTTCTGTTAGTTGTGGTACTTCTTCTTTCTTGTTCAATTCTACTATTTCATATGCGACCTTGTCAAGGCCCCGTTTGCTTGCGTTGTAGTGGTGGCCACAAAAGAATAACTCACCTTCTACTAGTTTAACTAAATATAAAGCTTGGGCTGTACCGCATTGATCACAGCCAATCCATCTAGTTAGATCTTCAGAGGTCATAGTCTACCTTTCCAAATTCAATACGGTCTGCAATTTCATCGAAGGCGGGACCATCATCTGAAGTCTCTGCCCATAGTCTAATGTTATTAATAATAACATCACGAGCAAATTTTACACCGTCTTCAAATCCATCTTGATAATCCATTTTATCCTCCTAATATCCTGTTGGCTCATAGTCTGAGACATAGCTTTCAGTTAAGTTATGCTTGTCACGAATGCGACTTACTTTCTCAATGCTACCAGTTCCAATATTGAAAGTCAATGAACCAATCAACTTAGGGTCCAATCCAATTACCTCCGCATCCCAGTAAGCCCTGTGAAGGGCTGACTGGTTTGGAGCGGTTAACTCAAAATACATTAGTCCACCTCTACTGAATCAACAGATGAAGACATATATGTAATTGGGTCATCATATGACACAGTATCGAAATCTGTCTCATGAATTGCATTGATAGCAGATTCCTCGTCACGAGCATTAACTGTAACTGAATACTGTACTGTTACAGTCAACTCAAACTCATTAGTTAGTTCGAACCCGCAAATGCTTGCAATCTCTTCTGCCTGATATTCTGAAATAGAATCATCATCAAGACCTTCCAAGGTAAATACCTTCATGTCATCACGTAACTTATTTAGAGTTCCTGCAGTTGCGTAATCACGCTGGGTTACACGTTGGACCTGCTCCTCTAATTGTGCGATACGTGCCTTATTTTTAACTAACTCTGACTCAAGAAACTCTCGTGTCATGTAGTGATTATCTGTAGTTGTTTCCATTTTTACCTCTTCCGTTGTTGTTGGTTGTATTGTAGCATGCTCCACTGACAATAATGTGGTTTCTCTTCCACAAGGACATGTGAGCCTTGTCACACCAGATGGAAATCCAAAACCATCTGATGATGTTAGTTCAATTAAAGAATCACATTCACCTGGATCGCAGACAAATGTATATTTACTTGATATTAGTTCGTTGGTCATGTGAGTATTGTAGCGGATGCCACTGACATTTTCAAGGGGTTTCAGGGATTTTATTTGTGACTCGTAACACAATTTTTTGGCTTTTACCTCTGCGGGTATTTATTTTTTTATTTTAGTTATTGTTACTGGCCCGCATTTATTATTATATTCTTCAAGCTCTTTGATCTTTTTTAATTTTTCTGCACGTTTAACTTTTCTATATGCAGCGAGAGCGTAATTTTTTTTATCCATGCGATTCCAACGGGACTTGAACCCGTAGCCTCCACCGTGACAGGGTGGCGATCTAACCAATTAATCTATGGAACCAAGAGAGCAGTTTTAAATCATGCTCAGGATTTTTTTATTTAGAAAGCAGAAACCAATTTCTTGATTTTGTTTTTCTCAGCAGTTAGAACAGGGTCAAATCCTGATGCACCAGCCATGAGTGATTCAGAATTGCCACGTCCTGAACGATAATAATCTAGGCGTTCAGTTAGAGCGTTGAATGCGCCCCACTTTGTTCCCTTGATATTAGCATTCGTTGGTGAATTGTGGTAAAGGTCATCAAGCAAAACGACTTTGTTTTCCCACTTCTTCAAAGCACCCTTTGAATCCTTCTCAGGCTTTGGGTAGATTGTTTGAATCAACTTTGAGAATTCTGAATCAGTAATTGATTGAGTGTAGAGTGCTTGCGCTTCCTTCTCAAATTCATCAAAGTATCCAAGAGCAAGACCAAGAGTCTCACGAGCAACTTGAATGCGACCTTCAACAGATTGCGTGTGGCGAATCTTGAAAGATTGCTTTGCATTACGCATTGCAAGATTCAAAGTGTTTTGGCATACAACACGAACAGGAGTAACAGCAGCCTGAACAGCAACAGACCCGTCATGAGATGTCCAAACAATTAGATACAACTTAGTTTCATCATTAGCACCGCTAGGGTCAAGCACCATTGTGCGAGGAATATCAACAGTACCAAATACAACTTTGCCCTGCTTTAGAGAACCAGCAGATTCCCAGCGACAGTCAGCGTTTGCATCATGAATTGCATCAGCGAATGCAAACAATTCTTCATTCTGCACAGGCTTATAACGCTTTCCAACAGTTGCAAGAACATCAGTTCCGCCATTGAATGGATTGTCACGCAATACAAGAGATGCAGTAGAAACATCATTCCATGATTCTGGAATGTGCTCAGCGATTGGAGATAGACGAACATTCCAATTTGCTAACTTTGCCTCTTCAAGCATTGTTTGTGTAGTTACTTCTTCATCTTGTGTAAAGATGCGATTTGCTAAATTGTGCCATGCTGGTTTTCCACGTAGCGCAAAAGCAACTTCGCCGTTTTCGACTTCTAGATTGTGAGCCATAATTTATTTCCTTTCGATTGGTTGTTGGATTGAGTATAACATAGGGGACTGACATTTACTAGTCTTGTTAGTCATTTGTCCGAATTGTCTCGTGTGATCAATCTCACAAATTTCGGGGATTGTGGATAACTCTCTTAAAGCTGTGGATAACCCCTTACCTTTGCGGGCCAAAATAATATGAGGCGGGCACGGATCCCGCCTCATAATTATTAATTCATTAGTATTTCATCAGAAGTAAGTTTGTAATTTCTATATTTAGCTAACAATTCCATTGGTAGAATCAGTGCAGTGGTTTTCTTTTTCTTTACATTGTCATATACGTATGCACGAATGTTTCCAGAGAATTGTCTTAAGTTAGAGAATACCATTTCAGTTAAGTATTCTTTATCTACATTTGACTCAGAATAAATAGTCAAATCATTTGCTTTTACATCATCATAGATTTCGATACGATAACGATTTTTCATTTTGTTCCTTTGTTAGTAGGGATACGAATTATAGCATGGAGGGCTAGAGTGTGTCTAGCCCTCCCACTATTTATTTACAGATAACGAGCAATAGCGTTATAGGTTGAGGTATTTACTGTTTCCTCATCTGTCATCTTGAGGATACGAATTGCGTTCGTGATTTCCTCTTTCTGCTCATTGTATGTGTGCTGGTGAATTGTCTCAAAATCCTTTTCAGGTTCTTTAGGGAAGTCGCTCTCATTTACTGTAAGGTCAAAATCTACATTGAGAGTTTTGTTCCAATTACGATAGTTTGTACGAAGGTTCTCAGCCTTTGAGAAGTTAGACATAGCCCACTTGCCAATTTCTTTTTGCCACTTATCACGGGCTTTCTGATACTTTGCTTCGTTCTCGCCCTGTGTAGCGTAGTTCTTTTCTAATTCAGCAAGGCGTGTTTCTAGTGCCTTGATTACCTTTGGTGTAGCGATTTTCACGCTAATAGATTTTCCGTTTCTAGCCATTTATTTTCCTCTTTCGTTTGGTTGGTTGGTTGGTTAGTATAGCATAGGGGTCTGACAAATTGTGAGCAGTTTTAGTAGTCATGCTCAGGACTTTTCCTTATCAGGAATTAGTTTGGAACGCTTGTCCAACGCTCTTTGCCATTGACATCAAGCAAGACACGATTTACACCGCTTGGGTGATTATCTACCGCCACGATTGTTCCTGTTACACCGCTTGTTGAAGTGGTGTATGTCTGTCCGATTTCTAGTGTTGTCATTTTGTTTCCTTTCGTTTTGTTGTTGGTAGTATTATACAATAGCCCACTGACATTTCCCCTCATTTCTGAGGGGAGTGTCGTGTGAGATACATCACAGGTAGTCTGTTAGATCGCCATCCATGATCTCATTTACATCAACGCCTTCGTTTTCAGCGATAGCATCCCACAATTCAGCTTCGTTGAAGTCTCCTTCAGGATACCAAGTAGATAAGATAGAATAAAGATTACTCATCGTAGTCCTCGCTTACTAGCCAAGCATCTAAGTGGTGTGCATCAATTATTGCATGTGCTGGTGCAGTTACCTGCCCACGCCATGAGATACCTTCAGGTAAAGATACTTCACGACCATAGTCCTCATCATAGTATGCATCAATAGCATCTATGCAAGGTTGCACCATAGCAACGGGAACGGGTGGGTAATGATTAGCCTGTAAGTGATAGGCTAACCCTGCCTCTAATGATAGGTCATCTGCAAGTGCTAATGCTGTTGTGTATCCCATTATTCAGCCACCTTTAGAATTGCGTATGACCCACCTGCATTGATTTCATCTAATAGAGGTTGCAAGCGTGGTGCAAGTAATTCTTTTAGCATTGACTCTAATAGCAATACACGCATAGGTTCAGGCATGTTTAGCATTTGTGCTGTTACTGGGTGATTGTCTGCAAACTCTGTTACAAACTTTAGGTTGTGTTCGATTTTCATTTGATACCTTTCGTTGTTGGAATAAGAGTATTTTAGCATGGCCTACTGACATTTACTAATTCACCTTCGGCGTGTCGCAGATTTATTTTGTGATAAACCTCACAATTTTCAGGGAGTTTTGGTGCTTGACTTAAAAGCCTCTATGCCCCCACACTATTGCGGGCAGCTGATCAATCTGTCAAATCGACACGCCGCTTATGTTTTGTTTTTCTTGAATATTTTTTCTTATTGCGTACAGGGGTTGCGGCATTTGATCTCCGCAACTCCTGAATTCGCTTTACTTTATCTCGAAGTGAATTTTGGAACATTGTATCCACTCGCTTCATGAAATCTCGTTACATCAAATCGTGGATTATCTTTCGCAAACATTTCAGCAAAATCATTTACGATTTTAGAAAATAAAGCGGGGTGCGATTTATCGCTAGCATACTTTAGAATTTCTGCGGTTGCTACATAGTCTTTTCGTGTCATCATTTAATTGTTACCTTTCCCATGCGGTCAATTACTTTTGTGTACATTTTGCCTGTTGGCATTGATAGGTTAATCGTTGA